ATTTTAATAAACCCTAATAATAATTTGTTATTAGGACCAGTTGGAAATGTGGGTATTGGCACAACTGTACCTGCAGAAAAGCTCACAGTTAATGGTAACATTTCTGCAGATGGTTCTCTCATAGGCAATTCACTTACTTCACGCAATATCTCACTTGTGCATACACCAGCCAATGATGGTACCAACGCATTCATTCAATTGGGTGAATTCACTACTGGCAGTACCACTGCATCTGCATTCTCTGGATTCCGATTGGAATACAATGAAGCAACAAATTCATTATCTTTGAGTAGTTTGTTTGGATCCACAATCAACAACACATTGACCATAGATGTTTCTGGCAATGTGACAGTACAGAACAGTATCTCTGCAGGTGGATCCATCAGTGCTAGTAATTTTGCAGGCTATACCCCATACACAGTCACATTCACACCATTCACCTCAGGCGGTGTTGGCACTGGTCCAGGTGGCACTCTGTTTTTCCCTGCTGCACTGTCTGGTACCATACCCAGCAGTGAATTGTCAACCAGATTCATAAACAATCGAGGAGCAATTGATGGTGTGTTATTTTTTGCCAATGATGGAGCAGCGAACACAAAACAATACACACTGGAATTTGCAAAAGATGCTGCGTTCACTTCACAAAAAACATCCATATATCTCAAAGCTACTGGTGAAACACCCAATTCAATCATGAGGCCTGTGAATGGTTCTTTTGCCAATGGTCGCATTGTAATGCCCAGTGCAAATGCTACTCAACCATGGGGCGCCAGTGGCCAATTGATTGCATACCCATATGCAACAGGTGACTCCATATACTACAGAATTGGCTTTGCGTATCCAACTGCATTTGAAAATATGGGATTGTCTGCAGGTTACATCAGAATTATTCCTTAACTCTTGAATTACGCACTGCTCAGGTTATCATGGAGCGGTGAAGCATTTTATAACTTGGCATGCATTTGATGGTTATGTGCAGGAGCTTGCACAACACATCAAACAAAGCATGGACACTGATCTGCACGACATAGTGGGTGTGTCTCGAGGTGGGTTGGTGCTGGCTGCAGCACTCAGTTATGCCTTGAACATAAAAAATGTGCATAGTGTTGGCATAAGAAGTTACACTACCAACAATGATCAGCAAGATATTCAAGTGTACCAGCACCTGAATCTTGGCGATTTGAGACATCATGTGCTGGTTGTGGATGATGTTTCTGACACAGGCAACACATTCCTGCATCTGCAAAAACTACTCATCAACAAACAAGTCACCACTGCAAGCTTGGCCACAAAGTGCGACACCAAGTTGGTACCAGACCACAGTGCATTGCAGCTGGATTCCAGTATTTGGATTGTATTTCCTTGGGATAAATAGTTGATCATGAAGCACATAAGAATGCTTGACGTGGGTGGAGATTCCGTTACAATAGATTAAATATTAATGAAACAAATTCACTTGTTGACTTTATCTTTTTAAGTTAAAAAGTTTCAAACCGTTTATGCAAATAACAACCAAAATAAAGAAGCTAGGTGCTATGTTGATGTGCTTGCTGGTAACATCTGTTACCATCAGCTACACCTCATACAAACAAAAACAAAAGCTGTGCATCAAAGATATACAGACAGAGCTAAAGACAGCCACCCCATTGGCTGAGAAACAGATGGCCACGGCCATCAATGTTGCAAATGATGGCATCCGATACAAGAATGAGTTTATCCCCAAGACAAACAGCTTTCGGGTGTTAACAGTGCGACTCACAGTGTATTGGGCCAAAGGCGGCAACACTGATAGCAACAGCAGAAAGTGCTTGAGCTCCACAGGCTACACCTTGAAACAAGGTGACTCCATTGCCGTGGATCCAAAGATTATACCATATAATAAAGATGTGATCATACCCAATGTTGGATTGGTTAAAGCAGTGGATACCGGCACAGATGTAGTTGGAAAGAAAGCATCTGGTGGTAGAATGCCTGTTATAGATGTATTTTTCATGCATAAAGAAGATGCAGAACGTTTTGCAAATAACTACCCAAAAGTGGTTAAGGTAGCTGTTCTCAATTAAATATATGCATGCATGCAGAGATTAAGCAACAGTTGTTTGGTGGTGAGGTATCAGACTACTACCAAGCAGTAGACCCCAAGAGCATCAAACAAGACAATGCAGAGCTCGCTGACATCTATGCCAGCGTAAGCAATAAACGCATTGTTGCGGAAGGTGCAGATCTGCCACCTCCGCCTCCTGCCATTGTGCAGAAAGCGGCTAACAATTCACTGAGCTACCAAGAGATTTATGATATCATCAAAGATCATGAAGGTTACAGGCCTCAAGTGTACAAAGATTCAGTTGGCAAGCCCACCATTGGCATTGGATTCAATTTGACTCGATCCGATGCACGTGCACTCATCAAACAAGTGGGTGCTGATTATGACCAGGTATTAACAGGCAAACAATTATTGAATGACAAGCAAATCAATACACTGTTTGAATTGTCTTTGCGAACTGCATACAAAGATGCAGAAAAATTCATACCTGACTTGTTCAATCAGCCCAGGAATGTGAAACTGGCATTGATTGACCTGGCTTTCAATCTGGGATATGACCGGTTAAGCAAATTCAAGAACACAAAAGCACATTTGATTGCAGGGGACTACAACAAAGCAGCAAATGAATTGATGAACAGCAAATGGGCAGGTCAGGTGAAACGCAGAGCGCAAAACTTGGCTAAGCTGCTGGTAACTGCTTAACTTTTTTTCTTTTGCGAATTGTATCCTTGGGAAATTTTAATATGGCTGTTTTGTCAGTGGCAGGAAACGTTTTACTCACATCCACTTGTGTGGTGCCCATGCTGGGACCTCTGGTTGCATGCACAGTAGGATAATACAAGGTGTTGCTCTCGTGATACACCAACACTGCGTCAACTAGCTTGTCAAACTTACTTGGTTGCATTCTTTAGTTGCTCCACCTCTTGTTTGAGCTCCTTGATACAATTGATGAGCAGCGGGATGATCTTATCATAATTAACACCCAAGTAACCATCTGTTCTCAATGAGGTGGCTTCAGGTATTACTTTCTGCACATCCTGTGCAATGATTCCTACATCATGTGTGCTGTCTTTCTTCCAATCAAACTCCACACCTCGCAGTGTGTCAATCTTTGCAAGTGAATTCTCTATTTCTTTGATGTTAGTTTTTGCGCGTTCATCTGATGTGTAGAAAGCAATGATGTCTCCTTGCACTCTCAACAATTGTGACACATCACAATTGCCTACAATTGTCGTGTCGCGCTTCAATGTAATGCTGGTTGGTGCTGTTACATCAATGATGTCTGTGTCGTATCCGATGTTAATGGTAGAGGGTACACCCAAGGTGATGGATCCTGTGATGCCATTTGTGGCATTAATTACACCAATGCCACCACCAGATGATACTATTGTTGAGAAATCGATGGGCCCGAGCACCCCACTGTACCTGCCAAGCACTTGTCCATTGCCAATAAAGATCTGTTCAATGGGTGCATCAAAATTGTTGGTGTTTCCCAGAATTGTGAATGGTGAGATTGATCCTAAATAACTGATGGGCACTGATCCTGGCTTCAATCTCACTTGATTGTTGTTGATGTCAATGGTGGTGTTGTCTGGATTGACTTGTATGCTTGTGCCTGCACCACCCACCAACCCACTGCCCACATTGCTTGAATTGATGTGTATGGGCATGATGCCAAATTGCTTGACCTGCAATGCAGAGGATGTGTTGAATTCCACTGTGCTGTTATCAACTTTGATCACAAAATCTATTTCAGCCCAATTGCTCTGTGTCTGCCCAGTGCCACCTGTCAAGAAGTACATGAGATTACTGTCATCATCATACAGAAAATCACCTATCTCGGCACCTGAAAGCAAGTTAAAATTCAGAGTAGTAAAATTTCTTATGCCATAATTTCTTGCGCCCACTGCAATGCCACCATTGGTTGAACCATCTCCTATGTACAACCGCTGTGTATCTGTGTACCAACCAGGCTCACCTGCATTCAAAATCACAGTTTTGCCTGTTTGTCTGAGTCCTCGTCTAAACACCAGCTTTGTTATTTGATTGGCCATATAGTGTTATTTATCTTAATCCCAACTTAGCAATTTGCATAATAATATTTATCATGTATTATTGATATTACATGAAAACTATACCTATTACTTGTGTTATATCTGGCAAAAAGAATTTGTTCAACATGGAGTACTACAATAGCAAAGCGGCAAAGTTCAATGGCAAAGACAATCTTGTCAAGTATTACATCACTTCAGAGGTGAAGAGGTTGGCAGAAAAAGGGTTAAATGTTGCAGAAATTCGTAAGATTGTAGGTTCTTCTTCAGATGTAACTGTGGATGCAGCTTATTACAACGACATTAAGAAACATAATAATGTTGAGAATAGATTAAATAATTTTGTACCGCTTTCGGTGTTTTCATGCTTTGAAACAGACAAAGAGGTAACAAAATTTTTGAGCTTAATATGACCAACATAACCAGAGTTAAACAATACCTTGCTGTGCTCGACAGTGCTACCAAACTGGCCATCATTGATGCAGAGAGCGGCATAAAAATAAACTACATTAATGTTGGTTACAACATTGTGAACGGTCCCATCATCACCGGTGACAGGTGCACCATCATCATGCAGAAGACCAGTGGCACGAAGTTTGGCAGAATTTATCGACTGCCCTCAGGCGCGCTGCAAAATCAATTTCAAATCTAGTAAGCAAGTTATTCTTTTTTCATCAAAATTGCCTAGATAACTTGTTGATAAATTTTATTTGCACCTATAATGATGGTATGGTAAATGTACTTGACAGCGCAAGCAAAGCTTTAACGCTTGATAAGTTTGTTGCGTTAAATGAAATGGACACAAGCTGTCTGTTTTATGGCACTGTGCTTCGCAGTGAATTTGATGTGGAGCGCATTGGCATTAACAAAAAATTTCACCCACAACGATTTTATGCCATTGAGAAAAATAATAAAAATTATGGCATAATCTACTTGTATGGTTCTTTCTTGCAACCCAAGAGCAAGTACAAAGACCTTACTACAAATTTAGATTCTTTTTATCATTTGCCTCAAACACACACAGAAACAAATTACAAGAAAATACTTTCTATTTATGGCTTGAGCTGCAATGAAACATATCGATACTTTTCACAAGGTGTCTACCCCATTGATTCTGCATGCAGAACTGAAGTGTTTAGTAATAAGATTAATTTTAATGAGTATTTCAAGGGCAACACTGAATACCCTTTCTTCTTAACTATTGTGTCACCTATTATTTTTTATTTTTCAAATGCAGGACAGAATATTCTGGATTTTAAAAATTATTTGCAGTCCAATACCAAGCTATAGACTTGTATACATTAAATATTCTATTACATGAAAGTGGTCAAACGTGATGGCTCTGTTGCTAAATTTAATATTGAAAAAATCAATAAAATAATTAGTTGGGCAGTAGATGGCATACAGGATGTGAGCTTCTCTGAAGTTGAAATTAATGCAAAATTAAATTTAGTGGAGCACATAACTACAAAAGAGATACACAAAGTATTGATTGAGTCTGCTGCTAATTTAATTTCCCTTGACAAACCCAACTACCAATATGTTGCTGGTAGACTCTTGAATTATCAATTGAGAAAAGATGTTTGGGGTGGCAAGCATGCACCCAGATTGATTGATGTGATTAAAGGGGGTATCAAGACGCAAATCTATGATGCAGTTATTATGGAGAAATACTCTGCTGAAGAGTTGAATAAAATTGGAGAACACATTGATCACGACAGAGATTTTATTTTTACATATGCAGGCATCAGACAACTTTGTGACAAGTACCTCATCAAGAATCGAGTGACTGATGTGATCTATGAGACACCGCAATTTGCTTATGCGCTCATTGCAGCTTATTCTTTTATTAATTATCCCAAAGATGTGCGCCTGGAATATGTGAAGCGTTTTTACAACGCAATTTCCAGACACAAGATAAATTTACCCACCCCCATCATGGCAGGCATGCGTACCACTTCGCGTAATTATGCCAGTTGCTGCTTGATTGGTGTGGATGATAACAAGGAATCTATTACTGCATCTGGCACTGCAATTTCTATTGCTACTGCCAGTCGCTGTGGCATAGGCATAGACATATCCAGAATACGTGGCATTGGTGCACCGGTTCGCAATGGTGAAGTGCTGCACACTGGTGTGATACCGTTTTTAAAAATTTATGAAGCGTCTGTCAAGGCATGGCAACAGAACGGACTTCGTGGCGGGTCTGCCACCACAAACATACAATGGTGGCATTACGAAATAGAAGATATTGTTGTTCTCAAGAACAACGCAGGGACTGATGATAACAGGGTGAGAAAACTTGATTATACAGTAGGCATGTCCAAGCTATTCTACGACAGGGTCATTAGCAATGACAGTATCACACTGTTCAGTCCTCATGAAGTGCCACATCTGTTTGAAGCATGGGGCACACCCAGGTTTGATAAGGTGTATGCAGAATGTGAGAGTGATAAACAGATAAAGATGAAGAAAAGTATTTCTGCACGCAAACTGTTCTCTCTCATAGTCAAGGAGCGAGTAGAAACAGGCAGAATATATATTCTCAATATTGACAGTGCCAACACACATGGGGCATGGCTGGACAAGGTGACCATGAGCAATTTGTGCACAGAAGTGATACAACCTACCATTCCTTTGAAAGATTTCAATGACCCGGAAGCAGAAATTGGCATGTGCATTTTATCAGCAATCAATATGCTTGAAATTCGAGATTGGAAAGATCTGGAAAAAACATGTGATTTGGTAGTTCGCTTCTTGGATGAAGTGATTGATGTGCAAGACTATTTCAACAAAGCAGCTGAGAATTTTGCTAAGAAGCGCAGAAGCCTGGGCATTGGCATCACCAACCTGGCTGCATTTTTTGCAAAGAACGAAGTATCATACAACTCAAAAGCTGCATTGGTGTTGATTGATGAATGGATGGAACACTTTCAATACTACCTGCTAGCATCCAGCGTGAATCTGGCCAAAGAAAAAGGTCGGTGTGAAAAGTTTGACCGCACAAAATACTCACAAGGCATTCTGCCAATTGACACATACAAGAGCAAGGTTAATGACCTTGTGAAGCGCAAGCTAACTCTTGATTGGGATGACCTTAGAGCAGAGATCACCAAGCATGGTCTGAGACATTCTACTTTATCAAGCTGCATGCCATGTGAGTCAAGTTCTGTTATTCAATCTTCAACAAATGGTGTTGAACCAGTGAGATCATTGATGACATACAAAACATCAAAAATGGGCAAGTTGCCGGTGCTTGTACCCAACCCCAGCAAATATGGTAATCACTATGAATTGGCTTATGGCTTCCAGGACAACACTGGCATTATTAATGTCAATGCTGTTGTTCAGAAATATATCGACATGGCCATCTCAACTAACCTGTACTATAACTACAAACACTATGCAGACAACATATTGCCGGACAGTAAGGTGATGAAAGAATTGATGTATGCATACAGTGTGGGTCTCATCAGTCTGTACTACAATAACACAGATGACGGCGACAAAGAACAATCTCTGGATCAAAAAGAAGACAGAGATTGCTCCAGCGGTGCATGCAAATTGTAGATTAAATATATAGAGAGTATATTATATGAATATGAACATGGATGATATTATCAAACAAGCGAGCCACGATGAACCGAGAAATGTTAGTTTTTTTCTGCAAGCGCTTGACGTCTTAAAATCAAAAAACAAAGAGATGTACACTATGGTAGAATTGGGATGTTCAGAAGCACATTATTCTGCAATCTTTAATGAAAAGTTTGATCATCAATGTAAAAATATTATGGTAGAACCAATTATAGAGGTGTGGCAGAAGTTTGGGCAAAATTATTTTCAAGATAAAAAAGATGCATATTTCTATAATAACTATCTCTGTGACCTTGTGTGGGCTGGTTGGGGTGGACCAGATGTACCTTTTGTTGTGGATCTAAAATCAAAAATTAATAAAATTAATTTTAATCAACTATTGGCAGAATCAAATACTACTTTTATAGATATGCTTCATATGGATCTGCAGGGTGCAGAATATTATGTATTAAAAGAAATTATTGAAAATCAATTGATTAAAAAAACTAATTATGTGTTTATTATGACACATAATTTTGCTGATATAAATTATGATTCATATTTGAAATTATTATCTGATAACAATTTAAATGATAATATTGTATTTGCAGATTCTTCATATATAGAAAATGGCGATGGTCTTATAATCTTAAGAATTGAGAATTCATGAAGACTGTGCTCAATCTTAAGAATGTAGATTATACCAAACAACCATTGTTCTTTGGTGAAGATCTCAATTTGCAGCGTTATGACAGATTCAAGTATCCCATATTTTTTGAATTGTTTAAAAAGCAAGAAGAATTTTTCTGGTGGCCACATGAAATAAGTCTGCAAAAAGATAGAAACGATTACAAGGAGCTTACCAAAGAAGAGCGCTTTGTTTTTGATACCAATTTGCGGTTTCAAACATTGGGGGACAGCATGTTGTCCAGATCAATTCATTCTTTGAGAGAGCATGTAACTAATCCCGAGCTTGAGATTTGCATGAACACCTGGGCAAGGTTTGAAGGCATTCACAGCTATTCATATTCATACCTGCTCAACAATGTGCACCCAGATGCATCTGGCTTCTTTGATAGCATCATGGAGGACAAGGAAATAGTGGGCAGAGCTGAATTTATCAGAGGGCGGTTTGATAAAATCTTGGGCAGCGATGACAAGAAGGACTTGAAAGAGAAAGTGTTTGACTGCATATTGTCTATTAACTGCATGGAAGGTTTGATATTCTATGTGTCTTTTGCATGCTCTTTTTACTTTGGGTACAGAGGCAAAATGGAAGGCAATTCTAAGATCATTAAATTTATTCAAAGGGATGAAGCGTTGCATTTTGCAATCACTCAAAATTTAATCAAGACTCTGCGTGATGATGATAGGGAAGGTTTTTCCACTCTGGTCAAGAAGAGCGAAGACAAGATATATGCATTTTATGAACAAGCTGCCAAGAATGAAATTGAATGGGCCCAATACTTGTTCAGCAAAGGGTCGTTGCTTGGCTTGAACGCTGATGTGCTGGGTGGTTATTCACGGTGGTTGTGCGACACAAGACTGCGGTCTTTGGGGTACAAGAAAATCTTTAATGAGAAAAGCAATCCCATTGCAGGGTGGCTAGACAGCTACCTGGACAGTAGCAAGGTGCAAGTTGCTCCTCAGGAAACTGAAATTAGTGCATACAAGATAGGCGCGCGGGATACTAGTCTATCTGAAGACACATTCGAAGACATCAAGCTATAATGTTTAATAATTTTTTTCTTGAGACGTTGTCTGAGGAGGAGTACAGCATACTGTACCTCATAGCTTATAATGCCATTGTTCGCGTTTGTGATTATGAACCTGGACCAGAGGTGGTTCCTATGCTGAGAGTTGATGTGACGCTGAAGCAGATTGACAAGCTCAAGAAGAAGGCAACTGAGAGTGGATTGCCTGTCTTAGAATCATTAACAAAAAGAATTCAGGAGTATAGCGCTTAGTATAAATATAATCATGATTAGCATTGTATCACCGCTTCTAAGAATCCAAAATCAGATTCGAATCTGCCACTGGCAAACAACAAGTTATGCTGAGCACAAAGCATTTGGCAAAGCATATGAACATTTAGATGGACTGATTGATAGCTTCATTGAAGCTTTTTTTGGCAAATATGGCAGGAATAAGGCCAGGTTGTCTTATAACATTGAATTGAAGAATTATGAGGGTGACTTCAGCTTGTTCATGCAAGATGGCATCGATTTCTTGAAAAATTTAAATTCTGAACTCACTGCACAAGAAGATTCAGAACTGCTCAACATTCGAGATGAGATGTTGCAGGAGCTGTACACTCTCAAGTATCTGCTCACTCTCAAGTAATTATCAATCAACAGCCTGAGGTCAGATTCGAACTGACGCGCCCTTGCGGGACAGGTTTACAAAACCTGTGCAATCGGCCACTATGCGACTCAGGCATGTGTAAGACACCACTACTTATCACCAATTGTTAATAATACATGTCTATATGGTATATTTAAAATTGTTAAATAAATAACTGAGTCTTAAGTGGGTAGGTGGCAGAGCTGGTCTATTGCATCTGACTTGAAATCAGAAGTACCAGCAATGGTACCGTGGGTTCGAATCCTACCCTGCCCGCGTTAGATGTTATTTCTTTGCTTTTGGATCTTCAGGTGCAATCCGCAACTCACCAATTTGCTTGAAATTTAATTCTCTGCCATCTGCACCACAAACAGCTTGGCCATCCACATAACCAATCATTCTGTTGCCTTGTCTAACTGGGGTGACTCTTTTGTCTCCCAAGTATCGATATCGGTGAATACAATTCTTAAAACCTGTTCTTGATGCTGCCATGTCCATAGTTATATAATTTCAAACAATAGTCCACTATTGAATCATATAAATAAAGACAGGTGATTAAAAAAATTAATAATTTTGAAATTGAAGTTAATGAATTAACTGCAGATACACGGGGCTTAAAGTATATTCCTCAGATCAAAGATATGGACAATGATGCAGATCAATTTGCATTAAATTTGGGTTGTAAGTGTACTGCAGAAGTATCATCTAATAATTACTCTTTAATGGAAGAGTTAGCTAAAAAATATACAAAAGATGGTGTTGTTGAGATTGGTGTTAACAGAAATGGTGCGGGTTCATTTACATGGGCACTTTTAAATAATAAACCCAAAACAACAATCTATTTGGGCATAGATATAGATGATAAAAGCAGTATAAACGATAGGGGAAACAGTGTTTATACAATACAAGCTAATTCGTTTGATCATGAAAATATTCGTAAATATATGAAGCAAATAGGATTAAGTAAAATCTCTCTTCTGTTCATTGACGGGTGGCACTCGGTAAATGCAGTAATTAATGACTGGAAGTATTCAGATTTGCTAGCAGAAGATGGTATAGTTGTTTTTCATGATACGAATTTTCACCCCGGTCCTACTATTTTTCTCGACGCCATAGATAATTCTATTTTTAAGGTTGAAAGGTATTTTGCAGATCAACTTGACGATTGTGGTATGGGTGTAGCATACCGCATATAATAACAAATTAAACTCACAGGTGTTGATTATTTGTAAGTATACTTATAATAAATAGTTCTTCTGCAACGATTGTTCGATGGGGGATTAGCTCATTTGGTAGAGCGGTAGCTTTGCAAGCTATAGGTGACCGGTTCGATCCCGGTATCCTCCAAATTACTCAGTTATCCAGACTAAGTAATTATATGTTCAAGCAGCGCAATTGTGTCACTGTAAAAGCCATATTATACATAGGCATTGCATCATTAACCACGCTCATGTCAGACATGAGTGACTTTAAATCGTTTTCTGAAATTAATCCTGTCAAAGCCGCTTTAATAGCCGTTAATTTCTTATTGCAAGGCATGATTGCCTGGAGAGCATTCTTGGATCAATCAGTTGGGCGAGCTCGCATTGATGCAGCCATGCAGAAAAAACAAGAGAAACAATTGGAACTAATAGTGGAAGGTCCTAAGTAATTACATGAAATACATCTTGTTTGCTGCACTTGCTCCACTGTTTGTTGTAGGTTGTGCCACCACCAGTTCCAATGGTAAAATTGATGCAGCTCAAACTGTTGAAAATGCATTACCATACATTGCACCTGCTGTCACCCTGACTTGCACAATTGTTCTGAACCAAGCTTTGGATGAGAATGATCGCATTGAAAAAGCAAAAATGATCAACAACGTTGCCACCATTGTCGAGGGGCTAACGCGTGGTGCAACACCCACACCAGACCAACTGCAGAAAGCACTCACAGATTATCTGCCAGTGGAAAAAACTCATTGGGCGAAATATGTTGTGGCTTTGAAAGATTTATATGCCACTCAGTTCAACAGAGTAAATGGTGACGCTAAACTTGCAGTTGTTGTGCTCAATGCAATCGCTAAAGGTTGCAAGGATGCAACTGAAGGCTACGTCAATAACTAATGCCAACTGGCATCATACAGGCTTTGTTGAGTGCTGTTGCAGGTATTTTCGGTGCAATTAACAATGTGTTTGGTGCGAAGAATACCAAAGATATGAAGGATCGGCAACTGCAACAAAAAGAGATTGATTTTGAGAGTGGCATTGAAAGTGCTATTAAGGAGAAAAATGTTAAGAAAATTCGCGATATTCTTTCTGAGTAGTTTTTTATTTTGCTCGTGTACAACAGTTACACCTGACAAAGTAACAGATGAAATAGCCTCTTATGATGCAACAACACCTTCAGGGTATGATGTACAGAATTCTGGCTTCATTGGCTTTACGGATGATGGGCGGGGTCTTATTACTCAGTTTGGTCTGCTCCGGTACAACACCCTCATCAAAGCGTACAAGATAAGATTCAAGTCCTTCAAAGGTGTGGAACTAAACGAAAATGATGGTATAACAGAATACACCGATAAACGCAGCAACAAGCTTTATATCATAGATCAACAGCATTTGGTGTATTACGCTGTTCTCAATGGCTGGCGCAAAGATGGTAAAGAGCCTGATTCCATTTGGGATAAGACCAAGGACCTTGTCAAATGAAGACAGACTTAAGCATTATAGATGAAAGAAGTGCAAAAAATGTTGCAACTCTGCATCCCAAAGTACAAGAAATTTTTCGAAACTGGATAGCAGAAAGTCAAATATTGGCCAAAGCTCATGGCTATGAATATAAGGCCATTTCTGGAAATCGAACATGGGATGAGCAGGGTAAGATTTATGCACAAGGAAGAACATCACCCGGTAAGATTGTGACAAATGCAAAACCCGGGTACAGCAATCATAATTATGGCATTGCGGTTGATATGGGAGTCTTCAAAGATGGTAAGTACCTGGATGCATCAAAGCCAACAGAAGCGCAAACCTTTCACAATAAAGCTGCAATTATTGCAGAAAAATATAATATTGAATGGGGCGGTAGTTGGAAATCTTTTAAGGACTACCCACATTTTGAATATAAAACAGGCAAGACATTGAGTCAATTGAGACAGCTAGTAGCTGAAGGCAAAGATATTCTATCTTAGAGTGCTTGCATACAGTAAGATTGCCTATATACTAATATTGTTCTTTAACAACGATGGGGGTGAATGGAATCGATTGAACAGTGGGGCTCCTGAGTGCAAGTACCGGGGCATGCCGGTTTATCAATAGCAAATCAAATCAAATGCCGAAGACACATTCGACATGGCCATGAGTTTAGAGGAGGCTGACGCAATTCTTGCTGCAGCTAACTTCGAAGATTCAACAGCCACACTTGAGCTAGTTTAAGCTCAATCGTCTCATTGTAGGTTGGAACCAGTAAGATGAGGCGTGTTACAGGTTCCTGACTTGGTGTGTTATGATGGTTATCTGCCAAGCGTATAAAATCATCATATTGAGTATGTTTTGTTTAGTTTAATATGCTCTGAAGTTCAACTAAAATAAACTTGTAGTGCTTGTGCGCGAAATTGTTCAAGACCTGGGTTCAAATCCCAGCACCTCCATTTGTTTTGCATTGCAGCATAAATAATTGTGTGGTAAGTTTAACTGCTAACTTGACCGGCACCAGCTTGTATCAACGCTTTCTTGACGAGCGGTTCTGTATTCTTCAAAACAAATGGTACATGTCAGAGCGTGAGGGCAGGGATGTGGGGTTTGAGAGAGCACTGCTGGATTGGGTTTTTAATCACAGAAACAACTGGCTAAAGAACAAATAATTATTTCTTGGCATTCAGAGTAGGTTGTGGTGCAATTCTGTTGCCAGATTTTGTAGTTAACCCGCTTGCAGAGTCTCTCACTGCATTGTTGGATCTCTTCAATGTTAACGGCAGATTTTTGAATGTGTGACTATGACCATACAGTACAACACAGTCTTTGTCTGAGAATTGGCCTGTGGTTGTTGCAGAGTACACTGGTGCAGGCATGCCTCCAACGAATCCAGTCACAGAGGCCTTCACAGGCAAATCAAACATGGCACTCACAGTCACTTCATGACCAGCAGAATCAAAAAATATACCTATGGGTGTGCCCACAGGCACATAACCAATGTATCCCACACCAGGTGCAATGTCATTATATCCAATGATCTTTGGCACCAAGTTGGTTTGACCTGTGACAATTGTTCGATTGGTCTCTTGTATTTCCACTGGGGCTGTGATGTGGTTGACTGTCAGTTCACCCTCAATGTGTGCACCACCACCCACCACCATGTTGCGCGCCACACCCAAGTTACTTTCAATAACAACTTGTTGGTTGTGTCGCTGCTTGATGTTCACAATGTCTGCTATCAATTGCAGTTTTTGTCCACCATCAATGCACACCTCATTCTCACTAGCAATGTTTACCTGTTGACCAGCAATGTTAGTAATGGTGCCACTCACATTCACTGGTCCATAGCTTTTGAAATTGATGCCACCAGCTCCTACCATTAAATTGTATCTGTTGCCAATGGTTTGTGTGAACGTACCACCAGGCAAATCATCCACATGCACATACTCAACCACAGGGCTTGGCTGTTGACTGTTGAACACACCTTCTGGGTGCACAATGACTGCATTGATGCTCATTTTTCCTACCTTGTCAATTCTTGTGGATGGCAGATCATTGATGTCCATGCCAATGGTTTCAATTTTATTTTTTGTAATGCTAATGATCTCGCTGCCACCCACTCCCATTTGTTTCTCCAGATTTGCAAAATTATCCATGTTATCTGAAATGTATTTTGCTATTTGTTGCTTGCGAGGTTCAGTTAAGAAGTCACCATCTTGTGTGCTGGGGCTAATTCCTGAGCCATTGCATGCAGGACACGTATCACCAAAGATTGTACCACCACCAGGAAATTTGCCTGAAGTGGCTGGTATGCCAATGGCAAAAGGTATAACAGCTGGTATGCCCATGTTGGACCATGGTGAGTTTATCAAGGAAGTTGTTTCACCAGTGCCTGCATATACAAAGATGTTGTTTATTTTCCAATAGAAATCTTTGATATTCGTGCACACTGGACATGCTGCATTTTTGCCACTTTTGGATTGCAGGGGAGAGCTCAGATTAATGAATCCTTTTTTGACTGCATCCGCTCTTCTTGTTTCAAATAACTGCTTCAAGTCAGCCAATCCACGCAACAACTCTTTGTATTGTACGTGTGGCACGTAATTTAGATTTCCAATCTTTCTGTACAAATCTCCTCTGACAACACTGTCAAAATCTCTGCCCACATACAGATTTTTAAACCCATTGACTGTCAAGAACTGATCCTGCATCACAAGCTTTTGATCAGATTGAGTTGCAAGTTCTATGTTTGTAAAATTATTAAATTCCTTGAATGAGCCAGAGAAATGTGTCATCTTGAGCACTTCACGATTGTCTGTGTTAACGAACTCCAGTGTGCCACCTTTCTGATTGATTACATACTTGTTGCGATACGTGTCAACATTTATGTCAAAAATGTCTTTGCCAGACAGAGAATAGTTTTCATAATACCCTGGGTAATCCTGCCCAGGTGCACTGTCACCCACACTGTCCACGCTATCATATATGCCCTTCCAATCATCCTTGCCATAGGCAACAGCAAAGTAAACTGGATGCATGACGTCACCATCTGTAAAAAATACATACACATGTGAGCCCACATTGGGCACACCAAATGTGCCTTTGGCTCGGTTGGAATAACTGTTGGGTACATAATTGTAACTGTACTTGTTTGTGATGTTGGTATTGTATTTTGCAGGGTCACTGAATGCATCGTTTAGTTTATACTCCACTGACTCATACACATTGGCCGGTTTTTCACCAATGTTATCAATGTTCTGATTGCCAATGTCCACGTTTTTTTCCAGTGTGGGGGCAAATGTGCTCAACCTTGCAGTATCAGACACAGAACCTGTGGCAGTAAAATAATTGAACCGACCACTTGCAGCTTCACCACTGATGGGTGCAGCACATTCAGCCCAAGGCAGCTGCAGCTTCAAGTCTTCCAATATGGTGTTTATGCTGCTGTTGATGTTGTTGCCAAGAAATTTAAATTTCTTATCATTCAATGTGTCCACCCAGCCACGGTATGTTGTGGCCATCAAATGCGGCACCCACACTTTGACACGTCCGCGTCTTTGTGGATCATTATTTTGAACCACCATGCCCATGTAATTTCCGTAAAATTTCTGTCTCTTAGCCATTGAATTATTAATATTTACTGTTATAATGAACATATGCTAATGAAAGTATCACATGAAACGCCTGTGTCTCTGTTGGAATATTCAAAGACTTACAATGATTTTGACTACTGTCTGGTGCATCTGTTGCATGAAAATGTGGGGTCACCTCAACAGTTAGATTATTATAGTTTCTATAAATTTGGCAGAACTCTTCACAACAGAGAGGTGTTGCTGGACAATTCCATATTTGAACTTGGCAAAGCTTTTGATCCAGTGCAATTTCATAAATCTGTGCTGGACATTGAGCCAAACATGTACATTGTGCCAGATGTGCTGGAGGATATGCAAGGCACTGTGCACAGTTTCAAAGAGTTTGGTGACAAGAGAGATGACATAAGAAATGCATTTCAAACAAAAGCCATTGGTGCCATCCAAGGTAAGAACTGGCATGAGCTCCAAGAGTGTTACAAGTACATGTCTGAAAATGCAGACATGATTGCCATCAGTTTCGATTTTAGCTATTACCAGATCACGGGAGAGGGTGAGAACCCATTGGAGAGATGGTGCTCTGGCCGGCAACGTTTCATCACAGACTTGATGAACACAGGCATATGGGACTGGAACAAGCCTCACCATTTGCTGGGATGCTCCTTGGCCAAGGAATTCAGGTATTATGTGGACAATGATATTAGCAACATTGTTTCATGTGATACCAGCAACCCCATTGTGGCCGCCATCCATGGATTAAAATATGATGCAGATTATGGGCTGACTACCAAGCCTTCAACCAAGCTGGTCGATCTAATTGCACATGAATTTACCGTTGATCAACTTGAGCTGTTAAAGTATAATACATCCATGTTCAAGAAGATTATTCGCAGATGAAGCGTCCTTGGGTTGCATTTTTTAGCCAAACGGGAACAGAGATTCAACAGCTATGCAACAAGCTTGGCACATATCCAGATTTGATTGTTACCAATCAACATCAACAGGGGAAAATTAACAAAGATTTGCTCACTGTTGCAACATCCAGAGCTGTATTATTGAACATGCGCAACTGGGAAGTGTTGCCTGTGAAACCTAGTCTCAAGGATTACACTGACGCATTAGCTGGGTATGAGGAAAAAGATCCGCTCATCACACTGCATGGCTACCTGCGCATCATACCCAAGGAAATTTGTAACAAGTATGAGATGTACAATCTGCATCCTGGTCTTATTAATAAGTTTCCAGAACTCAAAGGCTACAACCCACAAGAGCGCGCTTTTATTGATGGATACAAAAGTGCAGGGTGTGTAATTCATAAAGTGACTCCTGGTGTTGATGAAGGTGACATCATATCATACAGTGAAATTGATATTGATAGTCTCACACTACCTCAGGTGTACAGTGCATTGCATGCATGTGCACAGACACTGTGGCAGTCATTTCTCAGCCCACATGTTGCAGCTTAATGATAGCATTTTTGCAGGTGTGTATATAATATAATTACATTATGAATAAAGAACATGTGCATGACGGTGACGCTGAAATTGTAAATGTTGTAGAGAATACATACCCACAGACATGTGATGAATTTAAAAAGATACAACTGGAACAGTACACAGTTTTTTGCAAGAAACAGAATGACTATGGTCCTCATAACATAAGCCTGGGATCTGACTTGAAGCAACAAGAAGACAGAGAAGCATCCATCTCTGCCATTGTGGTGCGGTTGAATGATAAAATACAGCGACTCATAAACATGGTGCTGAGAAGAAAGACGTTTGTGGCTGCAAATGAATCCATATTTGATGCATTTTCAGATTCTGCTGTGTATTGCATCATTGCTGAGATTATCAAGAGAGGCAAGTGGTGCAAGTAGTATGTCATTAATGCATGCATGGAGAACATGGAATACCAAAGTTAAATCCCTTGAGGATGAATTGAGTATCATGTTGCAAGAGAACAAGATTCTTTTGGAAGAAATAAAGATGCTTAAAAAGCTTGTGTATGACTTGGAGATAGAGTATACTACCTTGATACGACGCAAATGATGTTCACTTTCACAGGCCCTCAGTGTTCTGGCAAATCTACATTGCTACAAGCATGTAAGAAGCATTATGACAGTCGGCTTACATATGTGGAAGAGGTTACACGACTCATCAAACGTGAGTTTGATGTGCCTATCAATGAAGAAGGTGCATGTGATATTACTCAGACTTTAATCTTGAATAAAGAATTTGAGAACCTGTTTATTGGTTACAAGTTGAGTGGCTTCCAAGGTATTCTGCATGATCGATGTTTGTTGGATGGCATGATATATACAAACTACTTTGCAGAAAAATATGGCAGGAACAAGTTCCAATTCTCAGAAGCTTTGGGTGCACGGTATTATTATTCACACATACACCGGTATGATCATATCTTTTATACCAATCCGCATGATGTGCCCATGGAAGATGATGGTGAAAGAAGCACGTGTGATCATTTCAGATCGCGCATCACTAGCATGTATGAAAATTTCTGGTTGGATGATATCAATATTCGTGGCAAAGTTACTATATTGCGGGGCACTGTGGCAGAGCGTATGGAGCAGATCAAAGCTAAATTGCATGAGTTGCTGCCAAGTGCTACACGGTGAGTGACATGCCCTTTTGTTTGGCCCCTTGGGCAGGCATACATGCATTGCCAGATGGCCTGGTGTATCCTTGTTGCATGTCCACATTTGATCCTGAGAACGCGTTTGGTGACCTGAATGATAATGCAATTGAAGATATCTTGAATTCAGAAAAAGCCAAGCAATTCAGATGCAAGATGATGGCAAATGAGCCAGATCAGAAGGCTTGCAGCCATTGCGTGAGTGAGGAAAAGACAGGTACAAAGAGTTTTCGTCATCACTGGAATACCAAGTATGCACATGCACTGCCACTTGTTGACAAGACAGACAAAGATGGTCATTATCATTTTGAAAACTTTCCCTACATTGATATACGGTTGTCCAGTTTGTGCAATTTTAAATGCAGAATGTGTCACAGTGGTTTGAGCTCTTCTTGGTTGCTAGAGGATGTGAAGTATGCATCAAATTATCAAAATTCTTTCAATTCCAAGACTGGTGTCATTGAAATACCACAAAAAGAAAAACTTATCAAATTTATCATTGACAGAATTGAGCATGTGGAAGAAATTGAGTTTGCAGGTGGTGAGCCTTTTCTAATATCTGATTACTTCACTTTGATAAAAGAATTTAAAAGGGTAAACAATCTTAACGTTAAAATAAGATTTCATACCAATGCATCATCTTTGTTTTGCAAAGGTGAGTACATACCGGACTTACTCAAAGAGTTTAAGAACGTTTTTATCATGCTAAGCATTGATGGTCATGCCCAAGTTAATGACTACATGAGAAAAGGAAGCATATACAAAAAAATTATTGCAAATGTGAGTCAGCTCAAGCAAATTGTGCCTCAAGCATTCCTAAGATTGGTACCCACCATTAGCATACCCACCATATACAGTGTGCCTTTCCTGTATGCAGACTTTCTACGCAAAGGGTTAGTTGGTCATGCAGACATTGCATGCAGACCATTGTACGGGCCTGAATATCTGAACATACAAACATTGCCGTTGGAGGACAAGTTAAAAATTCTAAAGTTTTACAATTGCTTCATTGACAATGTGGCAGTTAAGCTTTTGCAGCGTTTCTCAGAAGAAAGTGTTGCATATGTGCGGCAAGAGTTCTCATCCATCATGAATTTCATGTTGCTCAAGAATCAAATTGAGCCATTCAATAGCAAGAGATTCAAAGAGAGCATCAAGCGACTGGATGTGAGACGCAATGAAAGTTATGAAGATATTTTTCCTGAAACTGCACATCTGTTGTCAGGTGATGTGTCAACATACAACTTGGATATCAAATATAATGAGTTGAAGAACTTTGTAGATGGTATACAATATAACCAATGAATACAGAATTAGATAACAGTAATAGTGCCAAGCATTTGGGTAAGATCACTGGGTACAAGTGCACTTATGATCCCACATTGTTGGTTCGTGAACCCAGATGCAACAACAGAAAGCATTTGAATATTAGTGATGAAGCACCACCCTTTTGTGGTTATGATATTTGGAATGCATATGAGGTGTCTTGCTTGACCAATGAAGGCATGCCCATTGCTGCCATTGCCAAGTGTGTGTACCCTGCAACCAACAAATACATTGTGGAGTCCAAGTCCATCAAGCTGTACATGAATACTTTCAACATGGAGAAGTTTAGTGGCAGCATAGTTAGCGTTTTGAAGCAGTTGGAACAGGTGATTGCAAAAGACCTATCCACCCTATTAGAAACTGATGTGCAGGTCTATGTTCGTCTTACAAAAGCGGTTGATGAAGAGATGCATTATCCTCCCTTGTTTCCACGCACTGCATATCCTACACTGGAGAACAACATTGATGTGACGACTATCAAGTCCAGAGGTTACAAAGAGGATCCAGAATTACTTGGTTGGTTGCAAGGTGATGCAAGCAAAGTGCAGCGCTTTCATTCCGCCCTGTTAAAGAGCAATTGCCGGGTCACATCCCAACCAGATTGGGGTGATGTGTACATACATTACAAAGGACCTTATGAGCTTAACCAAACCTCTTTGTTGCAATACATTGTGTCATTCAGAGATGAATGTCATTTTCATGAAGAGATATGTGAGACCATTTACAAGCGCTTGCATGATCTGACAAAACCTGAAGAGCTCATGGTGGCCTGTTTGTATGTGAGACGTGGTGGCATTGACATCAATCCCATCCGAGCCAGTAGCCCAGAGCTGTTGGCACAGAATTGTGCCATTTGGGACAAGTACAAGTACTTTACTAAAACAGTGCGTCAGTGATTAACCGTTGAGATTCCAGAGCCTGCGCTGCTCTGAGCTCACACTGTCAAAACCATTGTCTGCCAATGTCTGTGCTGCTGTGCCAGTGGCACATGTGAAGATGGAGCTGGAATTGTTTGCCCTTTGCAGTGCAAATTGTGCACCATCATAAGCTTTGTCCACTCGGAATGATGTGTCGACACCATCAAGGGAGCCTGAAAGGACTGCATATGTGCTTGTCAAGCTACCAGTAGCAGCTTGAAACAGCAATGACTGTGCAGTGCTGCCTATGGTAATGAGATTGACTCCCAGAAAACTACCTGCAGCATCTACAGCTGACTTGGATAGGTTCAAAGATGTGGGGTTTGAAACAGCGGGATCCTTGACTTGATATGTGAATGAAATTGATGCCATGTAATTATTTATGCAAAATTATCATAATTTTTGTTAATAACCAAAAAAAAAGGGCCCCGCAAGAGGCCCTTTTTTAACTATCCTAGGACTTACTAGGTGAAATATTTTTCTTTTACAACTCTATCTCTTCGGTTAGAAGTAGACTGATTGTGTTCCAGGGGTAAAGGCAACGCCTAGACCCGAGAGGATGATAACGTGATAGTACAAGTTAGCACCAAAGATGTTATCGACAACACCGTAGCGGGTCATGAGACCAACACGGGGTGCGAAATCATTGGGACCAATTGTACGCTGTACCATGACAGGGATGTATGGGCAGTAGATAATACCAGTATCATAGAACTCAGGACCCTTGTAGCCCAGAAGGGCATACTCGAGTGGCTGATTCCGGGTACCAGATTGGAACTGTGCCTCAGTACGTGTGTCACGATACACATTAAAACGTCCACCAAGCGAACCTACCTTAGCCACGCCTACCGGTTGTGTGTTTACGTTACCCTGGACAGGTACCCACTGGAATTCAGGGAGCATCTCTAGGATAGCACAAACGCGAGGTGTTGCAACAACAAAGTTGGCTGCACCACGACGATTACGAACGGCAATACGGTTAGCTTCGATAATTAGTCTCTGATAGAAATCGCGATTACGTTCAACGAGCCAACGGCCGTCTGCTGAAGCTGGGCTCCAAACAGAGTAGCCGGCGCCTGCGCCAGCGTTTAGAGCGACCTGGATCATGCGGATGATCATTTCACGATCGATTTCTGCCTGTAGCTCATAGCTCATAGCATTTGTCAATTCTGTGTCAATGTCAATACCGTTCATGTTCTTGAGATCTTGCTCTAATTCAACTGACCAACGCGCGCCTAGTCTACGTGTACCGGCTTCAACTGCAGTTTTCTCGAAGGAAACCACGACCTGAGGGATAGATCCCGTCAATTCGTAATCCTTGAGAATACGTGCCACACCTGCATCTGATCCGAGGATCGAGAAGGCAGAGTTACCGGACAAGCCGGCAGATGATGTACCAGTGAAACGTGTATCTAGGAACTGATAACCCAATTCTTGTCCATCAGTACCTGCGGCAGTCTGACTGCCGTAGTTTGTACCAACGGTTGTACCGGTGGCTGATGGCTGACCATCAACACCGTTACCAAGGGCTTCATTCTCGTAACGATAGCGCAAAGCAAATGCCAAACCCACTGGGCCTGACATGGGCTGCACGCCAACGATTTCATTAGAAATAAGTTCGGGGAACGTTCTACGAATCATGGGAATCAAGATCTTAGGAAGACGATAATCACCAGCTGCATAGGTATCAGTTCCAGGTGTGCCAGCTGGATTTGAATTCCAACCGCCTGTTTGTGATGTGCCTATTGAGCCACCGGCAGTGCCGGTAGCATTTGAACCAGCTTGATTAGCATAACCAACGGCAGGGCTATAATTAGGCCCTGCTTCTCTCAAGCACCACTGCTCTTGGTTTTCCAAGAGAATGGCTGTGTTCAAACGGGTATGATCATCTTCGATAGCTGCAACGTTCTTGGAAGTGTAATCCAATACTGGACTCCACTTTTCAAGAAGAGCTGAAGCTCTTGACTCGTCAATGTATGACTGCGAAGGACGAACAACTTTTTTCATATTTTGAATAAATTTCTCCGTAACATAAGTCGACCGTTTTTTTCCTATTAAGGCTAAAGCCTAAACGAAACTGCAAAAATTAGTATTTGCTGAGCTCTTTGAGGTAGTATTTGGATGAATCATCATCAGCAGGCAGATTTGTGTTCTCACCAATTATTTTTTCTTCAATAATGGGACGATCTACCTGGGATGAAGATGAATCTTCAACTGCTTCAGTGGCCAGTGTTTCGAGCCGTTCTGTCTCAGACTTTTCAAACATTTTAACAGTGTAGTCAAAATTCTCTTTGACAAATTCAGGATTCTTGCCAGCAAAAAGTTTAACAACTTGTTTAACTTTCTGTGGATCCATGTCTTTTGTCTTTTCTGCAAAGAGATTTGTTTCTTCAATCTCTTGGAGTTTTGACTTCAATGCTGCATTCTCTGAGAGAACAGCTTCAAGCTTTTTATAAGCTTCATTAATTTGATTCTTGCCGTCAACAATGGCATCACGAATAGAACTATTCGCAAGTGCTTCATCAACAGCCAGAGTCTTTTTGATGCCTTCAAGAACAGCAACTGCTCGCTTGTTCTTTACTGCTTCATTGATTGATGCAGCAGGTATTGCTTCATCAATGTAAAGTTCCAAATAATTTGATATGTTTTCAACCAAATTGCCTTTGAAATTCTTGGCGTCTTTGTCAGACATGTTTTCATATTTTTTGAGAACATTCTGCAATTTGCCAGTGTGATCAGCAACCACTGCTTCATACACTTTGGTCAGCTTGGCTGTGTGATCTGTGTCAATGGCAGATACTAGCTTCTCAAGCTTGCTGGAATAATCTTCATCTTGCTCAATGAGTGCTTTCTCAACATGCAGTTGCACCTTGGTGTTGACTGCTTCATTAAAAATATTCTGCAACTCATTCAATGTCTCTTCAGACAAAATATCTTTGGTTGCTTCTTTGAGTACGTCTTTTACTTCTTTCATAAATTGTTTATTTTGCAACCTTGGAGATTCTTTGCATGATCTTCTCTTCAATTGCAGTCTTTAAGTATTTATTGGCCGCGGCAAAGTTTTTCTCAGAAATTGCTTGAATAAATTGATTAATTTTCAGCTTTGCCCCGTTCTTGACTAAGTCTTTCTGCATAAAAATATTTATACTGCCAGAGTCATTTTTTTAAAGAAATTTGATATTTGTTCTTTTAAATATGACTCCACATCCACTCTAGGCAAGTTCTTCAGTGTGTTGCAAAACGTGTCATACACCTCTGCATACTTGCCATCTGCTTCCAGAACAAACTGCTTGGATTCCAGAATACCATTGACAAAGGCCTTGGGAAACGATGGATCTGCAACACAATCAATGGCCACCAGACGCATTTCTGTGACACGTTGTATGCCACTGGATTGTTCTTCAAGCTTGCCCAAGGCGCGCGATGACATGCCAACTCGCACACCATCATTCACAAGAGAGCGCACAATCATGCCCATGGGGGTGGTTAACACCTTGGATTTGCCATAAAATACATTACCATCTTGCTTGAGCTCTGTAACCAAGTGACAAGCTCTTTCCAAGTCCACATCAGCAGTGGTGGGGTGATTTAATTCTCCCATGGAGCGGTTATTCTTGATGAGCTCGTCACTGTACCGTGTTACTTCACGTGCCATTTCATTCACATCATACACTCTGTTATTTTTATTAACACCTTCAGCCATCATGTATGGTCCATTGATGTACAGAGTGGCAGGGCCTTTGGAATTCTTCTCTTCTAAAACATATTCAAATTGTTCTTCAGGAGCAGGTCTTTCTACCAATAGTTTTAGAGCCATAATAATATTTATATCTTGGAAATGCTATTTTTATGAGCTTAGTACAGATATCCTGTCAAAATAACCTTACCATTTAATACAGTATAACTACCATTGCCTATGGCATATGCTGTGTCTACGCGCAAATATAATGTGTCGCCAGGTGTAGCAGTAGTTGACCGGGCGGCGGTTAATGAGCTTCTAGCCCACTGATTGATACTCAAAGTAGCACTACTTGAAAATGGTGACACCGTGGGTGTGATCTGATTGGCCAAGACAGTGGCTGAGTTGCTGTTGTAAACTCTAAAAACGGGCATGGTGTCAGTACTACCCACAGCACCAGTCACAGCGTCCACTGTGAAAATGAGATCTTGTGGTGCAAACCTAAAGCCTGCTGGCACAACACCTATGGTTGCATAAGTGCCAACTGCAGCCAGATAATTAACTGTGCCAGTTGTGTACACTTGGTTTCTTAGAAAGGAGCTTGTGCCTGATGTGGCAGCAGCAAAAGTACCAGTGCCAGTTCTATATATGATGCCGTTATCAGTTATGTTATGCAAGGCTAATGCTTGACCTGACAAAGCAGTTACCGGGCTGCCTGCCACGCCATCACCATCAGTGACCGCGATGCCAGTGCCACTTGCTATGGTTCTGCCTGCTACTGTGCCAGCTGCAGTTCTGGTTATGAGACCATTTGTGCCTAAGTTGTGCAACGCCAATGCTTGGCCGGATAAAGCGGTTACCGGGCTGCCTGCCACGCCATCACCATCAGTGACCGCGATGCCAGTGCCACTTGCTATGGTTCTGCCTGCTACTGTGCCAGCTGCAGTCCTAGTTATGAGACCATTTGTATTCAAGTTGTGCAACGCCAATGCTTGTCCTGTTAATGATATTTGACCCATGTAGTTATTTATCTACCTAGATAACCCTATCAATAAAGTATTTTGGTAATCTGTCTTTGTGTGTCTTTATGACATCCACTATGTTACCGTCCAGGATGTACGTAACAGAGTAATCATTTTTGCTTCTTGTAGCTCTTCCAGTTGCTTGCACCATGGCGTTCAACATTTTATCAATGTACCAGGTTTTGTCCAATTCAAACAACTTCTTGATTCTTTTGGAAGATAATGGCAAGTATGGCAGTTTGACTATGATTTGAAATCTAGCCAATTCATCCTTGAGATCAATACCAAAGGACAATGATGGTGACACCAGCACAGTAGGTGCACTGCTCAAGGAATGCTCCTTGAGAATATCTTCATTTTTTGACGATAGCTCCCTGAAGAGAAATCTATCACCACTCAAATTTGCTTTAATATATTCTGTTATCTCCATGGTATGGGTGTGTATGATACCCTTTTCATCTTTATGAAAATCACAAATTTGCTTAATCTTGTTAACAATTTCTGGCAATTCTGTTTTAATGGTTTTATAGTTTAACTTGTTCTTAGATGTGACATATATGGGTGATTTTGACGATTCAAAAGTGGAGTCAACCTCCACATATTCATAATCTTTGATGCCCAGCGTTTTTGCAAAGTTTTTATGATCAATGATGGTAGCAGACATTAACAAGATGTTGTCACCATAATCAAAGATATATTTTGATAATTTGTCCACTTTGAGTGGTGTGAACAAGGCACGGCGTGAATCCTTGTCCACAACAAACTCACACTCATCCCACAGCGATTCAATAATTGCAAGATTGCTGTGTAGGTTCTTGAGATAGCGAATTTTAATTTTGTCCAATGGAGATAGATTGGTTATTTTTTTGGTGTTCCTGCTTTGTAGCAGGCCAATTGTTTCGCTGAGACGAAAGATGAGCTCGTACAGCCAGACACGAGTTTTCTGCATGCTCTCTGTGACCAGAGGCAGCACACTGATATCGTAGCTCCTCAATCTGTCATAATCAATGAGAGCAGAGAACCGTCTCACCAATTCATCCTCTAATTCTGACGCTTCATCACACACAATAAAATTTTTTCGTTTCACATGATCTGGCAGAGATAAAAACATTTTGTAATTTAAAATGGAGAACCTGTCCAGCAGAGCAGTGTTTCTTGCAGCATAATAAGGACATATATTTTTTGTCCAGCAATCCTCCTTGAGCTTGCTTACTAATACACATGGTGCAGACTCCACATCAAAATTTTCATCCACATGGCATTGATAATTTGTTTTGCCCTTCAATAGTTTGCCATCCTCAAACAACTGAATGTATTGGTCTTGCAGAGATTTTGTTATGGTCAGAGTGAAGGTGCCAAAGGCAGGTTCCTTCCTTGCGTCTGCTTCATGTGTATAATTGCCACTGTAATCTTGTCTGAATGCATCATAACTGTTGATAAGACTGGTATATGCTGCAGTGGGTGGTGTGCTCAGATTAGCCAATGTCTTGCCAAGAAAGCTTTTACCTGTGCCTGTGGGCGCACAGCAGATCACAAACTTCTTTCCTTTGGCAAAAGCTTTCTCAACACCATCAATCAACTGTATCTGACTGCTGCTCGGAGTATAGTTTTGAGGAAAATAAGAAACTAATTTTTTCTGCACGTACTAATTGTAGTTATAAGAACTCAATGATCAAGGTATTATCGTAAAATTTTGAAAACTTCTGTCTTTTTAAAAGCTTAATAATTGTCTCCAGTTCCTTATTCTTCTTGGTGAGTGTGTAATTTGTGTAATCAAAAAATAGTTGGTTTTTTTCAAATTTATATGTGTACGGGTAAGGTATTTCAATATATTTGTATGCATTGTCTCCCACACAAAGCTTGAAGTGCAGATAGAACTCTTTGAAGGAAAAAAGTATCAGCTTGCCCTCTCTTAATATTTTGTTATTGATTTTAAATTTGAGATCTTTTTGAAAAATCGAAGTCACATCTTTTTCTAAATTAAGAATGCTCATGTGTTCATGAACCTTTCTTTCTCTGCAACTGACATGAAGCGCAGACTTTCATTAAAATATTTCCAAAATTCATCATCCGTGATAGGTATTGTTTTTATGAGCTCACAGCTCTCCATGTTGATGCATCTAAAATCTTGCATGAAAATGTCCCATGTTATGATAATATTTTTGTTAGTAGGATCAAATTTTGGTCGTCTTTTAGGCTGCTTGTAATTTAATAAGATCTTACCATTTATACTACCCAACAAGCCTGCACTGTTGGTGCATAGCATTCTGCGCGTGAGCGGTTCACCTGCAACAGGCCGCTTCCTAGAAAACTTCACTTCACAAACATTATTTTCTAGGAGATTTTTTAGGGACCCTAGTGTTATTTTCATTATCCTTACGTGTGGTGCATATGCCAAAGATGCGTTGTTCATTAATAAAAATGCCTTTGTCAATCTTACCATACCCCTCCACATCAATGTTTGAAATGGGTACCCCGAGATTATTTGGAAAGCAAATGACGTCACCGGGAGTGGTGTGTCTCACGCTTGGACCTGTAAGAATTACTCTGCCCAATCGCCATGCTTTTGTTTCAGCATTTACAGGCACCAGAATGCCATTGCGTATGATCTCTTTTCCATTGTCCGATTCATCAATAAAAATAGCAAGAATAATATCATCTAGCACTTGTTTCAGGTTGTGTCCTAAGAATACTGAATCAAACGTATTTTTAGGCAGATCAGCGAAATCAATTAAACTCTTGGGAACTGGGCCCAGAGCATCTACAGATAGTTTTGACATATGATGTAATGATTTATCTCTCTTTTTGAGAGTTCAAGGTTTCGCGACAACATTGTTAGATTTGCATCTTCTTCTTTTTCTTTGTTATTGTTTTTCTTCATGTAGTCTATCTTGCTAAAGTTGTACCTCGGTAAGAAGTTTTTCAAGAAGTGAAAATGCTCCTGTTTGGACAGGTTAGTAAATCTGTTTGTAGTTATGTTGATAACATTGGCCAGTTCCTTGCTATGAAATGAACACCAGCGGTTAATCATATATGGTATATAGGAATTGTTGTTATCGTGATTTATTTCTCGCTTTTTCTTTGAAAAAAGAATAGAGTTAAGAAAATCAAAGATTGTATCCATTAGCAAATGACTTTTGTCGTTGCAATGAATATGTTGTCGTTGAGATGGTAGAACAGATCGATAACTTCAGACATGAAGCTGTTTGCTTGATCATCTGTAAGATCTGTTGAGTATGCAAAGGCAGGTGCTTTTTTTCCTGCTTTAATATTGATGCCTGTATGACCCAGGGCAACATCATTCTTAGTGTATGTGATACTAACGCTGCACTTGCCGCGAGGTTGTGCAACACCACCTTGTGTATGCTCCTTGTGCACAATCAAATCATCACCCTTCATTTCAATTGGTGCTTTGAGGTATTGTGTTGACAGTATATTTGCAATTTGAGTATTTAAAAGTCTCTGATATGCCACTGCACCAAAAGCATCCAGGTACGGAATTTCCCAAAGGAAATTAATAGCATCATCACTGTATATGTAATCAGCATTAAGAATATCCTCACTGTCAATCATGCCCTCTGCTTCAACTTGCATGGGTGCTCGAAAAGCAACAATGTTGCCGATGGGCAGAGTTTTATCTCGAAAAAACTTATAAGCAAATCGAGAGTGTAGCAACGAACCGTCATATATTTTTTGACTAATAATCATTTAATAATAATAATATGTTAAGTTTGTATATCAACTATTTTCTATTTGGGATTTAATCCAGAAATAAGTTTTCTCTAACCCTGCAACCAATGGGCTACATGGCTGCCAATTCAATTGCTTGTGTATCAACTTGTTGCAAGAATTTCTGCCTCTTACACCGGTAGGCCCATCCAGCTTGTAGTTTTTTATAATTTTTTTATTTTCAAATGAACATGCCAAGTCAACCAATTGATTGATGGTTACTCGTTCCACAGAACCAATGTTCACTGGTTCTGCAAAGTCTGATTGCATCAATCTGCGAATGCCTTCAATGCACTCATCAATATACAAGAAGGATCTAGTCTGCTCACCATCACCCCAGATTTCAATGTCGCCTGTGGATTGCAACACTTTGCGACAAATTGCAGCTGGTGCCTTCTCTCTACCACCCTGCCATGTACCTTGGGTGCCAAAGATGTTGTGAAAGCGAGCAATGCGCACGCTCAAATTGTAATTGCGGCTGTAAGCCAAGTATAACCTCTCACTAAAAAGTTTTTCCCAGCCATACTCACTGTCTGGGTTTGCAGGGTATGCGCTGTCTTCACTGCAGTTGGGATTGTTGGGGTCCAATTGATTGTGTTCTGGATACATGCAAGCACTGCTGCTATAAAAAATCTTTTTGCCTGCATAATTATATGCTGCAGCTGTCTTGCACACATTTAAATTGATAGTTGCAGAATTTTGCATCACATCTGCATCATGTTCTTTTGTGAAGATGTAGCCTGCACCACCCATGTCAGCAGCCAATTGATACACCTCGTCAAATGGCGTGACAACACTAGCTGTGCTATAATGCCAACTGGCATTCATTGCTCTTTTTACGGCGCTAGGATCTGTGAGATCCATTATAAAAAATTCATCCGCACCAGTATCAGAATACTCTGGGTGTTTTAAATCTATGCCTCGAACAAAATACCCCTCACTCTTCAATCTCGTTACAAGGTGGTTGCCAATGAATCCACCTGCACCAAGCACTAATGCTTTCTTGATATTACTCATATCTTAATATAGAATGTATCGATTCAATATCAAGAAGGTTTTTTAGAATTTTTGCGTTGGGCACAACGCAATGACCACCGATTTTCTTGGAACCATACAGCACAGGTCTTGTCACATTCTTTTTGCCCAATGCTAAATAACCTTCATTATAAGTGAGATTATATGTTGTCATGACTTCTTCAAAATTTAACCCTTCTGTTTCACATAACTTGAGCACATCGTTATGAAACGCAATGCAAATGCCATAATATGTAGTGTCCAGTAGTTTTGCATATTCTGTGGTCTTGCTATTTTTGCAAATCAACGATTTAATATTCAGACAGTTCAAGTGCTCTTGATATTTTTTTGCTACAGAGCGGTCATCTGCACCAATGTATTTTAAGAAGAGCTTTATGCCTGTATCCAGATTAGGATGCAAGCCGCGAACAGGTGAATGACAGGTGTTGCCAATGATCTTGCTTGTTGTGCCTGGTACAACTGTGGAGTGTATGACAGTGAGTTTTGGTGCGTTTTCTGAGATGTAATTGTTGACTGTAGTAACAAAATTCTCTGTAAATGGTATGCAGACGTTTAGTACATCACAGTTTTTTATGTCATCGTTGCAATTAAACTTGGGGTCTACAATGTATACTGAAGATGCAAAGTCCTTGTGCTCTCTGTACACCTTGGCAAGGCTACTACCAATTTCACCATACCCAATGATGCCTATTTTGTACATTTTTTATTTTTGTAGAAATTTACAACTTCTTCAATTACTTCATCAACATTTTTTGTAGGCTTCCAACCAAGATGTTGTTTAATTTTTTCACTATTAGGAATTTTTTCAGGAGCTTCAGAGAAAAGAGGACCATGTAATGACACTGGATCAACATGACTAATATTTGACATTGTATGTGTAAGCTCTTTTACTTTCTCTGCAAGATACAGCACAGTTCTTTCGTTTTGCTCGTAACCGATATTCCATTCATGGTTCCAGTATTCATCAGGTGCAGTTGAAGTTAAATATATGCCATCAACTATATCTTTTACCCAGGTGAAAGCTCTGAGCTGCAATCCATTATAATAAACTGTGATGTCCTCATTGTTTAGTGCTTGGTCTACAAATCTTGGCAAAACAAAGCCACCATCAGGCAGTTGATACTCACCTGTAATATTAAATGGTCTGATGATCTGATATTTAAAATTGGAATTAATTTTACCATGATTAGCCAGAACTATTTCTGATAGTAATTTTGAAATTGCATATTCATTTCTTACAGTAAAAGGTCCATGTAAAACTTTATCGTCTTCTTCTTTCAGATAACTTTTACTGGCTCTATATCCATAGATTTCAGATGTGGATATGAACAGCAGGGGACATTTGTTGTGATTTGCTCCGTTGATTGCCCAGTATATATCATCTAAAATCAATCTCGCCATATTACCAGAATGCTTGAGGACACCAACCGGGCCCACTGGTGATGCGAGGTGCAGTATTAAATCAAACTTGGGCAGATCCGCCCACTTGACATGCAAAATGTTGTCCACAATAACCTGTGTATCTTTGGTAATGGAGTGATCTGCAGGTATGGCATTCGATGACATGTTATCAATGATGGTAATGCTCCAGCCAAGCGCTTTCCACTTCTCAATGCAGTGTACACCTACGAATCCTAGACCACCAGTGATAAGAATCCTTTTCATCACTATAATTAGCACATGTTATTGTTATTTCAATCTACCTTATCAGACGTAACTAGTAATTAATTTTCTATTGGCTATTAGTGATGATCCGGATGGCCCGGATTCAGGTTTATCATAATCTATATTGAGGATTGAATCACTCCACTTCTTCCATGTAGTACTAATATCAGATCTGGGGTCACCATTGAATAGATCCCAGTGTGGGTATTTTTCTTCAGCTAAAGTTTTTACAATAACAAAGTGGTCATAACCATTGTATTTTTGCAGCCAATGTGGTGTGGAGCTATGACCACCAGGCACATTGAGAGGCGATTTCCAGGTGGTATCATAAGTGCTCTCCTGGCTCTCATAAAGGGCTAAATCTGCTTCATACAATCTCCACACCCAATCACGATCTTCCCAACCACCATGAATGAACCTCTCGTCCCACCAGCCTATTTTTCTGATTAATTCTTTTGCAAACCCCATGAACCCAACATTATAAAGCAGCACACACGACATGCCATTCTCAAGTAAATGCAGCATTTTTTCCACTTCTTCTGGTTTCGGATAAGTGCGATCGTTAATTAATATTACCCATTCCGTTGGTGAAGTAACAATAGCGTGGTTTATGAGCTGAGAGTATGAGGGGTACATTTTAGGATACCTATCGATTCTATTGTTCCAGTGTACTTTGTATTTTGCCTCTAACGGCTTTAATGCCTCTATTTGTTTATTTGTTATATCTCTACTGCAACCACAGTGCAAGCTAATTGTAAATTCGTCAATTTTCATATAAAATCAGTGCATATGCCGTAACAATTATAGTTTAACTGTTTCCAATCATTTTGCAAGTGCACAATAATGCTTTTTTCATTCACTGCTTTGCCTGGATATGTCCAAATATAACCATTGGAAGTTAATGTCCGTTCATCAGATTCATGCCAGAAGCAAGCAACATTTTTATTTAAAAGAAATATTAATGCATCTAAATTTTTTGCATGCCACCAAATGCTCTTAAGCTCAAAAAAGGAGCCATCAACAGCATGATCAGGCGCATCGTGACCAAGAAACAAACCCCCATGAGTTGCATGGACATCAACCTCGCAATCATAACCCATGTTCAATACTTTTTTTATTTGTTCCGGGGTATTTTCCAATGTTAAGTTCGAGCCGCTTGTATTGCCTCTGTGTGAAATTAGCTTCATCTGTTATGCAGAAACTATGCCCCACTTTTCAATGGCTTGGTTATATTCCTTGCCATGTTCCTTATCAATAGCTTGCCGCATAGCCAAGGCACCAGATCGGGAGCCACCTGGATGGCCGTGCACTGCACCACCTACATTTGCCATAAAATCATTACCCACCCTGCCAATACAGAAATCAACTAGACCGGGATGCATTCCGCAACTAAGAGCTGGCACAGTATTGCCTTCTCTTAAAATTTTTAATGCTTGCATCAATTCAATTTCATCATCATTGCTATAACCACCAACCATACCTGCTTGTATTGTATCAGCACCCATGAGAGTTGCTAACTGACAAACAACAGGCCAAGCAATAGAGAATCTATGACTTCTATCTGTAAATACTCTGTCGCCGCTTTTTTGAAAATGTAAGAATACTGGTAAATCTAACTTACGAATGCTATTATAAACCCCCAGACCGCTCCATACATTTATGTGTACTCCGTTGCCGCCCAGTTCGCTTACTTTGCGTACCCTATCTAAAACAACATGTGGATCTCCATTAATTGTGTGGCAAAAAGCTATTTTTTTCTTTTGTGTTGAAAGATAGTTAGCTATAACTTCTACCCTTTCCTCCAACCGGCAACATGCAGGGTTACTCATTATTTCATCTTCTTTAATAAAATCAACACCACCCTCAACAACTTGTTTAACCATTTCAAGCAAAACTTTTGAAGTGATACCAGTTTTGGGTTTAATAATAGCACCAAAAAGCGGTTTGTTAAATTGATTGGTTAATTTCCTCAATCCTGTGATGCCAAATTTTGGGCCCAAGAAATGCTGCTTAACACATTCTGGTATTAGCAAATCAATTAATCTGCAGCTAGTGATCAGATCGATATCTACATGACCTCCCATGAGCTGGCACAATAAATGGCTAATACCATCGTTATCCCAGTCACTATTGATAACAGGAAATCCTATCTCTACCATACCAGCCTTTTGTTCCTCTAATTTCTTTTCATCCGCAAATATAATACAGCTGTGATTTTCAAACAAGCTGTCTGTCTCCCATTCATTTCTTACATTAGGATTACCAACACTTTGACCTATGGCTAGGTTCCAAGCTGCTGCTTTGAGAGATTGGTTGCTTGACATTCTATATGTGGCAACAACATATTTGTTGATGTCTACCTCTTCCTTGTTACGGAAAATTTTCATATTTATCTCCTGTCACAGAAGGTGTTTTTACAACTATAAGTTCGCAATCTTCAAAAAAAGTGGGATCTGCTATTTCATTTGGTTCAATAACAAAAACATCTCCTTGTTGTAAAATTTTTTCTTGTATCATCATTTTACCTTTGATTAGATAGTTAATCTCCGTCGCAACTTTATGCAAGTGCTTTGGCCAGCATTCACCTTTCTGATGCTGCTTATAGCAGACTTCAAATTCTTTTGTCTTGAGAACAGAAGGGCTAAAATCACCGATAAACCACCCACCTTTAAAAGTATTAATGTTATAGATTTTCATATATTTGTTCTGTAAAATAATTTAAATCGTCTGGCACACCAATGGGGTAATGGAGATTATAGTAATAAGGTATAATTTTCTTACCATCTCTTATCATGTAATTGTATGAAGGTGCAACATAAAATTCATTACCATATCTTTCATCTTTTTTTATCATTTCGTTTGCTGAATAAACAAAATCAGAACCCTTGGACCAAAAGTGCAGACCATTTGTTGCAATATTACTGATTACAATTTTTTCTTTTATTTCCTGAATTCTTAAATCTTCACTAAGCTTTATGTAGCTATTTTTATTGGAATTAGAATGAAAGGCACCAACAATGCCATCTGCTTGATTAAATTTAGCAAAATTAAGTAAATTTTTAATATTAAAATCAACAATAATCTGGTCACAATTTACTATAATAAGCTGTTGACTGTTGTTGATATATTTTTCAGCTAGTAAGCATGTGCACGCGGGTCCTTCAGTAAGAGCCTCAGCAACTATGAGCTCATAATTAATGTCTAGTGAATCAAGAATGTCTTTGAAGCTTTTATCTGTACTGAGTTGTGATGAGATAATTAAAAAAAATTTAGTTTGTTTATCTTGTGATAGGTTATCAATGATGCGAGTTACCATCGGCTTGCCTTTCACATCAATCAGGGGCTTGAGCTCACCCGGGTGAGTTTTGCTAAATCGAGAGCCCACCCCAGCCATGGGTATAACCATATTCATGGCATCAACAACCGATTATGCCGTCTGCACGTACAATATAAAATGTCTTATGAATTATATTAACATTAATATTGTTTGCATTTAAATGTGCACCTAGTATACCCTCTGGACATGGTTGTTTTATACGCTCGGTGCCTTCATTATCGTTGTAAACTTTTGCATATGTGTCCATAGTATTCGAATTACCGTATGCAAACCAATCATTTATACCACCGCAGCCACCTGGGCGGTCCATAAGATATACCTGCTTCTCTGCACAGTTGTGTAGATTTATTTTTTCGCTATAAAGCAAATCCCATCTTACTCTTACTACAACATCATACTTAAAATTATTAACCCGCTCGTATTCTTTCTTAAGATCATTACTTCTTGTAATAGACCTGAGCATGCTCTTTGTATTTTCAGAAAAGGTGGGGTAATCAAAACAGAAAGAGATTGGCTTTAGAAAATTAACTACGTCAGTTATATCATAATCTGTATACTTGCCATAGGGTGTTGTGTCATGGTCGTTGAAATCATTCTTATAAGCACTATCGTCATGCTTATGCCAGCAATGGCAAAACACATCACAATTGTAAGGATCGATTAGATGGTCTTTTAAGCTTTGGCGTACATAATTAAAGCTACGTATTTGACCTGATAAACAAACAGCTACTTTCATTTCCATATAATTTATTTGATGGGGTAGCGCCTATTGTATTCCTCGAATAACCAAGGCTGGCCACCTGCAAAATGTCTGTAGATTATATTATTTGGATCGGCATGCACAATATCATATGTGTTGGGCTTTGTTGGTGTGAACGTTTTATCGCCTGTCTCGTCCAATAGATGTGTAACGTTCCATTCTGTTGGCAGTATATCAACATTCTCAAGCAATTCGTCCAGCGACAGAACAGTTTTTTCAGTTACTTCAGAATGCAGACCGTTGTTAGGTAGATCATAGAAAGGCGTCCAGCTATGAGGTTTTATGCCAGCATGCACATAGTATGCCTGCTGATCACCATGATAAAAGGTTCTCTTTTCATTAAAATGTTCGTTCCAAATTTTAAAATCTTTGTTTTCATAGAATTTCTCTCTTGAAGTAATCAGATTGATTAGCTTGCGGGTGAATGGCGAGATTTTGAGAATAAAGAATCCAAAGCAATGTGTGTTGCCTGAATCAATTGCATAGGTGAAACTTTTCTTGGGCTCATAAAACTTATCGAGCTGAGCAATAAAAACGTCTGCATCATATTGATATATAACATCACCATCCACAAGCTTGCCTGAGTCAACTAAATCTTTGAAAAGATACCACCTGTTGAAATGAAAATTATCACCAGGGTGAAGCTCTGGGAAGTAGATTTGTGGAGTAAAATTGGTTTGATTGATCTCAATATACTTTAACCCGTGCATCTCACAATATTTTCTATTGCGCGGCTCAATATACTTTCTGAATAAGTTTTCGCGTTCACCGTGCCATATAGCAAAATTTAAGAAATATTTCTTCATCATTCTAATATATACTATTAATTAGCTTTTGCAAGTACTTGCGGCATCGAGAATTAATTTTTTATAATAATTGAAGTCTGATTTGTATGTTTCTTTTTTACTCACCTCAGCATACTTGGTCATGAGCAGCTCCGGTGTTAAATCTTCCCATGAGTTAATAAAAAGAATTGGGCAATCTTTAAAATAAACCACTGGTATATCTTTTAAAACAATGGGCACTGTTCCTACATACATTGACTCCCAGATTCTATGACAGTCAACACTGTTTCCTGGTGGTGAAATAACATACTTGTATGTGCTTAGTTTGCGCAAATAGTCTTCAAAGCTATGCTTATGAAAATCGAAATCGATAAAATCGTAATGTTTGATCTTCTGTATTGCATGAGACCTCTCATTGGGATTTGTGTTGGGATCAAAGTTACAGTAAACAAGATTCTTTTTACTATTGTTCTCATTAATTATTTTTAATATTGTTTCTTTGTTACCGTGAGGCCAAACTTCATTTGCCATACCTATGGGTATGGTTTGTAATTTATTGTGCATAACATGGCAATTCATGCCAAACCATTTGACGAGATGCGGGTTGTTGAGAATCGATAGATGTTCTGTTGTGACTGGTGCATCTGCATCATGCGTAATCAAGACAAACGGGTAATTAATGTTGGGTAAATTTTCTCTTGCAAATAGAGAAATGTTATCACCATGAAGAAAAATAATATTTTCGTCAGGGTTGTATGTAATTTTCTTACCATATCTAGATATGTAGTTGCTTGCAAGGCTCAACAACTTATCTGGTGTAATTATAAAATCTGTATTATTCACTTTTCTTAATAAACTCTTCAATGCATTTCTTATTATGCATGTGTAGGTTGAAGATAGGAATCTTCTTATCCTTATAAATCACATAGGGTTTCTTATCAAATCCTACTGAGATGCTTTTCTCGATGAGCTCCTTGCCAACATAGTGACGGTATTCCACATAGCCTGGTGGATGGTTTTGATTAGTACCACCGAGAAACATGCCATAGGGATTAGGATCAAAAAGCATCTGCATTTCGTTAAAATTTTCAGAAAACGGTCCTGATGGCACACATGGTAGCATTTTATAATTTTTTCCGTATTTGTAGATTAAGTCGAGCAAGGCCATGTCTGTAATCCAGCTATAAAAATGCCCAACATGACTGCGTAGAGCTTCCTCACCTTTCTTGATGAGCTTCACATGAAGGTCCAGAAGTGTCTGTGCTGCTGCACTATCTTTTACAAAGATACAGCATGGTGCAGAAGCGGACGGCGCTTCATTGCAAAATCCAAACTCACCTGGTTTAAAAAATTTGCTTATGTTTGAAATATCATCAAATATAAGATTGTCACCTTCCAGATGCAGAGTATCTTTGAGGTCTCTTTTGATGATAAAAATGAGAAATAGGAATACACGAATTGTTGTGTTGAACCAGAATGCATCAGTCATATACCTGGGCCATTTTGTTTTAAATATATGAATAATTTCTTTATACTCCTCTGTCTGAAGCAGTGGTTCCACATCCACAGAATTTTCGTGCTTGTATTTTTCTTGTAAAATAATATATGCATTATCTGCATGTTTTTTATTAAAAGCAAGTGTCTGTTTGTAGTAATCAGGCAGAGAGGCAGGTGCGTAGATATTTTCCTCACTACTAGGAATACTGGTGGGTAGAAATGTTCTGTCTAGAAAGAACGAAACCAAATTACTCATATTTTTTAGTAAAAAATGCCTTGGTCAGATCTTTTTTGTCATATTGATGCACAATGGCAAAAGGTTGTTGACCTGGCTTGGTAAGCAGATTGTTGCATATCCATTTTTCACTCAAATCATTTTTCTCATCAGCTGCAGACAGGTGTATTAAGAATTCATCTCCATGCGGGAGAATCTCTAGCTGCAGACTCTTCCTCACATATGTTAAGAGATTTAAAATAACTTGATCGTATGCAAAATAATTTCTTTGTGGTAGAATGATGCTCAGCTCTGTTGCAACTTGCTTTTGATAATCAATTAGCTTGTCAATATTACCAATGGTAACGCCACAATTCAAAATCTTCTTGTCCTTTACCCCATCGTAACTCTCACTGTACCCGAACTTGTACCAAGTTGTGTTGGTGTCACAGTCTCTAAAATAGTTTCGTTCTTCTGCAAGCACAGTGCTGTTTGCAGGGAATTTTTTTGCATATTCAACAAAGGGGTCTTTTTGAAAAATGACATCCACATCTGTCATCAAAGCTGTCTGACAATTCGTTTGTGCTTTGATCTCTTTCAAGAGAAGATAAAATACAATGGGTTTTAAATTGTACGGTGTGAGGCTTCTAATATTATGTTTTTCGGCAAATTTATAGTAATTTATTATTTGTATCTTCTTTTGATCAATTGGCAGGCTCGAGCAATCCAGATCAGTTACAAGGAATAAAACACCATCCACATTGTCATTAAAGCTCTTGAGAAATGGTTTCAAGTAGTTGTAGTTAAACCCCAGAGATAGTGCAATAGTACAATTCATTGTGTTAGTTTAAAGTAGTGTTGCTCTAATTCAACTTCATTTTCAAAAGGTTGGTACCACCTGCAATTGTTTACTGTGGGTCGCTTCTCCAGAACATTGAACACATAATTCCACCAAATACGATTGACAATAGGGTCGCGTCTAAATACATCTTCAGTATAATAATTTTCAACAAATGCTTTGTCACTGGAACAACCATCATGATTTATATGAAAGGAAACAAAAGGTAATTTGTTTAGATTCTTGCATTTACACAAGCAATTGAGCATGGTGAAGAAATATGTATCCCAATAATTGTGACCAAGTATGAACTGTTTAAGAGATTTTGTTACACGCTTCCATGTGCTGTTTTTAATTGCAAAAGCATCAAACCCGTGCACTGAGTATGCATCTGCAACAGGTGTATCGTCAAGTGATTTAATATTGCTAATGCAGGCTTTGCTTGAGGGATAACACTCATACTCTGCAGTAATGTGCTTGATGAACCTATCAGAAATTATTATGTCACTGTTTGTGAATAAGAAATAGTCACTATCAATATCTGACATGACATCAAATATTTCATTTACAATTGGTAATTCTCTCTTGTTGTTGTTGATATCATTTTCTCTCAAACTATACTCTTGTGATAGATGGGCTTGTTTAAAATACTCCTTTACAACTGCATTTGACTTCTTTTTTAATTTGTTGATGGTAATGAATCCATCATAAACTAATTGATCTTCTTGAAACGTTATTATATACAGTTCAACGTTTTTAAATTTTTGCTTTAATTTTTGCAAGCTCTCAATGCACAGCATTTCACGATGATTCAATCTATCGTAAGGCTTGAAAGCATTTATACCAATTGCAATTTTCATGGTTTAATTTGCTTCAAAAAGCTAACAACCTCTTGCTTTGTTTTGATGGGTATTTGATTCACCATGACACCGTGTTTTTTAACAAAATATTCCCACTCTTTATGAATTTTTAGAGTACGAGAGCCATCAGGATTATCTGGGGCATCAATGCGGCTGCTCGTCTCTGGGTTATTCATAATGTAATTATCTGAATTTGTTAAATCTGCAAACCACCAGAACGGCGCTGCATAATCTCCACGCACAGACTCTCTATATGTGAGGTCAACATCCCATGCAAACCTATATCCAGTGTCATATAAGCCAGTCTTGCTGTAGCACGAAGCATGATGATATGTGAACTCGTTGCACATGTTTGGATAAAATGAAATGCTTGTATCTTTGCTATATTCTACAGTTAGTTTTGGTGTTCGTTTTTCTGGTGCACCAGATTCCCAGGATGTACTCACAAATGAAAAGTACTTCAAGTTGCTTGCTTTGGATGCCTCAATATATTTGTAGAATATATTCTTGTCTTTGATGATCATGTCATCTTCAATTATAAAAATATGATCACATTTTTTTTCCAAAAGAAAATTAATACAATCATTTCTGCATACACTTGGATACCTATTTTTGTGATGCTGTATCCAATCAGAATCATATTTTTTAGAATATTCTTTCCCACCATTAACTGTCACAAGTTCATCAATTGTATCACGTGGTAGAGAATTGTACAATGCATCATAATAATGCTCAGTATTATATGTGGTGATACCTACTCCAATTTTCTGTGTGTTCATAATGATTTAAAATATTCAATAACCTTATCCAAGCCATCATATGGCTGACCAGGGTCTGTAACATCAATATTATATTTTTGTTTGAATCTATCCACACCATTTCTAAAATTCTTCATCCAATCACCTTTCCTTATGGTAGATTTATCATGATGGTAGTCTTGATCAACAATGTATTGGTTGCTGTTCTCTAGGTCAATGAACCAACGGAACGGTGGGTGGTATCCATGCCTTATAGCATTCATGGTATGATCCACATGCTCCATGGCATTGACATATTGCTCATCCATCAATCCTATTTGGTCAAAGACTGATTTGTGGTAATAACTGCATGCTCCATACACATTAAAATACAGAGCCACTCTTTGTCCTCGTATTTCAAAGATTTTGCGGGGGATTGGCACATTGTTCTGTTTGTTATCTTGACCATGTAAGCAGTAGTTAAAATGCTTCACTCTGGTCTTTTTGCTTGCTGCAACATATGCAGCAAATGCATTGTCAAGAAAAACAACATCATCCTCCACAAGAAAAATGTGATCGCAACCTTTTGCCAAGAGAAATTCTATGGCTTTGTTCTTTGACTTGCCAACACCTAGATTCACTTCATTATTAATAATATGCATACCTGGTTGCATAATTTTATCAAATCCATCATTAACAACAACTAATTCATCATACCAATCTGGCTTGAGACTTTTGATGCATTCTCTAAGAAATGATGGCCGATCACAAGTGATAACACCTATCCCAGTTTTTTCTTTCATCTCTTGTATTGTATATTAAATAATAGAGATGTCAAACAATAGTAATTATGTCAACATATCAGATCTACCTGTAATACCCGAAATAGCACCTGGTGATTATTTTGTAGTTAAAACACCACAAGGCCAGGCTCTCATAGATTATGCAGATCTGCCATTTACCACAGTTTCAGGCAACAACGTCACCATATTCGGATCACTCTCTTCAAATTCCCTTACTGTGAGTACATCCATTTCAGCAGCATCAGCATACATTACCCAAATATATGTTGATGGTGTTTCTGGTCTTAACACAACAGGCAACTATAACACATTTGACATACGCTCAGGTATCATTGTGGATGTAGGCAACACCACTTCAGATTACATCATCTCATTGAGTGCAACTACAGACACAAAATTGAATGCTGTTTCAGCTGCAGTGCCAAAAATCTTTACTGACAGTGGAATTATATATATTAATGCTTCTGTTTCAGCACCCTCATTCTCAGAGGTGTGCATTGGCAACAATAATGTGCCGCAGAATTTGTTCATTCAGCCAGATGACATAAACATTCAGTACCTGTTTAATACTGAATTGGATTCGTTTCTCTTGACCAATTATCTCTCATCCATACCCATGGTATATATTGAGGAGAATGTGAGTAACAGTTACACCAATAGTAACAGTAAAATTCAGTTCAGAGCCGTATTCAGACCGCCACTCAAGAGTAGTGCCAGGGTAGCATGGAACATAGCAAAAGTATATTCTAGCTGATGGACACTGTAATCACATCGTTGCTGTCATCAGATTTATTTCTTATTGAAACGCCTAGCGGCACAGGCACAATAGATGCATCTCAAGTTAATTATGTTTCAACACAATTTCAAAAAATTTATTCCCTCATCGGTACATACTCACTCAATGTGCGGGAAGCTACAGCCAACACTTTAACTGTGCAGAGAATTAAGCCTTTTACTACTAACGTTGCTACAGTCACAGGCAACTTCAACACCTTTGTGTACAATTCCGGGTTAATTGTATCTGCATACAACACAACAAGCTCAGAAGTTAACTCCATAAGCTCCACCATAACCAGAGAGATAAGCGCGCTGTCTGCATCCGTGTACAATGTATTCTTTGAATCAGGTACTGCCAGAATCCCTCAATACATACATCAATACAATGTTAATCAGTCCACACAAATAACTTTAACAGGTGCAAAGACTGTACCGGCTGGTGTTGTCATTGCTGCACAAAACATAAGGTTCAAAGTTTTGTTTGATGGTTTCACTGACATTGGCGATAACACTTTTGTGACATACAACACAGCTTTTCCGTTTGTATATTTGAAAGATTTTGATTATACCATGTCTAACGGTTTTGACAAAAAGAATGATGATAATGGTAATGATTATGTGGACCCAGCCACACGACAAGTTGTATTGCCAATAATAATTGCAAATATGCCTGCTGCAGGCGACCCCGCAAGTGGTGGTGTGCTGTTCACCTGGAAAGTCCAGAAATTTTACTAATTGTTTTTGGAGTGAAAGTGCAGAGCTTTGGATATTTTATCCAAGATTACTTTGGGGCTGTGCCCTTCGCCCATGAGTCTGTTAAATTCTAGTTTGAATGCTTTAATAAATTCACTGGATAGCTGCAGATTGCGTGGATAAAATAACCGTCTCTTGAAGGTGATGGAACCGTAGCCCTCAAACAGGGCAGCAAATTTCTTGTTGAAACGGCTCACACATATATTTATCTTTTGGGTATGATAAGATTGCTGTAAAAGGATTTTTCATGCTTCTCTTTTTCAGATATCTGTTTCTGTGTGTTAATCAACTCCTCCATTTGCGAGGATGCTTGTATATCACTGATTACACTCTGATCTTCACCAATTAGATCGCCGTTCACATTGAGGTAATACCTCACCAATTGTATTCTTTCCTCAGGCTTGCCAAAAATTTCCACTATGCCAGGTGAATCATCCTTGGGAAAAAACACAGACACACCTGTTTTTTGAATTTGTTGCACAATGGTTTTGAATATGTTGTCTATTTCTTTGATGTAGACTTCATCTATCTCGCGCTTGTCATCTTGCACAACGGGCACAGGTGCTACACGTGTTATAGGTGTGAAGAATATGATGTCCAGATAGCGCATAGACTCACGCACCAACGGTATGCACTTGTCAATGAATTTGTCATCAAATTTATCGGGAGTCTTGCTGTTGCCCCAAAGAGAGTATATGATGTTATCCAAGGGACAACGGTCAAATATGATTTTGCTTCCCCTTTCACAATTTTTCTGCATGTCATCAATCATGCAGTTTAGTATCTTCCACTGCAGATCTGGTGTGGATTCCTTGCTATGGGGTGCCTTCTCTTGCTTCAATATTTTTCTGTAACTTGAATCAATCTGTTTGTAGGATGGCCATTCCTTTATGAAATCATTTATGAAGGTTGTTTTGCCTTGACAAGCGGATCCAGATACAGCAATTCTCATAACATATTTTACAGTTAATTTCAATATTTGCAAGCCTGCTTAAATAACATTATTATGTGCGGTTTTCTAGTAACAAACAAGCCAGTGTCAGATGCAGAATTGGACCATGCAAATTTTTATATCAAATTCAGGGGGCCTGATCATACCGAGAAACCAAAAATAGAAAATATTAGCTTCATACACAACCTGCTCAGTCTCACAGGAGAATTTAGACCCCAGCCAATTTTTAAAGATAATATAGCTGTGGTCTATAACGGTGAAATTTATAATTTTAAGGAATTAGATAAAGATGCAAAATCAGACGGTGATGTAATTATTCCACTGTACAAAGAATATGGTGCCAATTTTCTTGATAAACTTGATGGTGAGTTCTCCATAGTGCTTATTGATTTTAATACAAACAAAGCAATATTAGCTGTTGACACCTTTGAAACAAAACCTCTGTATGTTGCACACAAGGGCCCATACTTTGGTGCTGCATCTCTGAGAAGCGGTTTAGTAAGGCTGGGATTCAAACATATAAGAGAATTGAGATGCAATACAGGTATAATATATAATATAAAGTCACTAGCAGTTGAGGACATATTTGAAATACATAAGTTTGATGTTGAAAATGAGCACAAGAAAACCTTTGATGATTGGCATAATGCCTTTGAAGCAGCAGTTTTGAAGCGGCTAAAATATGTGGATCTTAAGAAAACTGGAGTTGGTCTGCACTTAAGTGAGGGTCATGACAGTGGCTCTATTGCAGCGTGCCTTAAAAAATACAACCTTTCGGATGATATCTTAATACATTCTTTCATAACACAGGATATGCATCCTGAAGTCTTGAGGTGGAGACATGGGCTTGATCAGGATACTTTGCCAAAGAATGGCAGTGGAGAAATTTTTAAATCTCCAAATTTTAAACGATCCATACTTGATAGTATAAGAGAGGAGGATTTTGTTTTGAGCAATATTTTATATAAGAAAAGAGTTGAGGATTTTGATTATTTTACAATGACACCCGAAGCAAAGCTGGAAGTAAGAAATTCCTACTATCATTTCACAAGAAATATGTACCATCTTATATACAGAGCTAGATTGAAACATAGTTGCAGAATAGGGCTGGGTGGTTATGGTGGTGATGGTGTGTCAAGTGCGTGGGTAAATAAAATTTATAAGAAATATGGAAGCATATGGCCTATTATTAATTTCAGGGATAACTCGATGTATCTATCAGATATAATAGCAGGTTCTCTGGGAGTTGAAGTAAGAAACCCTTACATGGATAAAGCATTATGGCAGGAGTCTTTCTGGATGGATAAATCTGTCTATAGAAATGAAAACAATAATCATAAACCACCATTGCATGACTATCTTGAGAAAGAGAAATTTCCATTTTATAAGAGAGATAAAAACAACGATATAGAGTTCTTCTGGATTGGATTCGGTAATTTTCTGAACTTTAACTCAGTACATAAAGACCCTATTTATGTACCGCAACCTGATATTACACTTTAAGTGCTTTGTCCCAAATTACAAGCTGCAGACGCGGGCTAAAATTGAACATGTGCTTCTTGCAAAGATCGGCTACCATGGCCGCCTTTTCTGCTAATTCTGCCCTGCTGCCACAACAAGGCATCAACCATACACGATTCTTTGGCACATTAACGTCAGGGTTGTTTATATACTTCTCCAGGATTTCCTGCACATCAGATTCACCGCTAACAACAAACTTGAACCCTGACCCATTCTCTGCATGCCACTTTAAAACAGCGGGCTTGTATCTCTTTTCAACAGCATCCCCATTATTAGACAGTTTTGGTGATGTTGTGAACGTTGCCCTATATTCTGTTAGCCAGGCTTCATCCGGCAGAATGGTTGCATTGGTTTCAAAATCAATAACCGGCGTGTATCCAAATCGGTCTGCATACGAGCGCACTAATTTGAGCAATTGCTTCTGTTGAATGAGTGGTTCACCGCCAGTGATCTTCCATATGGCACCCTCGCGCAACTTGCACTCATATCCCTCTTGCAACAACAGATCCAATATGCTGTCCAAAGTCAACTTGTTCTTTACAGACCAGCTCACAAAGCTGTCACAACCATGTGGTGCAGCTGCAGAAGCAAATCCTTTGCATGTGAGGTTGCACATAGAAAGGCGCATGAACACAGAAGGCATGCCGGCATATTCACCTTCACCTTCAATGGTGTAAAAAATCTTATCATCACTAAGAAATAGTGTATCAATTGCATCAGTCATATGTTTATAATAAATTATATTTCTTTGTTTTCAACTGGTTTCCTTGTTCAATATTATAATATATATGCCACAAAAGAATGTTGCACAGAATAAATAATTACAGATGTCGAAAAAAGACAAGCTGCGTAAAAGAGCTGTAAGACAAGCCAAGGATGAAAACGGTATCATCAAGAATGACATTTTTCTCAACTTTAAAATTGATCAAAAATTTCACCTAAATGATCATCACAAAGCCTTTGTAGAGAAAGCCATGGCAGACACCTCACAGATTATATTCTGTGATGGTCCTGCAGGTTCTTCCAAAACATATCTGGCAGTTTATGTGGCTTTGTCCATGTTGCGAGACAAAAAAATAGAGGAAATAGTATACATCCGCAGCATTGTGGAGTCTGCCACAAGAAAATTAGGCAGCTTGCCTGGTGAAGTGGATGAAAAGTTCAAACCATGGAGCATACCATTAGTGGAGAAATGTGATGAACTTGTGGGTAAACAAATAACAGAAATGCTTTTTGAAAGCGATTACTTGAAGAGTATTCCAGTAAATTTCTTGCGTGGTTCAACATTTGCAAACAATGTTGTGATAGTGGATGAAGCGCAAAACTTGGAGCACAGTGAATTGGTCACTATTTTAACCCGGTTTGGCAAAAACTGCAAGCTGTTTGTCATTGGTGATTCCTTGCAATCAGACATACAGAAATCCGGCTTTGAGAAGATAATGCATGCATTTAATACAGAACAAAGTCATGAGAATGGCATCAGTGCGTTCCATTTCACAGAAGATGACATCACACGCAGCAAGCTGCTCAAATTTATTGTGAAGGTTATTGCCAGTATCAAGATGAAGTGATTTGAGACAATCTCTCTAATTCTTCAAGCGCTCTGCGAATATTCTGTTGTGCCTCTGCACTGTACCCGGATGTAGCATCATGATGTGAATCTGCATCTGTTGCAGTCACCTCTTTGTCACCATTGATTATGGTGTTCATTCTGCTCAACACATCTGTCTTGAGCTTTTGCAATTGCGGGTCTTTGTCGCGATGCACCATTCAAGTGCCCCAAGAGGTTCCTGCATAAGGAATGCTTATGCCGCGTGTCACTTTGTTGGTGAGCGGTGCACCAGACTCAATGTTCAGACCTGCATTCACTGCAGTTACATTCTGTAGTGCAGGTGGTATGGTAGTTGTAACAGTTACTGCAGCTGCATTGCCTGAAGCTATACTGGTAGCGGTATGTGCAGTTTGTGTGGCTGTGGCAATTGCAATTGCAGAATTCTTCTCATGTTCCCACACTTCCACCTGTTTAACCCAGCAACGACCATTGGTAAGATGTCTCACATGTCGATCAGCTGTCTCCAAGCACCATTCTGCAGTACGCTCGATGCCTACTCCATTTTCCATGATGCGTGGTAATGCTGCACCTGCATGACCCAATGCAATGAATGTATCAAGTAGAGGATCATCACCTGCAATGCATAATGTATGATCAAATTGATGTTCTAATGCTTGCTTCAATTCCTTGAGACCACCAAAATCTACAACCCAATTTCTTGCATCTAAGTGTTCACACTCAAACCAAAATTTTGCCACCAATCGGTAACCATGCACATATTTGCAATGACTGTCTGCTCTCCATTGTCTGAATGCGCAACTTCCCAGCTCTATAATCTTTGTACTTTCATGTTTCATATTTGAATTATAACTGTGTTTGTTCGTTAATCAACTGTATACATACCAACTCTTTATATTACTGTATTATTATAACCAAATTAATTTAGAAATCAACTGTATTTGTTTGGAATTTATGCAATATAATGTTGCAACATGCACTTATTAACTCTTGAGAGATCGGAGTGCGGTTATGGCTTGCTGATCATTAGGATTTTTTCTAATTCTTTGTATGAGTTCTTCTGCACGGCCTACATTCTGTTGCACTGGTGCTGTATCAGTGGCCACTGGATCTGCTGCACCAGTAATACCACCGCGACGGGCAGTACCAGCTATCTGTCGTTGCAACTGCTGCGGTGCACCACCTGCAGCAGACTTGAGCGCTTGACCCAATGCACGCGGTGCATTCACAATGCGTGAATATGCACCAATGCCTTTGGTGAGCGCATTTACTGGTGCAGCTGCAATTTTACTGATCATATCTGGTCCCCGGGGTTGTGCAGGTTGTGGTGCAAGTGCAGCTGCAGCTGCAGCTTGTGCAGACACTTGATTGCGATAATTCTGATTGACAGTTCGTCCTGGTGCGCGCTGCTGCTGTGGTTGCTTTGGTTTGATTGTTGCTTTGGGTGCACTATTAGATGGTGCTGCAGGTGCGACAGGAGGAGCTGGAGGTGGTGGTATTTTTCCGCCCCCGGCAGTAGCTACAGGTGCTTTTACTGCAGGTGCAGGTGCTACTGCTGGTGCTGGAGCTACAGGTGGTACAGGTGCTACTGCAGGTGCAGGTGCTACAGGTACCGGGACAACTGCTGGCGCCCTTGATGCAGGCTTTACAGGTGCATTGGGCACTGTCTTGTACTTGCTGATAATATCCTGATACCTGCTCTCAAACTCTGACATCTTCTTTTTTGCAGCTGACTTCTCTCCCTGTGGTGCACTTGGGTCATTTGCAATCCTATTCATTACATCATACTGCTTGGCTATTTTTGCAGCATCAACAGGCTTTTTGCTTGCAGGTGCAGGCACTGTCGTTGCTGCAGCTTGACTGGGCTGCGGCAATGATGGTCGAGGTGGTGGTAGCTGAGGTACACCCTGCTCTTCAATTAAACTGTGGAAGAAATTATTAAACTTGCTCATTGCTTAGAATATACTCCTTGTACAAATCTTTTATATGCACATCATTCAAGCCATTGTCCTTGAGTATGGCTTCAATTGCCACAATGTCAGCCAAATTGACAATCATTTCACCTGCAGGTGCACCCAGTTTTTGCAGAATAAAAGCTTTTAATCCTTGTAAATTATTGTGTGTAGGTGCTGCCACCATGGAAGCAGGCAGATCCACCATGGGGTTCATGTCTTGTGCAGGTTGCATCACTACAATGGAAACTGAGCCACCACACTCATGCAGCACATAACCCTCATAGCCTGCATATGCTTTGAATGCATCATGCTCTTTGTTGAGAGGATCAAACTTTATGCGTATTCTTTTCAAATTCTGCGCTTTGGCAGTACTCTCAATTAGTTGATCAAATTTCATTGACTATAATATTTATTATTGAATATCACAAACTTTAAGTTATATTATTAATATGTCTACAAAAGTATTAATTCCATACGCAAATCATAACCACCCTCGATCTGAACAAGAGAAGCAGGAGATCATTGCACATGCTGCAAAAGCTTATGAAGCATATCTGGATGCATTGTGCATTGATTGGCGCAATGATCCCAACAGTTCCAACACACCACACCGAGTGGCCAAAGCCTTTGTGGAAGATCTGGCCAGTGGTTGTTACAGTACCCCGCCCAAGGTGACTGCGTTTGCAAATGTGGACCAGTATGATGGCATTGTGTGTCAGAACAACATCAGAGTAACCTCACTTTGCTCTCATCACCATGTAGCGTTCACTGGTGTGGCACATGTGGCATACATACCTGCACGTGATGGCAAGGTCATTGGATTGAGCAAGCTTAATCGCATTGTGGACTGGTTTTCACGCAGACCACAGGTGCAAGAAAATCTCACCATGCAAATTCATACACATATTGATGAAGCTTGTGTGAAGAACAATGGTGTAGCAGTCATGATTGAAGCCAAGCATTCATGTTGTTCCAACCGCGGCATCAAGCATGATTCTACTATGCGCACTGCGCGCATGTCTGGTGCATTCCTGGACAATGGCGACAACTCTCGTTCAGAGTTTTACAAGTTCATTGAATTTGCACAAGTGCATTAAGTCTCATCCAGCTCCAATTGATCATCACTTGCTTGCCCTGCACTAAGCCATCTGGCGTCTTGCCGATGTGTCGCAAGATTGCATATCTGAAGTGCCTTTTAGCAAAAGCGGTTCTCTTAGGCTAAGCTCAATTGACTTGAGATTTTCACTGAACTCAAGCAGAGGAGCAGTGCTAGGAATCAAGCCAATCTTTTGCAAAGCTAAAAAGGTGGGCGGGTGATTCATGGCATTTCTAATTTTAGCAGGGGACGCTCGACCATTGGCAATAACCTCTGAGAGGATATCCTTGGCAATCATGGCAGTATACTCATTGGCCGCATTTGCTTCAAACATCTGCTCGTCACTATACCCCTCAATTCTGGTTGGTTCTGCAATCTCATACAGCTCAGCCAACAACTTTTCCAGGATAACAATCTCTTGCTTGTTTAACTCATAGGCTTCAAGTGCAGCTGGAATAACAGATTGCATCTCAATTAACTCTGCCTCCAGGGTGAGGATGACGTGTGGGAGTGCATTTTTTTTTCTACAATTGGCCAGCTCCATTTCTTTGGCCTTGAGCTTCTTTTCGCCCACCTCCTGCAGCATGGCAGCTCGGTAGCGTCCCTCCAAAAATCCCTTCAGTGTCTTGATCTTCTCCCAAGTAGTCTCTCCAATTACTTGGTAGCGGTAATTAAACTCTGTATTTAGTTTTGCAGCCATAAATTATACTTACTTTATAGCTATAAATTATCCATATGCAGCTGCTGCAGGGCCACTCCTGGCTGTACCCACTCCTGCCACATCATTGCCCACCACTCCAGTGTTAGTAACCAGGTTAGTCATGGAAACACCGGATCCTACGGATCCATAGCCAAAGATGGCTTTGTCAGTACCATATGCAGCTGCTGCAAGGGCGAATCTAGGTGTGCCTACCCCTGTCACATCATTGCCCACCACTCCAGTGTTAGTAACCAGGTTAGTCATGGAAACATTACCGCCTGTACCTCCCCCATAACCAAAAATGGCTTTGTCAGTACCATATGCAGCTGCTGCAAGGGCGGTCCTAGCTGTGCCCACCCCAGTCACATCATTGCCCACCACTCCAGTGTTGGTAACCAGGTTAGTCATGGAAACATGGGAAGCTACATATCCATAACCAAAGATGGCTTTGTCTGTACCATATGCAGCTGCTGCAAGGCCACTCCTGGCTGTACCCACTCCTGCCACATCATTGCCCACCACTCCAGTGTTAGTAACCAGGTTAGTCATGGAAACATTACCGCCTGTACCTCCCCCATAACCAAAGATGGCTTTGTCTGTACCATATGCAGCTGCTGCAAGGTCACTCCTGGCTGTACCCACTCCTGCCACATCATTGCCCACCACTCCAGTGTTGGTGACCAGGTTAGTCATGGAAACATTACCGCCTGTACCCCCATAACCAAAGATGGCTTTGTCTGTACCATATGCAGCTGCTGCAAGGGCATACCTAACTGTACCCACCCCAGTCACATCATTGCCCACCACTCCAGTGTTGGTGACCAGGTTAGTCGTGGAGACCAAAACACCCCCAGCTGCAAATCCATAACCAAAAATGGCTTTGTCAGAAGTAGTAGGTGTTATTACATCACCATACCTGGTTGCAAATGTTGCATAGAATGTTCTAATTGCCCCTACGTTGCAGTACAGTGGTCCACTGGTGTAAGACCACACACCACCAGTGGTTCTCTTGAGAACATGAAAGGAGTTATCAAAATTAGGACTGCCTTCATATGTGCTCACAAACAGTCCCAAGGAATTGTCTGCAAAGACATCCAGCTTGGCTGATTGGATGCTACTGGCTTCAGAGGGATTGAAGGCAATTCCACCCAAACCTGATCCCTGACATGATGCAACAACTGTGTTGGATATGATGGTGTTGGTAGTAAAATTATATTCTATGAGCGCTATGGCTGCACGTGGAAGAGACACTGTTTTCTTGACGTATATGATGTAGGCTATGTTGCTGTCTGTTTTGCTGAAGTCCAGCCCAACAATGGGTGATCTGCCATCAAGATTGTCTCCACCGCCAATGCCGGGATCAATCCTGTAGTCAGTGGCCACACTGGCGTCTGTGTATATGGCCACATTATCAAAGTAGAGTGTACCAGCTGAAGTGACACCAGCAGTGTGAAAGACACCCAAGTAATCGCAATTGTAATCATAATTATACACAATGCCGGGGCTGCCATCAAAAATCAAAGCATTGTCCGGATATGAATGTATGGTGTTACTGCTTCCGCTGGCTCCGCCCCCGGGGTAAGCTAACTTATAACCTGATGCATTTGTCTTGTCTTGCACCGCAATCAATGCAGCACCATTTGCACGGAAATCGCGCGCCACAGCGCTTATTTGCGTTGGTGTGGACCATGTGAGACCTCTGTCAGTTGAAGAAGAAGTAAACAGAGGTTTGGTATTTGAGGTGCCGGTATCGAAATAGAAATAATAATATGTGTTGTCAGCAGCTATGAAGAGATGGTCAGTGCCTGGAAAGAATGAGACTGGTGGTGCAAGATTGGCTGGTGTGGAGACTATATCCCATGATGTGCCGTTCCATCTTCTGACAGATCTGAAGAGACCAGGGTCTCTGGCATTTGTAACCATTGCAACCAAACTATTATTTGCACCACTCTCATAAGCCATGACCATTTGTGTCCTGCTATTTCCTGCAAAGGGAATTGTCGTGATTTTGCTCAGTGTCACCAGATTGTTGGTATATTCTCTTATTTCAAAAGGAGGTTTGCCTGTATCCAAAGCGGTTCCCTGAGCCAGAAAGGACATTTTCTGTACAATAACAGAAACAGGATTTGTGGGTGTGGGTGTCACAGTGGGTGTCACAGTGGGTGTCACAGTGATTGTGGGCGTCACAGTGGGTGTCACAGTGATTGTGGGCGTCACTGTGGGTGTCACAGTGGGTGTCACAGTGGGCGTCTCAGTGATTGTGGGCGTCACAGTGGGTGTCACAGTGCATGTGGGTGTCAGAGATATGGTGGGTGTAATTGTAATGGTTGGTGTGACTGTGTTGGTAGGCGTCACTGTGGGTGTCTCAGTGGGTGTCACAGTGCATGTGGGTGTAATTGTAATGGTTGGTGTCACAGTAGGTGTCACTGTGGATGTAACGGTGATGGTAGGCGTCACAGTAGGTGTTGCAGTGCGTGTGGGTGTAATGGTGGGTGTTGCAGTGCGTGTGGGTGTAATGGTGGGTGTTGCAGTGCGTGTGGGTGTAATGGTGGGTGTCACAGTAGGTGTAGCGGTTGGGGTGGGTGTAACTATTGTAGGCGTTACTGTGATTGTAGGTGTTGGTGTTATTGGTACAATCACATAGTTGGTATCTGTTTTTGTAACATTAACAATTGATGCTAAATTCTTTTTCACATACTCTACACCATTTATAGTGACATAATTGTAACCAGACAATGCTGCTATATTTGGTAGTACTATCATGATGATTACTTGTTAATGTCAATGAGTGCATTCAATTTTTGTAGAAATTCCATGCCCAACAACACTGGTGTTTCATTTCTGCTTCTGTCTGCTATTGAAAACTTCACCTTGTTATATTTTTTGCCTTTGAAAATAATGTCAAACTCCACAATGGGTCTGCTTTCATTAACACCTGATCCAATGTGTATCACAATTGTGTCTGCAATTTTTTTCTGCAAACGCAAATTGTTGGGTGTGGAAACAAAGGTGACTGTGCCATTCTCTATCTGTATGTTGCGACCGTCCAGCACGTTAAAAGCACTGTTGCCTGAATCTGCCATGCTATCCACCACACCAACACCTTCAATGGTAATGGACTCTATTAAATTGACTATGTTTTTCTCGTAATAGTACTGCCGGAAGGGATTCACCCCATTATTTATTCTTTTTATTATATGAAAGCTTGGTGGGCCGCTCTATATATTCTTCCAGGTGCTTTGCAAATGTCTTTACTTGTTCCACAACAATGTCCTTCTCCTCACCCTTGAGCTTCTTGGTGCGTTCATACAGATCCAGTATGAAATCTGAGCTTATTCTGATGTAACTCACACCCTCTTTGAGCTCAGTTTTCTTTAAAAATTTCATTTAAATACTTAAGAGAAAAGTTGATAAGGCTACTATTTGTTGAGATAATATGCTCGATCACATAAATATTATCATGTACAGAGATGATATTAACAATTTAAATAATGCCTTCTTAAAGGTAATAAATGAAGGTGTAGCAGATTTAGGACCTCAGGCAGACTCACAGCAGGGTTTGTCACCAGTGATACCCACCATAATCAAGGGCAAGCAAGAGGAGTGTGAGGATTGTGGGTGCGATGGCAGCTCTACAGCTGCATCAGTCAATCCACCGGATGCTGATGAAATTGAAATGGCCAGGGGTGAGCTACACAACACCATTCGCCATGCCATTAGTTTGTATGCAAAACTCAAAACAACCAACAATCTTGAGGCTTGGGTGCGCGCAAAAATAACAAAAGCTGCAGATTATTTGAACTCTGTGAAACATTACATGGACACTGATGAAGTGCAGAGTGAGCAAAATGAAGAACAGGAATTGTTCAATGCTCTTGATCAAGGTTCAACAGATATCATGCACAAACTTTCCAGCATACTTGCACGTGAAAGCAAGGAAAATTTAGAAAAAATCTTGTTTGAAGTGGTGCAGTTGATTGAAAAGAAAACTTAATACATCATTCGACCAACTGTCAAACCGCCATCCACCTGGTAGGGCGGGTTGGTGAGTTTGTTACCAAATGCCTTGTCTGTATCTTTCATCAATTCTTTGCCCAGAAAGCTGTTCACTTCATTCTCTTCGCTGCTGTAGCTTGCAAGATGCTTGTCAAAGATTTTCTTAATCTTGTCATGATTGCTGGTGTACATCTTCTTAATTAAATTCATCTTCTGATTGTCAGTGAGCGTGCTATACATCTTGCGCAATTCAGATGCACTCTCAATATCCTTGCCAAAGATGTTGCTACCAAATTTAATTGCTGGAAATGTGTATATGTAGCCATGCTTGGAAAATGGTTCCATGTTTGCAACAGAATAATCCTGAAAATATGATGCAGTACCATCCTTCTTGATGCGTGTGAACAATGACTGCCTGGTGGGGTCTTGCTTCTCTTTGCTACTCACTGCAAATACAGCCTTATCTTTATCAGGATTATATTTCTTGAGAATCTCCTCTGATCTGAATGGTGACTTCACTTCAATAATTTTATTCGGGTCTATGCCTGTGGATGATATTATGAGCTTCTTCTCTTGAGCTGTGAATGGTCTCTCCTCTGTGTAGCCTGTTATGGCTATGTAGGTATCTGCATCTGGAAATGTATGTTGTATGTTATCGAAAATGCTTTTATGGCCCAAATGAAAAGGATGAAAGCCACCTGGAAAAATTACTACTGTCTTGCCCGTACTCTCTACAATAAAATGCTTGTGAACAATGCTCTCTACCAATGCATCGAATTTCATCTATTTAAATCTACATCCGGATCATATTTTCTCACCAGTGTGATGAGCTGTGTGAGTACTTCCTTGGCATTCTCCGGGTTAATGTCTGGCAGCTCAATGATGGTGTCTGTGTCTGTGGTGTCAGGCTTGATCACAAGAGCTTTCTTCAGCAACCTCACCAGCATTGTCTCACCTTCAGAAGTTAAAGGTGCAGCAGGTTGAGCAGCAACAGGTGCAGCTGCATCTGCAGGTGGCATGGCGGCATCTTGTGCAGGGGGCAATGCAGAGGCAGGCTCCTGTTCAAGTAGGTGCTGATATTTTTTCAGAGTTTCTAGAAATTTCATAAATTAGGTTTGTATTTGACCTGCCACGCTTTTTATTTTTGAAGAAAGCTTCTTGAGAAGAACACCATAGGATCTTTCAATATCTTTCTGCGGATTATCAAAAGGATTCAGCCCACCCTTTGCCTGTCCACCTGCGAGGTTTTTTACCAACATTACATCACTGGCAGAAATTGAATTTTTACCTAGAATACTTGATGAATTTTCTGCATTCTCTTCACCGCCACCTGTGTCAGATGCATCTGCAACCTGGTTACCATCTTCATCCATATCAATAATGTTGTAGCCTGCAGCATGCTTGCGCATCATGCAATAACACTTTTTCTTGGAAGTGGGATGCTGATATTTGTGTATCACATCAAATTCATCGGAAACATCTGCACAATTATCTGACTCCATGGCGCTAGCTTCACGCAGATCCAGATCTTCATATATAGAAGACAGCTTCACAAGGTACTTGCTCACATATGTATTTATTATCTCAGAAGCAGTTGTTTGGATTTTATTGCATTAAAGTACACATCAGATAAGAAGGTTAACCCATACTTCTGTGTAAAAATGCGGATCTTACGGAAAGTATACTGCTCATAGCTGGTTCTATCAATAAGAGCTCTTATTCTGTACAGAATCTCCATTCCCCTGGCCTCATTCTTTTTTACCAGATACACAAAGGACTTGAATGTATGGCTTGTGATGAATATTCGCACAGGAAGCAATCTCATGACTTTGCGAAGCAACATTTCAATGAACAGAGTCAGCTCTTCTTCAGCAATGTATTTGTTCAGATCAGTTTTGATCAGATTGCTTGTGCTGTAAAATACAACCACCTTCTCACTGCATCGCGCATGCAGTATCTCCTCACACAATGCATGTATGATGCCGTGGTACAGCAGCTTCCTGATGTCTTTGTTTGCGAGTCTGATATCAGTTAATTTGTAGTCATTCAAGTGTGCAAAGAAATTGTGCAGAATTTTGTCATTGTAAATTTTTTCAAAATCAATAACATACAAGTTGTGTGTTGGTAGCAGTATGCTGTCTGACATGTATTGTAGTATATGTGCGGTATGACATTACTCAACAAATCGGTTCTTAAATTCTGTTGGTGGCGTGCCTATGCGTACATTTATTATGCCGTTGTAATAGTTGTCATTGAGCAGCACATCTCTGGCTATTTGTTCTTTTATTTCAAAATAAGCTAACTCCCATTTGGATCCACATGTGCGTAGAATTTTAAATTCAAACTGTTCTTTGCCAAGCTTCAGCATATCTGCATTCAATTCATTTGATGAGCTAGTATAGCCTCTCCAGCTTGATTCCTTGATTTCAATTCTATTTCTAGTCTTGCCCTTGAGCGGCTTTTTCTTGTGTCTGGATTTGCACTGCTTCTTGCCAATGTACTTCTTGTTGGTGCTTAGATTCGTTATTTCGTATATGAAGCCAAATGTTGTTTCATCAATAACAACACCATCTGCCAATAGCCAGTGTCCGGTGTCCATGTCTTACTTAATTTGCATGCATCAGAAATCACATGCCTGTAAGAGGCCTGCGCATAACCACCATTTTCACCTTGCCCTTGCCTTTGCTCTTTCTTCCCTTAGCACCCAAAGCAACTGGCGACCGGTAATCGTCCTTGTTATATTCATCTTTACCGGGTGTGCCTGAGGGTATATCCTTCCAATCAGATGTTTGGAACGTTCCCAGAGATCCCCCGGAACCTGCTGTATTAGAAGCTGCAACTGTCATTGCACCTGCATCCTCTATGAGCTTGGCAAACAATATATCAAACATTTTCACTTTAATTATTTATAGTATACATTATAATAAAGATATGGAATATAACATATCAAGCATATTAGCTGAGATAAAGCAAGATGTAACAGTGGATGAATTGAATCTACGAGAGGTGCAATTCCGGTTGCCAGCTATCAAGCACAAGTATGCAGGTCTTCTGATCAGATCCAAAATTGAGCTCAACAACAAGAAGAAAGAGCTTGATGAGCAGCGCAAGAATGCTGTGGAGCAAATAAAAGAAAAAAGCCCCATCAAATTGGCACCTAACACACTGTATGATACTGCAAGCGAACTGCCCAACCTCAAGAAAATACGCAGCGAAATTGAGGAAATGGAACTGCTAATAACATTGCTGGAGAAAACTGAGAAAACTCTGGCCTCCATGACATATGACATAAAGAACATTATAGAGATACAAAAGCTTGAAACTACATGATAAAGATTGATCTGGATGGTAAAAAGAACAAAGCTACTCTCACCGGGCTTTACTTTGATGAAATAAGAGAGAATTTCTCTGTTAAGAACAAAGCTGCCGTATTCCTGAAGCGGTACGCCCGTTACATACCATCGCGCATTTACAGTATTACACCTACCGGCAGATTTGATCCATGCCTGACACTAGAACTACAGAAATTTTTTCTTGAAAAACAATATGCCTGCACCATTGAAATTTCCGAAGACATAAAGAAGATAATTACACCATCTGTTTATTCATGGCAACAGAATGCAAATTTTTCTCCTGTGCCTTACAAGTTGAAGTTAGATTTGCGTGATTATCAGGAGGAGATAGTCAAACAGTGCCTAGCCTCAGGCAGAGGCACAGTGGTACTTGCAACTGCTGGTGGCAAGACTCTTGTAATGGCTTCACTGATATCATCTGTGTACCGTTTTCACAATAGCAAATTCAAATGTCTGCTTGTGGTGCCAGATCGCGGTCTTGTGGAACAAACATTCAATGATTTTGTTGAATATGGTGTACCCTTGTCATTCTCCAAGTGGACAGGTGATAACAAGCTGGACCTCACTTCAAATATTATAATCGCCAACCTAGGCATACTGCATAGCAAGAATTCGAATTTGTCTTGGCTAGAAAATATTGACATGGTGGTAGTGGATGAAGTGCATAAGATTAGAAAAGGAAATGAAGTTAACAAGCTGCTAGCCCTGATCAAGACACCGCACAAATTTGGCTTCACTGGAACCTTGCCTGAGGAGAAAGAGGACCAGTGGAATATTATTGGAAAGATTGGACCACTGTTGTATGAAAAGAATAGTTATGAACTACGAACTGAAAACTATGTAAGTAATGCAAGCATACAAATGCTCAATATTTTCTATCAGACTGTGCCCAAGCGCAACAGTGGTAACTTCACACCCACTGATTTCTACAGGAAAGAGCTCGATTTTATCATTGATAATAAATTCAGGAACATACTGCTGTCGAAAATTGTAAACAAAGTTTCAAAGAACGTTCTCATCTTAATTGACTTCATCAAGCATGGTGAAATACTTGAAGCTACTCTCAAGGCAAGCTGCCCTGGCAAAAAGATATTTTTTATTCGCGGTGAAGTTGAAGTGGAAGAAAGAGAGAGAATTAAGAGCATCATTGAAGCAGACAATGATGTGGTTGTGGTTGCCATTTCCAAGATATTTTCTACTGGTATCAATGTCAAGAATTTACACTACATCGTATTTGCAGGCGGTGGCAAAGCTAAGATTAAAACTGTTCAATCTATTGGTAGAGGTTTACGCTTGCATATTAACAAGGATAAGCTTATAATATTTGATATATCAGATCAGCTGTATTACGGTATACAGCATACTAGCAAAAGAAAACAAATTTATGAAAAAGAAAAAATCCAATACAACACCACCGATATCTACGAAAAAGCCTAAAAAAGATAAACCTTTTTATGTTAGTCCCAAGGAATTTGAGGCAGAGATTACTATCTATTACAACACTGGCAACATGTCCATCAATCTGGGCGAATCAATTACCAAGATTGCCAATGGCTTGAGCTATGCCCCTAACTTTATCAACTACACTTACAAGGATGACATGATTGGCGATGCAATTGTGAAGATGTTTTCTGCTTTAAAAAATAAGAAGTTCAGATTAAACAGCGGGTTCAGCCCCTTTTCTTACTTTACAACAATTGCTTTCCATGCCTTCATCAACAGAATTAAAAAAGAAAAGAAGCACCATGCTGCAATCAATGATTACAGGGAAAAGGTGTACACTGATTTGATTCATTCTTGCCCGGGCGGTGAACACATATACGTTAAACCAACTGACAACCCTCATACAGATGATGGTGAGAACGGTGTGTACAGTAATTTGAATGGTTAAGCTTAATAACAAGAAAATATGCTGCTTTTCTGATGTACATATTGGTGTACACCAGAATAATGTCTTTTGGTATAATGTTGCCCAAAAATTCTTTACTTGGGTAGCACAAGAACTCAAGAGTAGACAGATTGAAGATATCATCATTTGTGGTGATTTGTTTCACTACCGGGATGAAATCTCTGTGCACACCATTCACCTTGCATCACAGCTCTTGGCAGAATTAAAAGACTTCAACATCATAATGCTGGTCGGTAATCATGATGCTTACTACAAGGACCGGTCTGATGTAAATTCTCTAACACCGTTTGCAGGATGGCCCAACATACGCGTCATTTCCCAAGCTACTTCGTCTTTTAATTTCAACAGAGAACTTTCTTTTATACCATGGGGCACAGATCCTAAGCTTCTGCCTGATAGTGAAGTGATGTTTGGCCACTTTGAAATTGAAACATTCAAGATGAACAGCCATAAAATATGTGAACGCGGCATCAAAGCATCACAATTACTCGACAAGGCTAAACTTGTTATCTCAGGACATTTTCACCTCAAAGATGAACGCAAATATGCTGAAGGCACAATTCTCTATTTAGGAAGCCCTTACCAGATGGATTTTGGTGATGTGGAGAGCCAAAAAGGTATCCACATATTGGACCTCAACACTTTAAAATATGAGTTTGTTGAGAATGATAACTACCCCAAGCATAAAAAAATTCTTTTATCAGATCTTATTAAAGAAGAGGGATTCACAGATAAAGTTAAAGATGAGTTTAAGGATAATATAGTTAAATTTATTGTTGATAAGAATATTACTGCAGATGAGATTGATTTATTGCTTGAAAAATTATCCACGCTTAACCCCTTGTCAATTAATGTAGACTATGCTGTTAATTTCAATAAGTTTTCTGTGCAGAATGATCCAAACTGTGATTTGTCAGGGGTGAACATACCCAAGGCTATTGAAGAATTTGTAAACATGCTTGATGATATTAACAACAAGCAAGAGATTATAGAGTATACAACAGAGTTGTTTAAAAGGGTCAAATGAAGAAAATCATATTCAAAAAGATCTCTGTAAAAAACTTTCTATCTGTGGGCAGTGAACCGGTAGTCATTGACTTCAAATCAGGTTTGCACATCATTACAGGTCTTAACAAGGACAAGGAAGATCGCCGCAATGGTGTAGGCAAGTCAACTATTGCAGATGCCATATACTTTGCTATCTTTGGTGACACATTAAGAGAGCTCAAGAAAGAACATATTGTTAACAACACCAACAGAGAGAATTGTGAGATTATATTAGATTTTGATATTGAAGGATTTGAGCACAAGGATGAATACAAGATTGTAAGAATGCTGGAACCTTCACGGTGTTACATCTATAAGAATGGTGAAGACAAGACACGAGACAGTATTGTCAATACTACTGAATACATCTTCAAGAAGATCAATTGCTCTCCAGATATTTTCCAAAATTGCGTAATAATGACAGTCAATAACACTGTACCTTTCATGGCAAAAAAGAAGATTGAAAAGCGTAAGTTTATTGAAGGTATCTTTAATCTAGAAGTGTTTGGTACCATGTTGCAACAACTACGAGAAGAGTACAACGAATCAAAGAAGAATTTTGACATTGAATCTACTAAATGTGTTGAAATTGAAAGCAACCTGGCATCACAGGTAGCTGCAAGTGAAGCTTACAACAAAGAGCGTGACGTCAAGAGACAGAAGTATATTACCCGCAAAGAAAACAACACAAAGGAATTGCAGAGTTTGAGTGAGAATGCCAAGGAGTTTGCTGTGCTGGATGTCAAGAAGATAGAGAAGGATATAGATGCTCTTACTGCAAAAGCACAGAAGATTGATCAAGAGGTCATTGCATTGCGCGACAAAACATCATCTTACAAGACACAGATTGAATTGAAGGAAAAAACACACAAACATATTGGAACAGACAAAGATGTGTGTCCAACATGTCTGCGTGGTTTGGAAGATAAAGACAGGCACAACATCAAAGAAGAGAAGCAAAAAATTAAGCAAGACATCAGCAATTTTGAGAGCAAGATAGCTAGCAATCTCAAGAAAGAAGAAGAGTCTTCTGCTCTGGAGCTCAAGCTTTATGGAGCAGTGGACAGCTTGAAGAGCAAAATAAATAGTTTTAATCTTGAGCAAAAAGAGCTTGAAAATATTAAGCTCAGAATCAATCAATTAAACCTGTGGCAGAAAGAGTTAGATGTGGATTTAGCTGAAGTTAGCAAAGCCAATAATCAACACAATGCGAATATAGAAGCAATTACAAAGCGATTGGAAGAAGTAAAAACCTTGCTTGAGAAAACAAAAATGCATCTCAACATGCTTGATGCAGTAAAATTTGTTTTATCAGAAGAGGGTGTGAAGTCTTATATTGTAAAGAAGATTTTGCAGTTGTTCAATAGCAAATTGGCTTACTACTTAAAAAAGATGGATGCCAATTGCATTTGCATATTCAACGAATACTTTGAAGAAGAGATCATTGATGAAAAAGGCAAACCATGCTCTTACTTTAATTTTAGTGGTGCAGAGCGCAAGAATATAGACTTGGCATGCCTGTTTGCTTTCATGGACATCAGACGTTTGCAAGGCAATGTGGCGTTTAATTTCAGTGTGTATGATGAATTGTTTGATTCATCTTTGGATGAAAAAGGAGTGGAGCTGGTGTTAGGTATTTTGAGAGAAAGAATTGAAAAGTACAACGAATGTATCATGGTGATCAGTCATCGCAAAGAGAGTGTTAAATTTGCTTCTGGTGATATTATCTACTTGGAAAAGAAAAACGGAATCACCAAGCGAGTAGAGTACAGCGACTATTAATCGTAAGAGGTATAGTTTCTATCACCTATTGTGCTGGGAACCACTCTTTTTCCAAACTCTCTGCGTGCAATGTCTTCAATGTCTGGTTCAAGCCCAGGCTCCAGGACCACTGGTTCCTTAGTAGTGTCTTCTGGGTTAGCTAGCTTGTAGTAATCTGCAGTAAGATCCACAAAGTTCTGAAAGTAGTCAAAATTATCGCTTTGGTCCACCTTAAAGAATTCATCCTTCTCCTTCTTATCAAGCATGTCTTCTGCCGCACTACGCGCAGCTGTTGTGATCTGCTTCTTTAATTCATCAGGGTTGCTGGTGTTGAAAGAATCTGGCAGCTCATCATACACTCTGGGGCTTATCTTGTCATACTTACCAAAATTGGGTGTACCTGTTCGAGTGTAAACACCTTCAACTTCTGCTGCAGCACTCTTGCCTGCAACATCTTCATTCTTTGCACCAGCTTCCACTGCCTTGGTGACTGCCACAGGTGAAGCTGCTGATCCACCCTCACCATCTGTGCGGATTACATTGAGTAAATTGTCTGCAATACGCGCAGTGTACACTGCCTGTGTCTTGCCAATCTTGAGCTCATTCTTAATGAGATTGATTAATTCCACGCGAAACTTATCCTTACTACCTGGGTAATACAATTGATATTCTACACCATCCACTGTGTGTGCAGCAGGCTTGAATAGCTTGGTCTTAACTGCATCAATTACCCCTCTGACTTGATCATCAGTTAACCCCTTAAATCCATAACCGCCACTGGCTCCTTTGCGTGGATCAGATGCAAACCCCAGGTCCTCTGGTCCTAACACCGGTATCTCACTGATCAACTGTGATTGGTTATATGCTTCGAAGATTAACTTTGAGTCTTTGTTATTCATGCTTGAATTATTTATTCTTTGTACTAATATATTTAATGGTCTCGCCCTTTGCTTCACCCTTCGCACCATCCTTTCCACAGCCCTATAACATCATGCCCGCAGGCATGCCTTCTGCTCCACAGCAAATGCCAGCTGTGCCACCTGAAGCTAATCTGCCACGTGCCATCAATTATCTTGCAGATTACAGTGGTTGCGGTTTTTGGCGATTAATTTGGCCAGGTCACTTGTTGTGTGCACACCAGAAGGCTATTGTACATGCATCCACAGTGATGTGCTTTGATCCTCGCTGGTATAGCAACACTCAAGCAATTAGAATTCAAAGACAGGCAACGAGTCAGCAGAGACAGTTCTTCGAATTTCTCAAAAAACTCAGCGGCGAGATGGGATTCAGAATGATATATGAAATAGATGACATCATGCTGCATGAAGACATACCTGATTACAACAAGTTCAAACCAGCCTTTAAGAACGAAGAAATTAGAAACAATGCAATATCCATGATGAACATGTCAGATGAAGTCACTGTCACCTGTGATTTCATGAAAGACTATTATATTAATAAAACTGGCAATAAGAATGTCACAGTGATACCCAACTTCCCACCCAAGTGGTGGATAGGACATTTCTATAATGAAAAGAAGTTGAGCCAAGATTATGACAAGCACCGCAAGCGCCCTCGCATTTTATATGCTGGTTCTGGTGCACACTTTGATGTGGAGAACAGAGTCAATCAAGATGATGATTTCAGACATGTGCTGCAAGCCATTGTAAACACTCGACACAAGTATCAGTGGGTATTTTTAGGAGCGTTTCCTCTTGCATTGCAGCAATTTGTAAAGGATGGTACTTTAGAGTATCATCCATGGGAACTGCTGTATCAATACCCACAGAAAATCTACAATCTCAATATCAACATGATGGTTGCACCTCTGCAGGACAATAATTTTAACAAAGCCAAGAGTGACCTCAAGTATATTGAAGCATGCAGCTATGGCATCCCCATTGCTTGCCAAGATCTCTGTACATATTCTAGCGCTCCATTTAAATTCAAGACAGGCGATGAAATGATTCAGAGGATTGATGAAGTGTTGGAGAAGAAATCCAAGTACATGACACACTGTCAGCATGCCAGAGCATATGCTGAAACACGGTGGCTAGAGAACGAGGACAACATTAACATGTATCAAGAGCTTTACACCTTACCCTATGGGCACAAGGACAGGAAGCTGCTTAATAAAATTAATGGCTTGTAATAGCTAGTTATTCATTTATTATCAATCTGTGTACAGAAACGCTGTCTATCTACCTAAAAATGAATGTGTACGTGTGTATACATGGGACGCAGATGGTAAGAGAACCTTTTATGATGCCACATACAGGCCATATCTGTACATAGAGAGCAACAATGCATCTGACTTGAAGTCAATCTTCAACACCAACATCAAGAAGATTTCTTTTAAAACTCAATATGACCGCAATGAATATATTAAGCGTGGCGCTACACGCATATTTGAGAACACACCACCCATACAGCAGCACTTGATTGATTCATATTGGGAAAAGAACGAAGACAAGGACTTTGGTAAAGACCCTCTCAAATTGTATTTGCTTGACATCGAGACATATAGTCCGGATGAATTTCCTATACCAGAGCAAGCTAAACATACCATCAACATCATCACAGTGTATGACTCGTTGCAACAGCATTACTATTCTTGGGGACTTAAGCCATACACCAAGAAGGTACAAAACATCACATACATAAAGTGTGACAGTGAGAGTGAATTGCTTAAGAAATTTATTAATTTCATTGAAATGGATCACCCAGATATCTTGTCTGGGTGGAACTGCGAGTTCTTTGACATACCTTACATTATTAACAGGATAAAAAATATACTGGGTGATGAAGAAGTGTTGAGACTTTCACCGGTGTTGAAATTGTATCCCAGATCCATCCGCGGCAAATATGGTCAAGATCAAGTGAGATGGCACATAGAAGGCATATCTGTCATTGATTATTTGGACATTTACAAAAGATTTTGCATGGTGCAAAGAGAGAGTTATAAGCTTGATAATATTGCGCAAATTGAATTGAATGAAACAAAGGTGGATTATGGTGACACCAATCTCTCCTCACTTGCAGATGATAACTGGGATCTGTTTGTGGATTACAACATACAAGACGTAAAGATTCTAGTTAAACTGGAAGACAAGCTGCGATATCTTGAATTGCTTCGCATGATAGCATACACTGGACTCACCACATTTGAGGCTGCAATGGGTTCACTCTCTGTGATAACTGGTGCTACTGCCATTCGCGCCAGATACAGACAGCAAAGAATACCTACTTTCATCAGGAATGATGACAACAAGACAAAGAATCCTGGTGCTTATGTGAGTGAGCCACAGCAAGGCTTCCAGGAGCACATTGTTTCATTTGATGCAAACAGTCTGTATCCTAACACAATGATTTCTCTGAATCTGTCTCCAGAGACCAAGATGGGCAAAATTGAAAATATCGATAAAGAAACAGGCAATGTGCTCTTTCGCGATGTTAATGGCGTATCATTCACTCTCTCCAAGGAAAATTTCGCTCAGCTCATCAAAAAAGAGCAGCTATCAATATCAAGATCCAAAGTTCTTTTTTCTCAGAAAAAGAAAGGCATAATTCCAGAGATTGTGGACAACTATTATTCACAACGCGTTGAGATCAAGCATGAGCTTAAGAAGCTCAAGAAAACTCTTGCAACTCTCGACAAGAATAGTGAAGAGTATAATCATACTCAAGCTGAAGTTAACAGATTGAACATCAAGCAGCACACAATAAAGATTTTTATCAATACAATTTATGGATACTTTGGCAACAAACATGCCCCCATTGGTGATGATGATTTGGCTTCATCCATAACTCTCACCGGTCAAGCTGTAATCAAGCAGTGCAATGAATTGATTCGAGATTTCATCAAACTAAAAACCAATGCCGCTGAACTTCCAGCTGATCCTGTGATATACAATGACACAGACAGTGTGTACATCACACTTAAAAACTTGGTGAACAATCTCAAGATCACTGTTTCAGATAAAAATGGCCACATAACAGCAGAGTATCATGAGCTTGTGGATGAGTTGGAAGCTTATCTCAACAAACATATAACCAAATGGGGTACCGATTCATTAAATTCCAAGGATTGCCGATTTGTCTTCAAGCGCGAAGCAATTGCAGATGTTGGCATTTTCCTACAGAAAAAAAGATACATTCTTCACCTGCTTGATGAAGAAGGTATTGCCTGTGACAAATTCAAATACACAGGTGTGGAGGTGGTCAGAACTACCATGCCCAGACCCATCAAGCCACATGTCAAGAAGATCATGACCACCATGTTAATGTCAAGAAATCAGAGTGAAACCAACAAGGTTTTAAATGAAACTTATGAAATATTCAAGAACCTGCCTCTGCAGGACATATCCTTTGTGTCTGGCATTAAGAACTATGAAAAATATGCAGCACAGTGTGATAATTTTAAAGTAGTCAAGGGCATGCCCAATCATGTCAAAGCTGCTTATTACTATAATCTTTTGTTGCAGAAATTAAACATTGATAAAAAGTATGAAAAAATTAATTCTGGTGACAAAATAAGATTTTTTTATGTGCGCAAGCCCAATGCATACGGTCTCACATCCATTGCCTTCAAGCACTACTATCCAAAGGAATTTACTAATATTTTTGAGCCTGATTATGAGCTCATGTTCAATAAGATCGTTTTCAGTGCAATAGAAAGACTGTATGATGCAGTGCAATGGAAGGCGATAGAGCCTGGACAACAAGTGCAGTGCGATTTATTTGAATTATTATCTTGATTTTTATGAATGTTATTATAAAATTTATATATGAGCAAAACATTAAACATTACTACATTTGTTGACCATATTGGTCGCGTTATTCTTGGTGAAGTTGTATCCGATACAAAGGAGACACTCAAGATTAAAAACCCTGCAATTGTCCATATTGGACAGAATCAGCAGACTAACCAGATCCAGGTGCAAACTATTCCCTACTTCTTCAGGGAATTTGTCGCAGCCAGTGCACAAAAGGAAGGTACAACTTGGAATTTTAGCAAAGACAAGATTGTCACTGGTGAAGTGGAGCTTGACTCCAGACTCATTGAACAATATAAAAATCTCTTCAATAGCACTGTTATGCCTGCGCCTGCACCACAGCAAAGAACTGCAGCTGTAGATAAAGCAGAAGTTATCAAGCTGTTTGACGAATAATGTCCCTTACCAAAGACATCAGAAGTGTACTAGATACAATTGATAGTACCAATCCGCACGCCACCTATCTGTCAGAGGGCACTCTCTCAAAGGTTGATGGTTGGATCAGCACAGGATCATATGTGTTAAATGGCATCATTTCTGGGAGTATTCACAAGGGTGTACCCAGAAACAGAGTAACACTATTCGCAGGTGAAAGTATGACGGGCAAGACTTATGTTATTACAAAAATTCTTGCAAATGCACAAAAAGAAGGTCTCATACCAGTTATATTTGATACTGAAGGAGCCATTGACGCAGAATCTGCAACCAAGCTTGGGTTGGACACCACCAAGGTGAAGTATGTGCCATGCTTTTCAATTGAAGAAACTCGCAACACTATCTATAACTTTCTTACCAAAGTAAAAGAGAATGGACAGGAGGGTAAGTTTATCATTGCAATTGATTCTATTGGTAACCTTGATAATCAACTCTCTCTGGATAGAATGACCAAAGAGAGCAGCTCCATGGACATGGGCACAAGAGCCAGAGCAATCAAGAGCTTGCTCAAAACCTGCACAACCATGTCACGCTTGACAAAGACAACATTCTTGATCACAAATCATACATATGATGATCCCAGTGCAATGTATGAAAGCATGATCAAGCACCAACCTGGTGGTAAGAGTGTTTGGTATCTGTCAGATGTGGCAGTGCAGCTGGCGCGTAAGCCTGAAAAAGATGATGGTGGTAAAGCAGTGGACAGTAAGCTGGCAGTAGGTCAGCGCAATTACCCGGGGGTAATTCTGCGCGCTCTTACTGTTAAAAATAGATTTGTACGACAATACCTGCAAGGTGAGATGTACTTGAGCTTTGAGTCCGGTCTCAACAAATATTATGGCTTGCTTGACCTGGCTGTGGGTTTTGGAATTGTATTGCAAAATGGTGCTACATATGCCTTGGCTGATGGTACCAAGCTCGGATATTATAAGACCTGGAGAACAGATGAAGAGCTTTGGAACACAAAATTGTTACCAGCTATTGAAGCCAAGATAATTGTTGAGTGGCAGTATGGCAATTCAAATGAAGTGCCAGATGAACTACCAACTGAAGATGTGCCTGTTGTTAAAAAAACTAAAGGTGCTAAGTTGGCGGATGATGTTAACGACCAATAAGCCTGCTGTTGTAGTTCCAGTGAGTGGTGGCATGGACAGTACCGTGTTGCTGCATAAAGCTGCGCGCGAATTCAATAAAATTCACTGCATAAGCTTTGACTATGGTCAGAAACACAAGAAAGAATTAACTTGTGCTGCAACACAGATTGATCTGATAAAGAACAAGCTTGGTAATGACAATGTTTCCTGGGAAACTATTGATTTGTCTTTTTTCAAGACCATCTCTTCAACATCTGCTCTCACAAACAGTGACATTGCTGTGGCAAAAGCTAAGCATGCCATGGGCGATCCACAGACAGTTAATTACGTACCATTTAGAAACTTAATGTTGCTTAGCATTTGCCTGGCATATGCCGAGAGTCATGAAGCTACATCTGTATGGCATGGCGCTGCACAAGCTGACAGCATTGCAGGCTACTGGGATGGTAGTGCAGAGTTTATTGCTGATATCAACAAAATTGCATCATTAAATCGCAGATCACGCATTAAGATAGAAGCACCATTGCTTACAAAATCAAAATTGGATATTGTCACGCTTGGTGTGCATTTGGGTGTACCATTCAAGGACACCTGGACATGTTATGAGGGTGGTCAAGATGCATGTGGTGAATGCACTGCATGCAGTCTTCGTTTGCAGGGCTTCATCAAAGCAGGATTTGTTGATCCTATCTCCTACACAAAAGAAATTGACTGGAATTCCTACAACTGTATTCCATTATAATTAAATGTGTGGTATATTTGGAGCTGTGGACAGAGAGAGATTTAAATCACTGTACAACTTGAACAAGCAGAGAGGTAATTTTTCTTTTGGATGCTGCTTTTTAACACAAGATAGACGCACACAGTACTGTGAATCCGCACCTGGCGAGGTGGATGTAGAGGATTTTATGAATGAGGACTACTATTATCTGCTAGGGCATACACAGGCCCCTACATCATCTGCTCGTGAGTATGACCGTGCCACTTCGCATCCATTCATAGCTGGTGATTGGGTTGTTGCTCACAATGGTGTGTTATCAAATTTTGAGATATTGAAACAGAAGTATGCACCAGACCACACAAACCCCGTGGATAGCAGCATCATACCGGTGCTGCTTGACTGCATGCAAGAGGAAGACGAGATTAAAACAATAACAAGCGTGCTTGAGACCATTGAAGGCACATACAGTCTGTGGCTATACAATAATATTAGCAAGAATATCTATGTGGCAAGATGTGGCAGTACCTTGTTTGGCGATCTGCTTAGATGTGAATTCTCCTCGTACCCTGACATTGGATTAACAGAACTTGATGATAACACCCTGTATCTTGTAACACAAGAAGGTCTTACAAAAGTCTCAGGCTTCAATGGCAACTCTCCATTTTTTATTATATGAATATTTGTGTCTATAGTTGTACTCGCAAGGAAGATGAAACACAGACAGTTCTGTATAAAAGTTGTGTAGCATTTGAACACCTGGATGTGTATTTCAAGAAAAATAATACTGAAGGTTTATCTAAATCATACAATGATTTTCTATTTAGTACAGAAGCTGCTGCATATGATGTTGTTGTGTTTTGTCATGATGATGTGTTCCTAGATGATCTCAAGCTGCAGAGCAAATTACAAGCTGCAATGGAGCTTGGCTACGATATCGTGGGTCTTGCAGGTTGCGTGTCACCAAGAATTATGAGACCCGCACTGTGGCATCTCATGGCAGGTGGGTTTGGCGGGTCCAATTTGAGAGGCATTGTGAACCACTATCAGGATGCAGATCACAAGCACTATTTTGCAACAAATTTTGGCATTACACCTGCACGTGTTGCCATACTTGACGGTCTCTTTCTCGCTGTTAACGTCAACAAAGCCAAGGAGGCAAATTGGCGCTTTAACGAAAACTACAGCTTTCATCATTATGATATTGCATCCTGCATAGATGCAAATGCAAAAAAATTAAAACTTGGCGTGTATCCCATCAATGTTATACACGGTTCTCCTGGGCTACAATCATTTGATGACAATTTTAAAGCCAGTGAAGATATCTTCATGCAGGAATATGCAGGTTGATTAATTGATATTTTCTTTTATCATATAAATTATGCAAGAGCACGCTTTAGACCTGGATTTCTTTGAGCATGTATTTCTATACAAATCACTCACCGACGAAAAGTTTTTAGGCTCAATAGTGGACATTGTCAAGCCTGCTTTCTTCAAAGACAGAAACATCAAAAGTATTTTCAGCATCATTAAAGAATTTTACGTTAAAAATACTACTGTACCCACATTAACTGAGATCAAGGCTTATCTGAGTACTGACAAGCTTAAGGAGAGCTTCAAAGAAGCCATTTCAAAATTTAAAGACATTGACAAGAATTTTAATGAAGAAGAGCTCTATCGTAATGCTGAAAGATTTCTGAGAGAAAAAGCTGTGTACACAACCATGCTGGAGGTAGCAGACAAGTGTTCAAAGGGCGAAATTAATACAGCAGAAATTCTGGAGAAGTTCGATACTTCATGCAGTATTAATTTGGCCATGGACCTCGGCATAGAGATATTAACTGATTCACAGCTTATCATAGACGATTTGAATAAAGTTGAAAGCTTCATCTCCACCGGGTATCCCTGGATTGATCAACGCATAGGTGGTGGGTTACAGCAGAACGGCAGATCATTGTATGTCTTTGCAGGTGAAACAAACATAGGCAAATCAATCTTCCTGGCTAATGTAGCTACAAACATTGCCAAGCAAAACAAAACTGTGTTATTAATTTCTCTTGAAATGCCAGAACTCATATATGCCAAGAGGCTTTCTTCTAATATTACTAAGATTCCAATCTTTAGACTGAAGGGCGAGCAAGATCAACTCAAGATTGGGCTAGATGAATTTAACAAAAAGAACCCTAGTGCAAGAATTTATGTGAAAGAGTTCCCCCCATCCACAATATCACCTTTGCAGCTGAATGCTTTTATAAAGAAGTTTATTGCCAAGGGCATCAAAGTGGATGCTATTGTACTTGATTATCTTAACCTTATTCATTCACCGACTGGTACTAATTCATATGAAAGAGTAAAATATGTTACTGAAAAAGTACGTGCCATGTCCTATGTTTTTAATTGCCCCATCATCTCTGCTACTCAATTGAATCGCTCTGGATATAATGAATCTGACCCTTCCATTGCCACTATCAGTGAGAGCATAGGGTTAGCTGCAACTGCAGATGTTGTCATGAGTATTTTTCAGACAGATGAGGAGAGGGAGCTGGGTGTTATTCACTTGGGCATGATGAAGAATCGATTTGGACCAAATTTCGGTAATATTCTGCTGCGAGTAGATTATCCAACACTGACAATAACACAAGATGACAACATCAATGATACAGATGAGAGCAACTCGCTCACATCAACACTCAAGGCACTAGCAGATAACAATTGATTATTTATAGATTTTCCTAAATACTCATAGAATGCAAGACAAGTACTGCTTTGTTGTACCGTCCAATATAGAGGCGGCCAGCTGTGTATTGGCCTTTCTATGGCTTACCAAGAAAGATGATGTTACAACCATTGTGTCCAGTGAGAACAACCTACAGAACGATCTCAAAAAAATTAAATTGGATGCATTCAAGTTTGTGTATATTGTTGGCTTCTATGATTTTAAGGGTCTAGATCAACTGTACAATCGTAAAAACATATACGTCATTAATAAAAAACTTACTAATGTGCCAGACTTTGAGTTGACCCACTTTCTCTCTGGTGGTAACACTACTTTAGACTTGATAATTAACATGCTGCAGAAACATACCCAAGACAAACTAAGCAACAATCAAGAGATCTTTCTTGACAACATCAGACGGTACTTGACATTCACATTTGAAAATGATCTTACTCCATTAAAGCTATTTTACTACTTCAAAACACAACCCGACATGAACAAGGTGGATGCATTCATACGCAAATTTCATGCCGGGTTAATATTGTTCAACGAAACAGAGAACTACAAGATTAGCATATTGCTCAAGGAGCTGGCCATAACACTCAAATCATTGAAGCTGTTCAAAGGCACTGTGAGCCACAACAACATCACATACAATGTAGTTTCCACTTTTAGCTCCAAATTTAAGAATGAAGTTGCTCACAAGATTCTCAAGAAAGGTGTGGACATCTCACTTGTGTTGGATCTGGAAAAACGAACAGCACATTTTCGCAAGAACAAAGACATTGACATTGACTTAGGCAATTTCGTGCATAAATGCTTTTCAGGATATGGAACTGAACATGCAGCATTTTGCAAGCTCAATGAGCAAATCATTGACTTAACAAAGAATTTCTTCCCCATTACATGAACATCAAAGAACTCAACCCTTCGTTTAAAATGGTTGAGTCTGAAACAATGCACAACTTCTTATCTTTTTGCACCTTCATATACCTAATAAATGGTAAAAAACTTAACTTGGCAAATATCTTTCTGCTATGCCTAAAGAATGAAAACATTAAGAAACTATACAAAAGAATATTAGAAGTGGATAATGATTATTATGCCTTTAAAATGTTCTTTGAATTTGATCCTACACTGTACAAGAGTAAATACATAATGAAGTTTTTAAGCAACAGAGAAAAATATGAGAAATAACGCCGAAGTAAAATTAGAGTCAAAGAAATCCTCTAGCAAAGAATATTTTGATAAAAAGCTAAATATCTTTTCCAAGTCAGTTAAGAAAAGTGGTGTGCTAGAAGATTTAAAATGGAAACGATGCTTCTACAAGCCATCAATGCTCAAGAAGTTGAAGAAGAAGAATGCGCACTTGAAGTGGAAATTTTATTGATGTTAAGTGATTTCGAGAAATTCCTTTACAACAAATACTTGAGCTGCACTAAAAAAGCACAAAACAAACCCTATACTCTTCGAAAAGATTTTTCCAATATTGACAGCTCTACGGCCTTCTATCTGAAGAAGTTGGGCCTTTTTTTCAACAAATTCAAGCAAATCAAAATTGATGATTTTTTTGGAGCCCCTTTTGGTTTGCACAAGGATGAAAAATACATTGATTTGAAGTTCTACATTTCACCCAAAGCTGTAAACATGTACAACATGTATAAGAAACAAAAAGAAACACAAGACCCCGACACTACTGACAATCTAAAACACACAGCATCTGCATTAAAATTTATTAAAAACTATTGCTCTGTCCACAACATACACATCAAAGACTATCTCAATTTTACTGAACATACAAATAGCCTGCCAGCATTTGTAGGACATCTGCAATCGCATGATGTTAACTTTTACTCACTGATGGGATTTAATAATTTTATGAAACTATTGACACAAAATTTTGAAACCCACAAATTTGTGCTTGGTGATGTGCTTGACAACATGCATGAGATATACAGCAATTTTGTGCGATCTAAAAAATTAAAAGTTTTAGTAAGAGAAGGCATTAAGAAAATTGCTTGATATATTATACTCTTCCTATATTATATTTAAATATGAATGACATCACCAAATCAATGTTTGAGAGTATTAAAACGGCACTAGTTCGTCAAGACAATGGCAATTCCTCCTATCGCGACATCCTCAGGATGGAAGCAGATAAGACGTACGTAGTACGCTTGCTGCCCAACATCAAGGATCCTGCCAAGACTTTCTTCCACTTCTATCAACATGCTTTCAATAGCTTTGCAACAGGCAAGTTCATGTCTGTGGTTTCACCTTCATCCTTTGGAGAAAGAGATCCCATCTCTGAACTCAAGTACAAATTAATACGCACAGGATCTGATGAAGAAAAGAAGAAGGCAGCCACTCTTGCGTGGTCTGAGCGTTGGCTAGTGAATGCATACATTGTTGATGACCCTACTAATCCTGATAACAACGGCAAGGTTAAGATTCTACAGTTTGGCAAGCAATTGCACAAGATTATCATGCGTGCTATTGATGGTGATGACGCAGATGATCTTGGTGTAAAAGTATTCTCACTCAAAGCTGATGGTGTTAATCTCAAGATTACTTGTGAGACCCAGGGCGGGTTCAAGACGTACACTTCCTCCAAGTTCTCCATGCCAAGGGCCATTGATGGTGTAACTGATAAGAACATTGATGAAATTCTTGGCACCATGCATGACTTGGAGAAAATTAACCCAGTCAAATCCTATGATGATCTCAAGAAGATTCTGGATGAGCATTTTCTCTGTGTTGAGTCTGCAGATAATGTGACACAAGAAGTTGCAGTCAAGCCAATGGAGAGACAATCAATTGTCACAGCTGCTAGCACCTCAAAGCCTTCTGCAGCAGTTGATGATGATGAGGTCAAGAGATTACTTGACGGATTAGATGAATAAAACACCTCAAGAAGAGTATCTTGAAAAAGTAGAACTGATCAAGTTCTTTGGAGCCGTAAAAGGTTCCTTGAATGAGATCAACACCAAGGTTGTGGAAGGTAGCAATCTGCGGTCCGATCTGGATATTAAAAAGCTGGCCCTGGACCACGACAAAGCCATGGGCACACCACAAGCTGCAGAACCACAATCTCAATTGCAGCTTGTGCACGGAGACTCTAGCAATAATTTTGTGCAGGCACCTATTGCTATTGAAACTATTTCACATGATGATCCCAACCAATTAACATTGCCATTTGACAAGAAATACAGTCTGAATGACATTTTTGCAAAAATTGATGACATGTACAGAAAAGTTATTCTTCTGGAGAATCAAGTTTATAAATTGCAGCAACTAGTTGAGAATAAAAAAAAAGAACTATAATATATCAAAATGGTTCTCAAGATTTACAACCTAAAAGCCTTTAACAACGGGTTTTTGTATAACATATCCAAACTAACCGATAGCTGCATCTTACGATTTGAAAAGAATGAAGTGTCTTGCATTGCAAGTAACAATGACAACACTGTAGTTTATTACAGTTCTTCCAATCAGGATACACCCTTTATAAATGACAACCTAGTCACACTCAACATACCAGACGTTAAGAAGTTGATAAAAATATTCTCTTGCATTGAGGATAATAATATTCAATTGGCTGTTGAAAACAATAACATATCCTTTGCAAACAACTCTTTCAAATTCAAGTACCATCTGCTAGAAGATGGTATCATTGTCATACCAAAGATAAACATTTCAAAGATATTTGCCCTACAGTTCAACACCACTTTCAAAATTAAAAAGAATGAGCTTCAAAATATTCTCAAGGCAAGCACCATTGCATTGGATGTTACAAAGCTATATCTATACAGTGATGACACAGGCATCTTTTGTGATTTTACTGACAACAACAGACACAACATTGATAGTATTGCTCTGAAGATAACGGATACTTTTGAAGGTGAAAAGATCAAGCAACCTGTGCCTATTAACTTTGAGATTGTGAGATTGATATCATCTTCAAAATCTAACGCGCTAAACATCAATTACAACAACAGCCTCGGGGTGTTTCTCTTTGATCTTGAGGAACAAGGGCACCTGTAAATATGTTGTGTCAGCGCTTGTAAACTGAGCAAATATATGTACAATACAGAATCATGGAAGGGAACTTTTATTAATGATTTAATAAGAGACTTGCAGTGTGGATCTTATCTAGAGTTGGGGATAGCGGCTGCCGATACATGGAATGCTGTTACTTGTCAAAATAAAGTCGGTATTGATAGTAACCCCAACATACGAGTGCCTGGTGTTATTTGTAATACAACAGATGAATACTTCAAATCCCTGGATCCTACTGTTAAATTTGATCTCATTTACATTGACGCATATCATGAAAAAAATCAAGTCAAAAGAGATTTTTGCAACAGCTGGAACCACTTGAATCCAGGCGGCACAATTGTAATGCATGATATTAACCCACTATCTTCTGAAGCTACAAGTGCATTTGCCAATCATAATTGTTTTGCATTTTGGATTGGTTTGGTTAATGCCTACCAATCAAGATTGGCAGTTTTCAGTGGTGGCACTATTTGTGGAAAATACGACAGCGTCGGGTTATACTACAAGAATGATGAAGCAATCGATTCAAATAATTTAAATGTGGATCATAGTTATGAGTATTTCGATAACAACAGGGAAACCTTGATTAAAAAGCTAGAGCTATCATACAATGATATTATTGCAAAATATTCACAATTTAAATGACAACAAACACATCAACTTGTAGCAATTTGAATATATTTCTTTTTGATCTTGAAGAATCTACACACACTGGTAAATATGTTGTATCAGCGTTTGCAAATTAAAATTATGAAATTAGTTAAAAATAAAATTCGCACTGCAGGTTACTTTATCAAGAGATTGAGAGATAATGGGTTTATCGTACTTAAGATGTTCTTTAGATATGGTAAACACGATGCACGTCGCTGGACTGTGTTAGTTGATCCAAGTGGCGCATCAGTGTTCATTACTTGTTATGAGAACAAGGACTTTATGAATGAAATTATGTTTGAGTTTAATGATGGTGGCGTAAAGTTTCCTAAGAACTTTAGTATTAAAACCGATTCATTGGAAGTTATCATACATCACTTGATTACAAGTGGTGTATGCAATGAATACCCCACAAGTTTATATCACAAGAAACCAATAAATATTGTTGATGAAGAAGAGGAAAGATAATCCTGATTCAGGTGATGATGAGAGTATGAAGAAGAAAGAGGACAAGCTAAAGCAATCGCAAGAATTAGATAAAATTCTCAAGGCTGCACTTAATAATTATTTGATGTCCCAAGTGTCAGAAGTAAAAAGCCGAACCCGGGATATTGATGCTCTTAAAGCTACTATAGAAGAATTTTTAAACAGCTACATATTGCTGGGGTATTCACCTGTGGGTGAACCAGTGCATGTTGTGTCCGCGCACAATCAACAAGAGGCTGATTCACTATCTGCTTTGTTAAATAAGTTTCTTTTGAATCAGAATGAAAGACCGGATCAAGGTTTTCCTTTCTAACCAAAATGATTATCATCTTAGGCGGCGGATTTATAGGCGCGCAACTCCACAGCTTTTTAAACTGCAAATATTTCAACGTAAAGCTTGTAACCAGATCAGATATTGATTACTCTAACGAGAAGATTTTAACTGATTTTTTGTTAGCTAATAAACCACGATTTATAATTAATTGTTCAGGGTACACTGGTTACCCGAATGTGGATAGCTGTGAAACAGACCGCGAAACTTGCTTGAGATATAATGTGCAAGTACCGCTCAATGTTTGCAATGTGTGTGCAAAACTTGGCATCAAGGTCATACATGTTTCATCTGGTTGCATATACAATGGATATGAAAAAGATTACACAGAAGAGGATGTGCCTGACTTTGGAATTTTTAATAATGAGTCTAGCTTTTATTCAAAAACAAAGCACATGTTTGAAGTGGCATGTGCACCCTTCTTGCACAACACAGCCATACTGCGCGTCCGCATGCCCTTCACAAACACTACAGATCACAAAAACTACCTGCATAAATTGTACAAATACAGCAATCTCATCAACTTGAAGAATAGCGTCACGTATTTGGAGGATTTGAACCGCTTCATTTTCACTCTTTGTCAGGCCAACAATTTTAAAGGCGGTGCATACAATGTAGTTAGTTCAGAGCCAGTGCTTGCAGCTGATGTTGTTTCAATCTTCAAGAGCAATGGCATGGACAACACAGCATGGCGTTTCGTGGATTTGAGTGAACTTGATATCAAAGCTAACCGATCAAATTGTGTGCTTTCAAATAAAAAGATCATTGAACTGGGATTTGCTTTTCCAAACGCACATGCTGCCATGGATAAGTGCATAAAAGATATGAAGCAGTTGCTTGTATGAATATTTTAAAATATTTCAAAAAGCTTGTAAAGCAATACACCCCAGGCACCATATTTGCATACAAAAAGGGTTTATATACTGGCAAGATGATTGTATTGATCAGCAACAATGATGATCACAAGGCATTTCTTTTGCTGCCAAACATGCTACCGTATACTGTTAATCATAAGGATTTTAGCTATTTACTTGCCACAGATGAACTTGAATACGTGGAAGAATTGCCAACCCATGTTTATGATATAATCAAAGCTCAGTATTTAAAAAACATCCATGCGGTGTAAATAATGACATGAGTAATAATAACCCCGGTAATTTTGTCAGAGCTACTGGCATAGTTTCGCCCATAAGTGGGCAATTGTCCAAGCCCAAAATTGTGGAACGCATTGTGGATGGCAAGCTTCATGTGGAAGCACATTGGTATGATCCCGCTAGCGGCTCTTTTATCCGCAAAGGCACAGTTGAAGTGAGAGACTTGCCTCAAAACAAATAATATTGTTTTCTCTTAAACTTCATACATAATACATGTGTGATACTATTACCTGAGGAGTTCATTGTAACTAAATTCTTACAACATGCAGGTTACGCAAAGTATAAGCGGTTAGCTAATGTGTATGAAGGTGGCTGTCCCATGTGCAGGGAGGGCAAGAGCTGGGGAAGCAAGCGTAGGTTATTTTACCTACCAAAAAAGAAAGTTATATGCTGTCACAATTGTGGTTGGTACAGCACACCTTTAACTTGGATAAAGAAAGTTAGTGGTGCAGATGATATTGAGATTATAAGAGAAATAAAGGGATTCAGCTATAACATTGTGCAGGATTTATCCAAACAGAGTGAGGAACCAAAAAAAGAGATTATCAGAAGCACCTTGCCAGACAACTGCATAAATTTAAATGACCCCTCGCAAACAAATTTCTATAAGAATGAAAAGGTTGTGCAGCTTGCATTAGCTTATGTCAAAGAAAGAAGACTCAATACTTGCATTAACGCACCACCAACGTTCTATGTGTCATTGACAGATGTTGTGCACAAGAACAGACTTGTCATACCTTTCTTCTATAATAAAGAAATTATCTTCTATCAAACACGCACCCTGCTACAAGCAGACAACAAGACCAAACCCAAGTACCTCTCCAAGATTTCTGGTGAGAAGTCTTTGTTCAACATTGATAATGTGAAGGATGACTTGGATTGCATCTTTATTTTTGAGGGTCCCATTGATTCGTGTTTTGTCAAGAATGGGGTGAGCGTTACTGGCATTCAGGAACGAAGCAAGCAAACGTTCAATGAGCTACAAAAGAAGCAACTGGATCAATACAAGTTCCACAAGCGTATTTTTGTGCTTGATTCACAATGGCAAGATGAAGCAAGCATGAGAAAGACCAGAATTTTATTACAACAAAACGAATGTGTGTTCATATGGCCAGAGAAGCTGGGCAAAAAATTTAAAGATTTTAATGACATATGCATGCACACACAACGAGATTTCATCAAGCCAGAGATTGTGCTGAACCATGCTTTTGATGGCGTGAAGGGGTTAGTACAATTAAGCAGAATTAAGCGTTATCGTTAGAACCTGCAATCAAGTAACCCTTGAGTGACTCTGCAAGAGAACTCAGATCCACTGCAACACGTGCAATCTTCTTTGTCTCACTGCGCGCAATTTTTTCAAACATGGAATCACAACCTGACTTGTGCAGTTTTGTTTGAATGGACTCATCATTCACACCATTGAGATAGTTAATGAATTCATCTATTCTGCCAATCCATGACTCCAGCTCTCCCAATTGGTGTGCTTGTGATTCTTGTTTGGCCTGTGACACTTGATCGCTGCCTGGTGTGGCACCAAATTGCTTAACGTCTGTTGTTTGCAGCTGTTGATTTGCAGCTTCTTGATCGGCTGTGGGTTGCACTGCAGCTTCATCGGCTTCAAACAAGGAAATAAATCTATCGGAAAAACTTTTCATAGTCATAATTACATTAAATATTTATATGATCTCGTTCAAAAAAATGTGTGAAGATGCACAAATGTATTCGGGTGACCGATATGTTGCAGGCATAGCTTCACGTGAGCTCAAGTCAAACCCCATTAGCATAGCAGATTTGTATGGTAATCAAGATCAATACCCAAATAAGCAGAATATTGCACGTGTTACTCCTTCAGAATTAACAAACATATTAGATTTACTTGGCCAATTGTATTTGATCTGCGAGAATCTATTCACCAAATACAACTTGGCATTGGGCAACCCCACAATCAAGAACAAATTGCTTCTGAAGTTGGCGCTGTTGATTGTCAGAAAAATGTATGCTGCAACTAAGAAATTAGCAAACATTACGAGAAAAGTAGTTGATAGTTAATGTATTTCCGTTACCATATGTCTTGTGATTAGTATTATCAAGAGCATCATGACAACGCTTGTTGTCAGCACAGCCATCACAATCTTGCTGCTTCCCATACAGCCACATTATGTCACCGGTTTCCTACTAACAACCATCATACAGTTTATTGTTTTTTATGTAGTAGGCAGTGTCATGGAGTTTATTGGTGAATTGAAATTGAAAGAGATAAATGCTTTCAAGTTGCAAGAACTTTCAAGACAGAGCATGGAGGTGGTGTGTCCCTGTTTCAAGAAGATCAAAGAAATCATACCCATTGATTTGAACTCTAAGAATTCTTACAGGTGCAATGATTGTGGCAAGACCAACAGCATTGTTATTACTGCAGAAACTGCACATACTACAGAGCCAATTAGTGGTTTTGAGCCACCTGTATGATTGAATTTAAAGAAGTGCCACCCACATCAATTCATGCAACTCTGCCTGTTGCTGCAGATTATAGCCAATTCAAACCACTAGCTGAAGCATTATTTTCTAAGAAAGATATAAACAGCGGCGCCATTCTTACATATCCTATAACAACTGTGGGTGATTTCATGGATGTCTTTTTTTTACTTTTAAAAGAAATTACTATTCAGAATGCTGACTTGAATAACGAATTATATCAAGCACAAACCATCCTTAAATCCATCTACAAAGAAAATAATAACTTAGAAAAGCTGTTGACTATGTTGCTGGGTACCATTATAAAAAGATATGAATACAAAACAAACAATACAAGTACAAACTAAAACGACAACTGAAGAGCTCACGCTGGAGTGTGCTGCACGGTGGCTTTCTCTCATGGAAGCTATTTATATAGTAGGAAAAAAAGCCGATAATCTAGGAATCAATATTGACAAAAATATGTCCTGGATCAAGCCCATCAGCTTTCAAAAATATATGGATGAGAGACTGCCCTCCATGGTCAACGAGATAGAATTAGATTTGGGTATTTTCAAGGGCGGGTTAGAGCGCTGCAACACAAGCAAAGCAAAGATTGCAAGCCAAGAAGCAGATGAAGTGGACAGCGTTACAACTTACTCGTAATCACCATACACACTAGTATTATTTGTACCATCAAATACAGTTGTCTTTGACAACACGTTCACATCAAATGGATAGTTCTTGGTGGCACCAATGGCATTTGCATCTTTTGCATCATCAAACACCTGTGTGTTTCCTTTTTCTGCTGTGAGGCCCGGCTCGAAACTAGTTTCATACCTCTTGGCTTTTAGCAACCAAACATAATGACCCAACAGTGGGTTGATTTTGTTTATATCTTGATCCAACCGCTCTGTAATTTCAAACAGCTTGCCGTCTCGTTCACCTGGTCTATCAGAACCATATTCTGTTAATTTGAACACATCACCTGATTTGGGTTCAATGGTGTAGCCATGAAATAAAGCAGACAATGAAGGAGTGTTGTATGCCTCATAAAAAGAACTTATGTGTATGTACATGGTGATGTCATCATCTGACTGAAACCCATACTTGCTCAATAACAGTGAATTCTCATTCAGATCAATGTATGTGATGAAATTGATGGGTATGCCATATACTGATGCGGGTTGTTCACCATAAAAATTATCACCGGAAAGAACTGGGTTGTATGTGTTGACATAGTATGTTACCCGAGTCCCATACAGGTTAATCTGTTCTCTGTACACATTTGATACCATATCACGTTCACATTGATTGGTACCCTTGTCCATGAACCGGAAACATGTGTTCTCAGTTGTGTTGGATGGCAGAGGGTAAAACCTCACATCTGGATTGCCGGTATACCTATCAATGCTCATATTACCTTTGCATCATGTATCGGTTTGTTTGTTTATCAAAATACACGCTGATTCCTGTGTTGCCAAGCTTCTTAACTTCACCTGGCAGAATAATACCTATATTGAACCTTTGCTTGAGTTTGTTTAGCTCAGAAGGTGACAACACCTTTACACCTGTTTTGCCTTTGCGTAAATTATCCAGCTTGGCAAACGATCCCATGTCTGGTTGATGCATGTCAGGTACAAATTCTCTGTGCTTGCGGTTTATGCCCGATCGACCTATTGCATGATGGTGTCGTTTCTTTGTGCCTATCTTCATGCCCACAATCTTGTCCACGTTCTTTTTATTTGACTTGGCAAAGTAGTCCTTGAAGGTCATAAAGGTATTTAAGCAAAAAAAACCCCTCTTTGGGAGGGGTTTAAAAACTTTTTTTTAATCTATTTTAGAGGTTAAATGCTGACTTACCGGCGACAATCTTGGAGCTAACTACGTTTGCTTTGCCCTTGACTGAGGTAGGAGCGCCACCGCTAACACCACCACCCACTAGGGCATGGCCTTTTTCACCATCTGCGCCAACCTTATCAGTGTACTTACCGTCGCCACCTTTACCAGCCTTCTTACCAGCTGTTGATACTTCACTTGGAACGACATTGGAACCTGACGAAACTTTGTTCAATCCTTTGTTGAGCTTCTCTGCATCAACCACTGCATGGCCGACTTCTTCTGCATCTACTGCTTCACCAGCAACTTCACGTGCTTCTTCTTGTTGCTCGTGTCCCATTTCAGAATTCTCTTCACCTGCACCCTCTTCATCAGTGACATCTTCATCAGCAGGGCACTTCTCGTGAGCCAGTTGCAGAAGCTCCAATGCCTTGGCAATGAGCTCTTTGGAGTTCATCTCAGCTTCAGACTTTGCACCTTCATCACCAGTGTCGATGTCCAGCTGCTGTGCATCCAGAGCCTCCATGTCCTGGGGCTGGCCTTCGCCACCCATCACATCTTCGTAAAGTTTGTCAAAAATAGATTTATTGTTCATGAAATTATTTATATTCTCTTTCACCTTTTTTTTCACATTATTTGAAAATTTCTCTGGTTCGTAGTGATTATCTTCACCTTTGTTGGTCTTAGGATCCACAATGTTCTTGTTGAACCCATCAGCATTCTCTGGGCCTGAGTCTTTATGAAAGTAAGGTTGTGCAGGCTGACCATCATCTTGCAGAGGCTCTGTTATTTTAACAGAAGGAATTGCATGCAGTGGTTTGCCAGGCTTGGTGCCAAATTTGGCTTTTGGGTCAGCCAGCTTGGTTGCTTCATAGAGAGCTGATAAATCTAATAGGTCGCGAACTTTATTCATATAAGTATTTATGGTATGCACAGCAAAGAAAACAAATTTTATTTAGGCAATAAGAACTTACCCACACCTGAAACAAAATTTGAGTGGACGCCAGTCATGTTGGCTGAGCTCAAGAAATGTAGCAAAAATATATTACACTTTGCTGAAAACTATTTTTACATTGTGAATCTGGACAGAGGCAAAGAGAAGATAAAACTACACAATTATCAAAGAAGAATTTTAAGATCCTTGCGTGACAACAGATTTGTTTGCTTCCTATCATCCAGACAAAGCGGCAAAACCACATTGATGACCATATATGCACTGTGGATATCATGTTTCTTTGATGACCAACGCATTCTTCTTGTGGCAAACAAGGAGCAAACTGCAATCAACATTTTCAAACGTGTGCGAATGGCATATGAACAGCTTCCAAATTATTTGAAACCCGGTGCCATTGAGTATGGTAAAACATCCATGGTGCTTGGCAATGGCAGCAGCATTGGCATATCCACAACATCCTCGGATGCAGGCAGAGGTGACAGTTGCAACGTGCTCATCTTGGATGAGTTGGCATTCATTGATGATGGCATGGTGCAAGATTTTTGGAAATCTGTGTACCCCATCATCTCTTCATCTAAGAAATCAAAAATATTTGTTGCCAGCACTCCTAATGGAACTGGCAACTTGTTTCACGAATTGTATTCTGGTGCTATAGAAGATTCAAATGGATGGAAAGCGGAAAGAGTAGATTGGTGGGAAGTGCCTGGTCGTGATGAAGAGTGGAAAGAGAAAACAATTCGTTCACTGGGCAACAGAGAATACTTTGATCAAGAGTTTGGTAATGTGTTCCTGCAATCAGGTGAAAGTTCTCTATCAGAAAAACTTTTCGAGGAACTAAAAGGTGGATGCAAGGACCCAGAGTTTGTTTTTGAAAATGGCAAATACAGAGTGTGGGAAGAGCCTAATGAAAAAAATATTTACGTTGTTGGGGTGGATGTGGCTGAAGGTGTCAGCAACAATTACAGCGTGGTTCAAATACTGGATATTACAAATTTAAAAGAAATCAAGCAAGTGGCTGTGTATGGTGATAATAACATTACGCCTTTTAACTTTATCTCTAAACTTTTAGAAATTTTAAAACAATGGGGCTCACCACCGGTGTTAATTGAAAGGAACAATTGCGGTGCTCAAGTTGTGGATCAACTGAAATTAACACATCACTATGAAAACATTGTTTCTTACTCACCAAAAATTAACGGTCAAGAATATGCAAACCGGGTTGGTGTTGTGGCACACACAAATTCAAAATACAAAGGTGTCACTAACATGCGCTACTGGGTGAATGAATTGAAGGTTGTGAAGCTCTTTGATAGAGACACAGTGCTGGAATTAAAAAACTTTGTGCGCTATCCCAATGGTACATGGGCTGCACGTCAAGGAGATCACAACGATGACAGGGTGATGTCTCTCATATGGGCTTTGATAATTCTTGAAAATGAAGTGTGTGAAAAATATTTTGACATCATAGAGTATGATACCAACCGCAAGCCACTGCTTTTGAAGCTGTTTGATTATGGCATAAGAAGCTTCATGAAACCATCAACTTACCTAAATAATGAGAAGGGTTATGATGAAAACAGCAACAACATGCCCATCATTATCACAGGCAATAACAACGACCCATTTGAAATTGATGATCTCACATCACAAGGCTGGAAGAGGCTAAATGTCAACTAACTACACACAGTCACCTTTCAATAAGCAACGCAAAGATAAATTTCTTTTTGTGATGTCTCTGCCTGAAGCCTTGAGAGATATCAACAAAAAAATTACTCGCTCCACTACAAACATTCAGTTCGATTCCATCTCTTTCTCAGTGTACGGCGTTGTGGTGCCAAGTGTATCCATAAATGAAGTTGCTACCAGATATGCAGGGCAAACCTTGCATGTATCTTCAGAATCACGGCCACCCTACACAAATGTCACTGTTAATTTCACTATAGATAACTATTTCAACAACTACTGGGCAATATACAGCTGGTTGGATTTAATTAACAATCAAAAATATAATGACCTGGATAACAGGGATTTGGTAGCTGGTACCACATCAGAAGTGTACAAATCTATCTTTACTTTGTATGGTCTGGACGAGTATGACAACAGAGTTATTCAATTTGACTTCACAAAAGCATTTCCCACGTCTTTAGGAGAAATAAATTATAGCTATAGAGATGCAGCTCAAATAGACACTTCTTTTGATTTTGCTTTTGATCAACTCATAACAAAATTGATAACTCCCACTGAAACACAACCAACAACTACAACTAATTTATAAAAAGCAAAGAATTTTGTAACGAAAAGATATAAATAATTTCAGTATGGCAAGAACAATCCAAAGTCCCGGTGTACAAGTAAGCGAATTTGATTTTTCACTAAGAGCAGCAACCAACGATACAACCAATGTATTAGTTGCAGGATTTGCTGCACAAGGTCCCACATATGAACCCATTATAGTTTCGACACTTTCCGAATTTGAAGCAATATACGGCACACCCACAAATGGTGCTGAAAGGTATTTCTATCACACTGCAAAAGCTGTACTGGCAAGCCCTGCCACAATTTATGCTAGCAGAATTGCATATGGCCCGGCTTTAGGTGATGGGTATGGATCCAAATACACTGCATTGGTTTATCCTGTGCGTGGCAAAGTTGCAGGCACTGGTGATATTCAGACAAATTTACAATTAATCAGTGGTGATGGAGACATGTATGTGTTGGGACGTCCCAACTTGGTTGAACTGTCAGATGTTGATTACCAGAACATACAGAATGGCAGTGCATTCACATGGTCTGCAAATACTGACTCCAGCAACGGTGTCATTACTTCAGTTGGTAGCTTCGGTCAAGCAGGTGTAATCATTATCAACAAGCAGAAGTACACCACCAATACAAATTTTGAGGGGTATTATGTTGGCTTGATTGACAACACAACAGTTAACCCACAAGTAGATTACCGTGGCATCAATGATGCACTCACAGTCAGCTTGACTGGTACCAGATCTGGCGGATTAAATTCCACATACACACCGCTGCTACCATCTAGACTCAATTTTGCACTTAGCGCCACATTCACAGGCATTGATGGATCTGTGTCACAAGACATGGAGTTCACAACTTTCAACATTGGCACCACTGCATTCAGAGATTGCTTGAATGTTGGATTGTTCAAATTGAGACAAACCGTTTTCTCACCAACAGTGTTGCAACTAAGCAAATCACTGATGGAACCATATGTGGGTTCAATCAATTATTACCGCCAACAGTTTCCTGAGAATGGTGGCGCAGCACAGAGCTTCTTTATTGGTGATGTGGATGACACGTCCACATCAATTGAAATACTGGTTAACCCCTACGTTTCTAAAAGAGATTTAAGCACAAACAATTCTACCGCAGCTGGAAATCCTAAAGTAGCAATCCGCGTGTTGGGTAGTGGTCTTCGATATGCTGCACAACTTGATCCAACATTCACAGGCATCACACCCCAGCAAGTTGATTCGTTTATCGCATCAGGGGATGGGATTGGCGATGCAGGTGCATTGTTCCCTCTTGGTTCTTACACACTGGATAATCCATACACAAAGAGTATTGGAAATGTGCCAGGCAAAGTTAATAAACTGTTACAAAAATTTGAGAATTATGATGTGTACCCACTGACATTGACTGTTGAAGGCGGTCTTGGAACAATATATGCAAGTGCGTCCGCTAATAATGACATATTTGACGATTACAAATACATCACTGGTTACAATGGTTTATCATCTTCAACTGGAATCACAGGTGATGCTAAAGGTTTGAGAGATTGCTATGCAAGTGTGTTTGAAGAATTCAGAGTGTTTGCACAGGATGTGCGCAAAGATCACATGTTCATCGCTGATGCACCGTTGCCCATCTTTATTCAAGGCAAAAATGTTAAGACAATTGAAAGACCGGATACCAACTTCACATCCAACATCTACTGGCCACTACGCAATGTGTATGACTCAGTTAATTCAAGCTATGTGTGCGTGTATGCCAATTGTGCCCGGGTGAACGACGCTGCATCAAGCGCACAAGTCTGGGTGCCTTTCTCAGGTTTTGCAGCAAACTTGATGGCAAGAACTGATACCAATTTCCAGCCATGGTTTGCACCAGCCGGGTTTAATCGTGGCAATGTTGCTGGAGCTGTTGACATTGCTCTGTACCCCAAGCAAAAGCAACGAGATCAATTATACAAGATTGGCATGAACCCAGTTGCATTCTTTCCTGCTGAGGGATTTGTTGTGTATGGACAGAAAACACTGCAACGGCAACCAAGTGCATTTGATCGCATCAATGTGCGCCGGTTGTTCATAAATCTTGAAACACTGGTACGCAACACTGTGAAGAGTTTCATATTTGAACCCAACACATTGTTCACACGCACACAAGTGATTAACACAATAACACCATTTTTTGAGAATGCTAAAAATACTGCTGGTGTATATGACTACTTGATCATATGTGATGAAAAAAATAATACACCTTCTGTAATTGATGACAACACCATGGTTGTTGATATCTACCTCAAGCCTACCAGGACAGCAGAGTATATCCTTGTGAACTTCTTTGCAACAAAGACAAGCCAGGACTTTAACGAAATTATTGCATAACGAATAAATATTTTTATGGCAGATGTAAATCAATTAATATCAGACTTCTACAGAGTAGCGCAAGAGAGAGATTTCGCGCGCGACTTTCAATTCAGAGTGCTTTCAATCAATGCTGGCGATTCTGGTGTAACTTTTGATAATAATGATTTGGTGTATATTCGTACTGCAACATTACCTGAGAGAGCAATTACAAACAAACAAGTACCTTACATGGGTCTTAATTTTAACGTGCCAGGCAACGCTACATACCCAAACAGCGAAGCTTATCAAGTGGAGTTTTACGCAGATGCACAATCGCAACTCCGGCAGAAGTTTGAAGATTGGTCCAGAAGCACATTTGATGATGCCAACAGCACAGGCAATTATTTCACACCAAAACAGAATTCTACAATTGACTTGGTTCAACTTGATTCCAAACTTGCAAAAGTGGCTCAATATCAATTGGTGGGTGTTTCAGTGCGTAATGTTGGTGCACTCACATACAACATTGCTGACGGAACAGGTGAAATCCTAAGATTCACTGCCACACTAGCTTATCATTACTGGAAAAGAGTCTCGTAATTCTCGCAACAGTTCATTAAATATTTTTAATGAACAACCCCATAACAGACGCAGCGTCTGGCCTGGCTCAAAACGCACAAGGTTTAATTACAGGACAAAACCCACTATTTGCTCCACAAGTAACCAATTTATTTGGATTCAATATACCTGCAGTGCCTTTGATTGGTGTTCGCGATTACTTTCTCACACAAATGGAATCGTGGTCCACTTCCATTCCATTGCGCACACAATGGATTGTGTTGATTGACAGATACCCTGCAGCATTAAATTCTAGAATTATACAAGGCCTGGAAATTATTGGTGGTGACAAAAAGGGGTATGACATTGACCCTGCATTGACCATACTCAAGAGCTACCCCCTGCAAAGAATCATAGGTTGTTTGTTTGCGTCATCTGTTTCCATCCCACCTGAAACTCTGGATACTGATTTTGCTACTATTAAAAATAACAGAGGATTTCTTGGTGGTCCAGTAAGTTCTGAGCGTCAGAAATACGGTTCTTTCTTGCGCATAGGATTCAGAGAGACCAACACATCATTTGTGGATGTGGTAATCAGGCCTTGGGTCATACTGGCATCACACATGGGGTTTGCAGCTCGACCTGGCGACCTGGGTGGCAAGCGCGATTATTACAACGTCAAAACAGACATCACAATCATGCAGTATGCACAAACCTATCAGAACATATCCATGGTGCCTAGAAAGGTTTGGCAGTTTTATAACTGTGTGCCAGTCACATTGGATGCAGAAGAAGCTGTGTATGATCCTAGTGGTGAGGTGCTCGATATTTTTCAAACAAGCTGGATATTTTCTCACTACACTGTGACACCCAACTTGTATTTCCCACTTGTCAACATAATTAAGCGTATAGAACAAGGTCAGCTACCAGTTATCTCACCAGTGCAGAGCGGGTTCCAGGGCGGTTTTGGTAGTATTAACCCGTTCGGCTTGATATGATCAATAGATTTAAATTAAAATTATATGTTCCCAGCTTAGACGACAGAGTTTATTTTGATGAACTCAAGAATTTTTATCTGTTAAATATTCTCAAGTTTACAACAAACAAAGATAGCAAAGGGCTTGCTGAATACTTTGAGTATGTTATCAGGGATCTAATACAAGACAAGTCTCTGTTTCATCAGTTAGATAGCTTTGATAAATTTATTATATTATTACAATTCAAAGCAATTAATATAAACCCTGAATTAAAGTTTAAAATAAATGTCAAAGACGAGAGCAAGGTGCTGGCATATGATATTTTTCAAGAAATAAAAAATTTAACTGAAGCTAAGCTAGTCAAGGAGAAGGTACTCAAAATCGATCACAATTTTTCTGTACACTTGAGCATACCATTGAAACTTTACATTGAAAATTTTGATGATGTTTTTCTTAATTGCATAAAATTTGTAAAAATAGATGATCAAAGCTTTAGCTTTGATGCGCTCACTGATGACGAACAAAACCAAATATTTGAAAGCATATCTGGTAGCTTCTTAAATCAAATCATGGAATTTTTAAATGAAAGCAAGAAGAGTTGCCAGAACGTTAATTTTCTTAAAGTTAATAACTACATTGAAGAGCTCAACAGCTTGAAGTTAGATTTTTTTAATAATTCCATGCTGGGTTTTCTTGAATTGATATACTCTGAAGATTTAAAAAATTTATTTGAATTAATCTACGTTTTAATTAATAAGGTTAAGCTGGGCTTGACAGAATTCTACGACTTGGTACCATCCGAATCATTATTACTCTATGCACTCTATGCAAAAGATGTTAAAACACAGAACGAAGAGATGGAAAAATCAACCAAAAAATCTAGCATACCGTTGCAAACTTCGCCATAACCTTTAAATAGTTGTAATGAGCTCAGATATCCTGCTGCAAAAGCTTAAAGAAATAAGCAACAAAAGCATAGATGTTTATATACCTTCTTTAGATAGGGACATACCTTTCAAGTCCCTTAACATCAAACAACAAAAAGAAATCATAAAGGCTTCTTTTGATAAGAACATACCAGGTATTTCTTTCAACAACATTTTAAATAGCATAATCAAAGAGAATTGTCAAGAGCAGCACATGGAATTGCTTGTTACAGACAGACCATCCATTGCCATTGCATTGCGTAAAAACATTTTTGGAACCAAGATTAAGAATGCAGTTAAAACTGAAACACTGGATGAAGAGAGTGTTGAGTTTGATCTTGAACAAGTAATCCAAACAAAAGCCAAGCTTGACATCACCACACTAAGAACAGTTAAATCGGATGTGCTTGAAGTGCAATTAAAAATACCCACACTTGCTACTGACAGCCGGGTCAACAAAGAAAGCCAAAAAGTGTTGTCACACCTGGTTGAGCAAAACAATACCATCAAAGATCTCATCAGTGAATTGTTTGTGTATGAGCTTGTGAAATTCATTGATTATGTGGAAGTGCTTGACGTAGGCAAGGTGATTTTTGCAGAAATTAATGTGGCAGATCAAATTAATATTGTGGAAAGCCTGACTGCAGAGGTGAACAAGAATATAATGGAATACATTGAACAAATAAGAGCTTTTGAAAAGAAATACCTCTCTTTCACCAAGAATAACAAAGAATACAATATCAATTTAGACGCATCATTCTTTAGTAACGAATAAGTATTGTTATACTTATGGCGGATAATATTGACGTAGCTCAAGTGGTAGGAGATCTAGTCACTGCACTAGACAAAATGAATATCAAGCTTGATAAAATGCAAGCTGATTCAGTTTATATAGACGAATTTAAGAAGAGCAAGAATGCAAAGTTTAAGACGTTTGCCGATTTAATTAAGAAAGAATTCAAAGACTATCTAAAGAACATGTTGGTTCCTGCTGGAGGCATTGCGACTTCCAAGACAGGCAAGCAAGAAGGGCAAGCTTCAGATTTAGCTGAATCAGGTGCAGAGAAGATAGGCGGTCCCATTTCAAAAGTAAGAGTTGAAGAAATAAATCCTGCAGTTTTTAAAATGCTTCGCGATCTTCTCAGAGACACATTCAAGCAAAAAGAAGAAAAAGAAGAAATAAAAAAGAAAGGTGGCATGGTCTGGATTTTTGGTTTGCTAGCTCTGCTCAGTGGTGTCATAGTAGGTGTCATTGAGTGGATTCGTGAGCGCTTTAAAATGATCAAATCAATGCTCAGAGGACTCAAAATATTTGAATGGATAGCGGATGGTTTTAGATTTCTGAGGTCCAGAATATTTGCAGCTGCAGAGTTCATTTACAAACAGCTCAAAGAAACCAGGTTGTTCAAATCACTGGAACGAATTTGGGAAGGCATCATTGCATCCATCCGTGAGTCTAGTTTTGTTAAAAAGCTTAGAACCTTTTTCAGTGAAGAGTCGTTTGTTGGCAGACTGTTTAAAAACATGGGTGCTTTCTTCAAGGGTGAAGGACGCGCAGGTGGTGTCGTGCGATCCATTGGCAGAGTATTTGAAATTATGAAGAATGCTTTGCGTGGTGTGGGTGGTGTGATAAAGAGTCTCATAGGTGCAATCAAGGGTGCAGGTGCATTTGTCATGAATCTCATCAAGCGCTCTCCAATGTTTGCCATAGGCAAGACCATAGGCAGATTGCTTGGTCCATTGTTCATTGTGTTTGAACTTATTACCAACACAATTGACAGCATCAAGCAACAAGGGTTCACTTTCAAAGCAGTACTTGATGGTGTGTTGGGTGGATTGCTCAGTTTCTTTACACTGGGAATACTAAACTTTGAGAACATTAAAAAGTTAACTGATCAAATATCTGCGGCTTTTCAGGAAGGCAATTTTGTGGAAGGCATATTGCGAATACTTTTAGGAATTCCTGATTTGATATTTCAGGGCATAGGCAAAATAGCCACATGGATATCTGGTTTTTTTGGTGATGATATAAAGAAGAAAGTAGAAAATTTTTTTAACGTTTCTTTTACCGACAAGGTGCTGCTAGTTATTAAAGATGTGATGAATGTTCTGCTATGGCCTATTAACAAGACATTAGAAATTTTAAAGAATGTGTTCAACATAGATGTAGTAAAGTGGTTGAGAGAACATGTGCCTGCACCATTGCTAGGTATCTTTGATAAAATAGTAAAGGGCGCAACTGATACAAAAGAAAGACCGGCACAGCCCATGGATCAAACAAAATTAGATCAAGCTAAAATTGCAAAAGAAGAGCAAAAAGCTGGTAGCATGTTTGATTGGTTTAACAAAAAAGATGAAGATCAACCTGTGGGTATTGAAAAAGTTGAAGACAATGATTACGCTGAAGATGATGAGTATACAAAAGCTTCTGATCTGCCTCTTGTAACAACAGGCAGAGCTCCAGAATTAACAGCAAACAAATTAACACAAGAAAATATTTTTGACAGTGATAAAATTATTGCAGTATTGCAAAAACAGCTGGAAATAATGACACAAACTAAGAATTATCTGGAAACTCTCAAATCTACTAATAATGTTGCAACCAGTGTGAACAATCAAAGTGTTGTTAATATGAGCGGCAATTCTGGTGTATCATCTTGGCGCCAAGGTGTTATTGCAAGATAATTGCTTGATTAAATAATAATATGGCTTCTTCTTATCTATGGCAGTTTTCGCAGGATCTCTCGAAAACAAAAATATACAAAAGCACGCCACCCACTCTCATCCCTGCCAATACTAGAGCTGTTAATTCTGAAAGCCCCAATTATCTTAAATCTTCTTTTGCAACCCCATATAATGTGGATGTGGTAAACTCCTTCTATTGGACTATACAGAATCCAAAGACACGGGCAGGCCAGCTGTACAGAAATGAAGTACCCAGAATAGAACTAATAGAAAAAAGAATTAAAATCAATGCAATTGTAAATCAAGCATTCTATGCAATTGCAACTGGTGTGTCAAAGACTGGTGATGTATCCAATGAAGTTGGACAATTTTTTAGTGATCAAGCAACAAAAATAAATGGCACCGGTGGCAGTTTGTTGGGTGGATTAGGCTCCAACATTACAAATGCAGTAGATTTTTTAAAAGACGGAGTCAGCAAATTAACTTCAAAAGTTGGGCTTACTAAAGATTTTAACGGAGTATTGGCGCCATATGAGGGGTTATATTTAACTGAAGACACTGGGTGGAAATACAACATACCGTATTTTGAGAACTTAAGCAATGAAGTGAGCAATGTATTCGGTGATTTGGATGGTAGTGCTTTTGCTGAACTGGCTCAAGGCATAGGCGCTTTTGTGAAAGCAGGTACCGATTTTATTAACATCAAAGAGCCTGGCACATACATTGAAAGAACAAAAATGTTTCAGTTTGCTGATGGTGGCGATGACATTACTTTCGAGTTCCCACTGATTAATACAGGCAATGCTACTTTTATTGATGTGGTAAGAAATTGGCAGTTAATATTTCTACTCATATATCAGAACAGACCTCAAAGAATTTCAAGAGACATTATTGAACCATGTGTATTATATGAAGCGTTAATACCAGGCATCAAGTACACACCCTTTGCCTATATCAAAAGATTGAATGTGGAATTTGTGGGTGCCAGGAGAACCATGTCCTTGCCCATACCTCAAATTGGATCTGGTGGACAAGTGCTAACAAATTCAGAAAGCTTTGAAACCATTATTCCAGATGCATACAAAGTTTCAATTACACTCACAAGCCTAGTTGCTGAAACAAGGAATTTTCTTTACTCCATGCTATATGAAAAGAAGAATCTGGTGTCTGCTTCCACTCGCAGTGGAGACATTGGCAGCATCTTAAATACTATAGGCACAGCAAACAACGGTCTGTTGGCTAACAGTAATCTCAACCCTACTAATGCCTTGAACGAAATACTACCAAACCTAGGAGTTAGCAACTTACCCACATGACACCTGATCAACAAGGACAGTTTCAAAATTCTGTAGATGATCTGCCAAGACTTCTACCTACTAGGTATGAAAATATATTTAAATTGTACAAAACCGAGTACAATCAATACTATTACAATATCCTCAACACAGTACAATTTCCGGATGATTTGAACCCTTCCGTTTATTATGAAATCACTGTTTCATCAAAAATGCCTTGGACCATGATAAGCTTCAATGAGTATGAGACCATGGATTTGTGGTGGTTGATATGCCTAGTGAATAAGATAGATAACCCGCTTAACTTTGCAGCAGTAGGCAACACTCTAAAAATTATAAGAAAAGAATTTCTTAAATTTGTGTTGGATGAAATCAGGCTAAAGTCGTAACATGGGAACATTCAACACATCTCTACCATCACCGGATACTGATAATATATATAGGTTTGGTGATAATACTGAATATTATTATGATTTAATACTATACAATGCAAATGAAGAGTTTGTGAGACTGAAAACTCAAGGAGTAAAAGAATTGATAATAAATGATAATTTTTTAGATTTCTTTCACAAAGGCACTCTCACTTTTCGCAATGATATTGATGCTATAGAAAAAATTACAACAGAGCCAAGCGGCACATCACAAAACTTCTTTGGTACCAATTTTGCCCCCTCCAAGGGCGGGCAAAACACTTTGCTCCCTTTTGCGTTTAGAGGTGATTGCCGTGATTATCTCATTGTGGATATATGCCCTCGTCTATATGATAACCAACCTAATTATAACAATGGTGAGCAGGTTAATAAAATATGGAGACTTAAATTTGTTTTTGCTATCTATGATATTGAAGACATAACTGGACAAACGGCAGATGAGAAATATAAAAAATTGCATTTTTGGGATTACAGTTATCAATTAATGACAGAGAGAAATATAGATTTTTCTACTGCGCAGTATGTCAAAGCTGCTGATAAAGTTAATTTGGATGATAGCGAACGAGCCATGAAAACAGGCTTAGCTGTGAAGCAAATAATTGAAAATACATTCCCTTCTACAGAAGGTTACACTCTTAAATTTGGCGAGTTTGATGAAGGTAGCACCAGTATATTCTATTCTTCACCTATTGCATCAAAAGCTTTATTTGACTATCAATACATTGATTCTTTTCATGTGAGCAGTCCCAGCAACAATTATGATTTCTGCGTACTACGCAAAGAGAGATACACAAATGAGTGGACTTACAAGTCACTTAAAAATTACTTTGACAATGCGTATGAGAGAAGAGTCACAAACAATCAGGATGGTGGTGGCGCTCTGCATTTAGAGAAATTTTTGGTGGGCAATTACAGTGACAGTAACAGCTCCAACTTCACAAACGTCACAAGAACACCAGTTAGTATAAAAAATAACGCTTATTTGCCCGATTATTCACAAATACAAAAATACAGATTTTTTCCTACTGCAGGCAATGATGTGCAGAATTTCATCACTACAAACCAAGTGCATGCGTATGATTCTATGAACAAAGAGTTCATCATTGATGTGCAAGAGAATGACTTCACAAGAATATTGGACATATTTGAAACAAATTATGTGCAGGCATTCAAGGGCAATGCCTCTGGACCCTGGTCCACTTTAACTAAAAACGAATACCGCAGAAATAATACCAATTATAATGCTGATTACAGTGTTGCTCTTTCTCGGGATCAAAGACTATCTGCAGGTAGAAATGCAGTGCTTAAAAAAGCATTGTTTTTAAACAATACAATTAATTTTGTAGCACCCGGGCTAACAATGCGACAAGCTGGCAGATTCATTTCAATTGACAGGGACAGCGCACAACCCAGCAACAAATTTGATGATAAATTTCTTGGCACATATTTTGTTGTGGAAGTTAATCACGTGTTTCGCGGTAATACATATGAAACAGAGATGACTTGTGTCAAGCCATACATCTTTTCTGATCCCAAGAATGTGGAGGATGTGGTATGAGTATTAAGACCATGGTACCACAGCTTTGCGACATTAACCTCGCATCATCCAAATACATACTTGAGAAGTATACTAATTATCTTGATTATCTTGGCAAATTTGTGGATCAAATAGAGACAGCCATCCTTTATAGAAACACTTTCTTTGATAACAACTCAATTGACACCCGGGTAGAATTTTTTAATAATCTACAAGAGAAGTTTAAAACTTTTAGCGAAGATTTTGTTGCATATTGGTATGAAATATACAGAAGCAATCCTGAGTTTTTAAAATCTAAAGTTACTAACAGTACTCTGGTGCTGGATAGTGATTGCATCGGTAAATTTACCAACTCAACATATGTTATTGACGACAGTGTGAGTCCAATTTCAGATTGGTCCATGAACAGCGCTCCGCCCCCCTCTTGCATACCTTACAACACATTGCAAAAAATTTCACCCTGGACAAAGCAGCTAATTGAAAGAGCTAGCTTCAGAACAACCAACATGTATCGGAGTAACATTGCAATGGTGCAACCAGTAGACACAAGCCCCATGCGCGCACATGGTACCAACCTGGTTACAGACGAACTATATTACACAAGAACTGTGTCCGAAATCAAACGCATAGCAATAGAAAAGATTACAAAAAAATTCGAAAAAGAAGTAAAAATCTTGTTACGTTACTGTAACATAAACGATAATGAAGCTCTGAACTATCAAGATGCAAAGCAAAACAAGAGCTTCATTGGACAGTATACGTTTGAAATGGAGATAGAGAGCGCAAGATACCAGGTGGATGTGTTATCAAATAGAATTAAGCAGCTAAAGAGTAGGTTATCTAATGAAGATGTTTTATCATCTGAACAAAGCGTAACAGTTAGTATCAATCAAAAGACAACTGCACAATTGGATAGGATTTATAAAGATAACCTGCTCACCCGCTTAGACCAGCTCATACCACGCAACATATACAAAACTATTGCTGTCATGGAACAAACAGAAGTAACACCTGCTTCAGATACATTTAAAGAATTGAATGCTGGTGTGGTACCTGACACAGTAACAAACGCAACTGCAGCACAACAGACATCAAGCCAAGGGAGTGCAATACCAGTAACATTTAATCACTTCTCAGACAATGTGTCTTACCCCACTTACCAGTCACCTGCATGGGCCACAGACGTTGCACAATGCTTGGGTGTGGGTGCCACTCTTGAAGCTTTCAATGGATTTGCTGATCCACTCACTGAGTTTGCAAATGCATCTTCTGCAGATTTTGATCTGTTTAGTTCATTGAGTGAAATTAAACCTTTTGGTATTGATCTAACAAATTTCACCATAGAACCCGACGCCATCTTGCTGCAGCTGCAAAGCATGCTGAATGCATTTGATGTATCCTCCATATCAACATTGTTTGGCTCTAATTTTGCAATACCATCCTTCACACTGGGTGAGTTGTTTGATAAAGCTGGTAAAGTAGGCGATCTCAAAGAAATAGCACTTAAACAAGCCACAGATGCTGCATTGAATACTATAAAAGATACAACGTTGAATATACTAGAAAGCTTGGCTTGTGGCACTGCTCAAACTGTTCTGGCAGGTGGTGGTGGCTTCGGTCCGCTCAGAAACCTGGCAGGTGGTATCGTCTGATGACACATCAATAACATTGGCTTCCTTGACAAGTTTCTTAAACATGTCCTCTCTTGTGCCAACAAGCATATCCTTGGCGTCACCTATGAGATCTCTCTTGAGATCATGATCCATTCTCTTCAAATCCTTGAGTGTATCACTCTTTTTATCTTGCACCATTATTTTGTTTAGTGTCTCAATTGCAGCAGATGTTGCATTGAGAAGCTCTGCATATGCAGACAAATCCTTTGCATCTGGTGCAGCATTCAAATACACATTTAAATTCTTCACCAAATCCAACCCTTCATTTATAACTGTGCTGGCACTCTCAATGATGTATTGCTCCAAATTATCCTTGGTCGCAGATTTGCGAATCTCCTTCTTAACCTCAGTATTCTTTTCCTTCAAAGCATCTATTATGTTGTCAATGTCATCACTATTATCAGGCATATGTAGTTATTTATCTTGATTTCTAGAATTTCATATTAATATTAGTACGTGAAGTTAGCACTTGAATTCATTAAAACACATGAGCATGCAAGATTGCCTTGCAAGAATCATGCAAACGACACTGGGTATGATGTGTACAGCATAGAGAATGTGTGCATACCTGCACGTGGATCCAACCTTGTGCCAGTGGGTCTGCAGTTTGCATGCATACCTGCAGGTTATTGGGTGCGTGTGGAATCACGCAGCGGATTAGGTTTCAAGCATGGGATAATGGCACACCCAGGAATTATTGACAATGGTTACCGTGGTGATGCAGGTATCAAGCTTTACAATCTCACAAACAACGATTACACTGTTAATCGCGGTGATAGAATTGCACAATTTGTAATGTATCCGTTGGCATCAGATGTGGCAATTGGGTTCACTGAGATTGCTTCAGAGTCTGATCGAGGTGACAAGGGCTTTGGAAGCTCTGGCAAATGAACTTCAATAATCTGTGGGTGGAGAAATATCGACCCAAATCTCTATCTGATATTGTTCTCACAAAAGAAACAAGATCAATCGTTACATCCTTCAAGGATAAGAAGGAGATACCCAACTTATTACTAATTGGCATACAAGGCATTGGCAAGACGTCTCTGGCAAAGATCATTGTTAATGACATTTTAGGGTGTCAATACCTGTACATAAATGCAAGTGATGAGAATGGCATTGATACCATACGGACCAAGGTGGTCAGCTTTTCCAAGACCAAGAGCTTTGATGGCAACATCAAGGTCATAATATTGGACGAAGTGGATGGTATCAGCCTTGAGGCACAGAAAGCTTTGAGAAACACAATGGAGGAATATTCTGCCAATACTCGCTTCATACTGACCGGTAATTATAAGCACAAAATCATACAAGCTCTGCAGAGCCGCTGTCAGGAGCTAAATTTGATACCACCTCTTGAGGGTATGGCCAAGCGAGTACTCACCATCTTGAGAGATGAAAATGTACAGCTTGATGAAGCACAGAAGAGGGACTTGGTAACGCTAATCAAGAAGCTATACCCTGATTTTAGAAAAATAATTAATGAAATTCAAAAATTTAGCAGCTCTGGTAGTCTGTCAATACCGCAGCTGTCCATTAATAATGATGTGGTTGTCAAGATTGTTGACTTCATTAAATTGAAGAAAAGCAATTTGGGCAGAAAGTATTACATTGAAAATGAAGAAAAGTTTCAAGGTGATTACACAACTCTGTTGCGTGAATTCTTCAATTTTATCAATGACACCATGGATTTTAATGACGAGAAAGCAAAAAGAGCATTATTAGTTATTTCTGAACATCTATACAGAAGTAGTTTTGTAGTGGATCAAGAGATTAATTTCTACAGCTGCATCATAGCGCTGGAAGGATTAATAATTTAGCGTTTGGGCAAGTAGCGGTGCACGTAGTTACTGACTGCAGGTGATTTCTCTTTGTCTGCCGGCATGCTGGGAATCTTCACATTTTTATTAAGAAGCTTTCTGTCACCTTTGATAAGCTTGCCTGTACCATCATCTGAAGTAACAGTGTGAGCAATCTGTTGATTGTCCTCTGGCTTCTCTTGCTCTGGCTTAATCTGTGTGTTGTCTTTTCTTTTCAGTGAATCCGGTATGGGTGGCAGGTTAATGCCATTGCCGTACGGTTCCAAATATTTTGCAGGTACAGTCAAATAAGTGACATATCGGCCAGGTGCTATTTCTTGTGTAATATCCACGTCAAACTCACTGCCCGTGATTTCTGCATTGCCTGAACCTTGTGCAGTTGGCCGTGTAGGCTTAACGGAACTCACGCGCAACAACAAATCAGACTCTGACCATGCTTTTAGTGTGTCCTTGTACTCTTGTGTTTGATCCTTGTAAAAATCTGACTTGAAAACATCACTCTTAACATGCACCATGGCACCACCTAGAAAACCACCACGTGTTAATTTCTGCAAGTATGTCTCCAGTAATGTATCAAATCTCTTCTTCATTATATATATTTATATCTTCAAAACTAATTTTGTATATATAATTTGATACTAAATAATCTATATGAGCATTAGAATAGAAAGCATCAAAGATGTTACCAACATCAATGATCTTAAGTATCAAGATTTAAAGTTAGATTTTGAGTATAGTTACACACAAAATTCACAATTTCTGAAGACCAACGAAATTATTGATCTCAAAGTGGATTATGATCTGAATGCCGTTAAGAACAGCTTAAGAAACATGTTTATAACCAATCGTGGTGAAAAACTACTAAATCCATACTTTGGCATTGGGCTAGCTAGCTTTGTATTTGATCAAGCAACACAATCAACTGCCAAGATCATTGGCGATGCCATCCTAACCAACATCAATACCTTTGAACCCAGAGTGCAGGTGAACAGGGTAAATGTCATTGCCAATGAAGATGACAACAGCTACACAATCAACATAATCATGAGTGTACCACAATTAAAAGCTGAATTAGTAAACCTAATAGGCCTATTAAATAACAGAGGATTTACTTTTGTCTAATTATGAGTTCAACAACAAATCAAGACGCCAATCTTACAATTAATCAGCAAGGCTATGCTGCATTTGATGCCACATCATTAAAGCAGTTAATTATTGACAGGCTCAACAACGGCACACTCTTCACAGATCAAAACTATGAGGGGAGCAATATTTCAGCAGTTATTGACATTGTTTCCTATGCTTACCATGTGCTCTTGTTTTATCTGAACAGGACAGCATCTGAAAGCTTGTTCAGCCAGGCAACACTTTATGAAAACATAAGCAAAATTGTAAAGGAATTAAATTACAAACCCATTGGGTACCAGACTGCACTTTTAAGTTTTGTGGCCACTGCTTCAAAACTTCTCATCAAAGATACATACACCATTAAAAGATATTCTTACTTCACTGTGAATGGTGTTAGCTACAGTTTCAATAGTGACGTTACTTTTGTTAAAAACACGGACACCGACGAAGCATTAACACTCTTCAGTGACAACAATTTGCTGTATCAAGGTGCGTATGTAGAATACCCGCTGTACAATGCCATAGGCGATGATTTTGAGGCCCTCACTATAACCTATGTGGCAAATAATGCAAATCAAAAAATTGACCATTTTAACATTGATGTGTATGTGAAAGAAAAAACAACTGGCAAGTATTACAAATATGCTGAAACATCGTCACTGTTCTTGAATGATTCCAACGCGCGTGTATTTGAAAAACGTTTTGATGAAAATGAAAGATATGAAATTAAATTTGGCAATGGCATCACAGGCAGAAAGTTACAAGCTGGGGATCAAGTAGCAATATATTTCTTACAAACAGATGGTACACAAGGTGAGATAGACATTGGCATCTTAAATTCAAACAAGTTATTTTTGTACAGTTCTTTGCGGTACAACAGCATCATAGCTGATACTGTATCTGAAAATCTGCTGCTCTTGGACGACAATCAAACCAAATACCTCACATTTTCTAACACTGACCCATCCACAAGCTATCAGGACAAAGAATCAGCCGAGCAAATCAAATCAAATGCACCCAAGATTTACAATTCACAATACAGACTGGTTACTGCTAGTGACTATGAGGTGTTCGTAAATAGAAACTTTGCAAACATTATAAGCTCCACAAAAGCTGTTAATAACTGGGATTACTTAAACGGGCATTTCCGATACTTTTACGACTTGCAGTTGAACAAACCCAATGATGATTCACGTGTTCTATTGAACCAGACTCGTTTTGCTGATACTTGTGATTTTAACAATGTGTACATATATGGCATTCCACGATTGGAAAGAATCACCTCACTTACACAGCGAACAAATTATCTCAACGCTGCACAAAAAGAACTGCTGCTCAATCAATTGCAAAACTACAAGACACTCACAGCAGAAGTAATAATAACTGACCCTGTGTATGTGGCTGTTGATTTTGGAATAAGACGGGCAGGTGAAACGTTGTCTCCTGATATAACCAACGATTGCAAGCTTGTGATAACCAAGAATGTATTGTCACAGATTGATAACCAAACTATTAAAAACAATGCATACAACATTATAAAAACATTCTTTGACTCCAGAAACAATAGCCTGGGCATATTATTTGATATAAACGACATCACATCCCAAATTTTTAATATTGCAGGTGTGGAAGATTTTTATGTTGAGAGAACAGATGAACAGGGCACGTTTACTGTGCCTGGCTTAAATTTTCTGTTCTGGAATCCTGTGTATCCAGATGGTGATACACAAATCATTGCTCAGAATTATCAATTGCCGTACTTCAAGTATCCCTTCTTGAATAACCCACTTGAATTTCTTAACAAAATAGAGGTGCTCGCAACAACAAATGTTAATACAAAAATTGAGTATTAAAAATGGCTTTAATTAATACAAATGAACTTTACATCAAAGTTTTAGATTATACTGGCACACCATCATTAAGCACATATGCATTGCCACAGACACCCCTAACATTTGTACCTGATTATTCTGTAGTCCAACTACTATCCACTGTTTCGTTTGTATCTTCACTCACATCTTATACAAACACATTCTATATTCCTGATGGAAACGATTACTCCAATATTAAAATAAGATGGGATTTTGGTGACGGAACGTACCAGATAAGCCCCACCGGTACACATGCATACAATTACCCTGGCACATACAAAGTAACATTATATCTCATTAATGAGAATGGTGAGAGCTTTAAAAACAATTTCATAGTCAATGTGACTGTTGCAAATTATTTGCAAGATGATTGGAAATTCTCTCCTTACCAAAACTTCATAATTGATATACCTGCAGGCAGACTATCTGATAAGATTACAATCAACAGACAGAATAGTTGGCAGACTTACAATGCACTATCTGGCACTGGCTACACATTCAACCTGTATGCCAGCGGCTCTGGCACATATTATTATGATGTTAAGAATTATTATAAAGATAAATGGGCACACTTAAAAAAGTTCTTTAAATTTATTAAGAAACAAACAATCAACAATCTATTACAGGATGTTATCATAAACAACATTGAAACATCCAATACTGAAATTTATGCAAAAAAATTAGCTGGCGGTATATCTGTTTGTAGTAAGAATGATACAGGTGCCTTTTTTGTGGGTACAACTGGCAGTGCAGAGTTTTATTATACTGATGATAGCAATAAGAACAACACATCTACTAACGATCCTATCTTCATATATGCAAATCTAGACACAAGTAAATTTTATGATAGCTTAGGAAATGCAGAGCAAGCATATGTCAATCTTACCCCGCTAGAGTTGAGCTACTTGAACACCATGCCTGCAGTATTGCCCATCATCAAGACCAGATACAATCCTGCAGCTGCGCTCACTATAACGTCCAATGGATTGGACGGTGAAGGTGAATCCACCATCAACAGCTTTGCACTCAACAAGACTAGCTTTGCAAATACCAAGATACCGTTCGTTCTCAAGTTAAAAGATCAAGACAACTACACAACAAAAAGTTACCCCTACCTGTCATCAACTAATATTGCTCCACTCACTTCTTACTATTTCAATATAAACCTGCTGGACGATAACAATACAATTGTACCTTCTGTATCATTCTACAAAACAGATTTTGAAAAAGAAATTTTCCAGTCAGGTGGATTCTACAGAGGATACCTGGTGTGTGATACAGAGGTTCAAAATGCCAAGCTATCTGCTTCTGTGTACATAGATGATATACCAAACTTTGAGCAAGACACTGCATTCATTTTTTACTCACAACCCTACACCCATTACATACCCAGAATATTTTCAACCACCATGTACAGCAAGGTGCTAAACACACCATTTGAATCAACCAACACCACATACGACTTTCTGGACACAATTGACAACAGAAGCATATTCACAATCACACAAATACCTTCTTCAAATAATGTCAGCAATGATTACTGCTTTTGGGCTGCAGATTCTGATTCTGATCGCTTGCTAAAAATGGATTACAACGGTGGTATCATTGCCACAGTAAATCTTTCTGCTGCCATGTTGAGCAATGGTACTGCTGTTGATTTGCGCAACATATATGGCAGTGCTTCACCTTGCAGCATTGCCTTGGATAACAATAACAATGCTTTCGTGACACTATTTGATAGTGGCTCTGTTATTCGGATCAACAACATAACAAATTTAATTGACAGAATCGGCATACCACCGGTCAGTGCCATCGGAACTAACACTTTCTTAATATCATCTGATTATACAAGCAATCAAGGCTGGGTAGGTGAGTTTACTCTCTTACCGGCAAGTGTGGATGTGGATAAAGATGGCAATGTTTATGTGGTGTATACACACCCACTATCTACAACTCTTGTACGCTTTGATAACGAGTTGAATTACAAGAAAAAAATTACAGGATCGTTTAGTATCACAGATTATGCACAAAAGATTATCATTGACAGGAACAATAACATCTGGATGGCCACAACTCGAAAAGAAAACAGTTCCACAGGCAGTGTAAACCTGTCAGGTAAGAATGATCTTATTTGGCTACTAAAAGATACTGGAACTGCTTTTATACCAACCTTAACCACATTTGCAGGGTTCAAGCAAATAAGTGACATCACAGTGGATGGTAATCAAAGCTGTTGGGTATCACATGATGTATCAACAGTGACAAAACTTGAATACAATCAACTCACCAGGGAGTTTGCACGTCACGATTTCAACATGGGTGAAGTGTATGGTAACTCTACAGATTACTTGCAGAGCATTGAAGGCATCTCTTGCAACTCATTGAATGAGATTGTTATTATCAATAATTTTGATTTAAAAATATACTTTCTTGATGCAACTGCTACAACTCAACCCACTTTAAGCAGCTTGAAGCAAATACAACTACAGTCAGCACCAAATAATTTCATGGAATATCCCATCTCTGCTTATTATGATAGTGTATATCAAGCAAATGGTGATTTTTTAGGATACAACTGGATTAATAAGTATTATTATTCTGCTGCTAATACCAGAATCATCACCGGCACATCCTCTACGTTCAGCATTTACCCTGCATCTGGTTACAATTTAATATTCAAAGAAAATGAAAACTTTGATGGTGAGGGCATGTATAGAAATTTTGCATTAATGGAAACACTGCAAGATAAGAATGTTTTTTTTGACGACTTTTTGGGCAAAATCGTTGGCAATCAGCAGTCCAATGCAAACAATGCATTATTAAAAAAGATCTATGAGAAGATTTCTAATTTCTCTGACAACATTGCAGCTGTAGACACATGCAATGTTGATTCATTAATCTCCAAATGCAACATGTTTGATGTCGCGTATGAAAACTACAGCTACCCATACCCTGCATCACTCAAGCGTGTCATTGATATCATAAGCATCAAGCGAAATAAATTATTTGGTAGCTTAAACCAAAGTAATTATAGCTTCTCAAGCAATTCAGACGACTTTAACCTGGGCAGTATATTGAACCTGACAACTGATACTTTTTCTGCAACTGAAATCCTCGTGGCAAGAGAGAAATTCTCCAACATCTACAAACCTGTTAATACAACCATCATCAATGGATATTCTGCTACTGACATAATTCCGCTAGCAGAGTTTACATATGATTGGGGTTGGGGGCTTGTAGCTCCGCAAGGCTTGTCAGGTTTGAATATAGGCGGTTACTATGATTTCTACCGTCTTAGTCTTACTAATCAACCAATCTACGACAATATCATTGATTTTGCTAATAAAAATTCTAACATCATATTCAATCTCAGCACTTATGATGATTTTTATGGTGAGGGTGGCATCATGGATCAAAATATCACATATGCTTTCACTAATGGCTTGAGATTAATCTCCAGTGCAATGAACGTATATTACAATTAAATAATACACAATATGTCTGATATTTTAGAGAACAATATACTAGCAATAACAGTAAGTGACTCTATTGTTGCAGGCACTACAAACAATGCTGTAGATTATACTAAGCCACTTTCATTCACTGAGTGGTTGGTGCGCACAAACCCAACTGAAACAGACAACTCATATTTAATTAGTCAGTATAAAATGTATTTGCTCGCTTGGTACAAGACCAAGAATTTAGATACAAAAAATACAGAAGATTTTGTAAGATCTTCTTTCATATCACTTTTACGAGAGATTTTATTGAATTATTCTACCTTAGAAGAGCGAAGATTTGTAAGCAATGCAGATTTTAATAATGACCTGGAGCTGTACTCAGTTTTGCCCTTCTTTGTTAAAAAGATAAAAGAGATTTGCAATTACTATGCTCTATTAAGACAAAACGTCAGTTTTAAAAAATACGAAAATAGCTTGAAAGGATCACAGGGCGGTGTCATTTCGGTATTAAAGAATGCAATTTATAAGAATCTACAAGCTACACAAATATCATCAGCAGAATCAAATCTACTCAATTTATCTGCAATTAAGAACAATTTAACTCTGGAAATTAAGGAACTATTTGATGACTCTCAGTACTTTGACTTGAACCCTGCTCTGCCTGCTACAACATACAACCCCACGTTCACTTCACAATTTTATTCTTCAAATCTCAACGAACTGGACGCTACACTGTACACTAATTTTGATCAAAGCATCATTGATGCAATAAAGACTTACCCCTTCTTCTTAAACGATTTTAAGACACCATACTCAATCAATGTGCAAGTGCAGGCCACTGATCTGGCATATCTCAGAGACAAAGACTTCATCAATCAAATTAATAATCAAGATAAAACTAACTTGAACCTTAATCTTGAAAAAGAGTTGATAGAGAAATTTATCGGTACTGATTATTACTATGTTAGCACAGGCTCCACCATAACTGACTTCACATCTGGTGTACTGTTTCAAGCACAAGACAAGGCAGCCAATTCGCAGAACAAGCGCTTTCCTTCTGTTGCATCTGTGCAAAATGAAGAGAATTTAAAAACCATACGAGAAATAGGCGGTTTCTTTCTACCAGATAGACTTGGTGTCTTAAATTTCAACAATTTCAAATACACTGTGCAAATTGACGAGGCACAATTGGAACCTAACAAGATTTATATTTTTCCTGACCCATACAAATATGGTAATATTTCAAATCTCTCTCTAACGGATTTTGAGAGCCCGTTGATTTACGAAGAAGATGTCACCTGGATGCACTATAATAGATCAGCTCAATTTCTCTTTGGTAATGTGGTAAGTAATCCCTTGTACAAAGATTTCTACGCATACCACAGCAGAAGTCAAACAGTTGGTTATCAGCCCTATGGCATGTCTCGAGATATTGATAGCACTGAATTTTTTGAAGGCTCAGGTAAAGATGTGTGGGCAAATTCTGATGTGTTTCCTGTGATTGAAAACGTGCTACCTCTGCAGGATCGTCAATTTAATTTATTAGCAATAAACAAGACTCTCATCAAATACAAGAGTGATATTTACAGCAACAATTATGGATTATTTAAAGAAATTAATCCTGTAGGTGTGGGACCAGATGGTAGCAATCAAGGAGATTTTATTTCAGCAGACGAATTAAATTTCTTTAATTTTACAGGTGGACGTGGTGGTCTCAATGGCACAGGACGCAAAGGACTCACCTACAATCAATTTGATGCAATAAGATCCACACGAAAGAAACCATGCATGATACTGGATGGTTATTTATTTTTTGACATTGATGATGGGTACAACTTCAATTTTGCAATTCCTAATGCTGCAAAAAGAGTGTCTGGTGTATATACACGCACCATCACACAGATACCACCTGGCAGTGGATACTTCACGTCTGGACCAGGTATTCTTTCTGCATCACCCACCCCATATGCTAATTATAATATTGGATACCCCTACTCTGCACCACCCACTTTCAAACCACTGCCTACACCTCTGTTGCTTGTGGCATATGGTAAAGGGCACTTCATACCTGATGATTTTTGTGATGTCAACACAGTAAATTATTGCTTGCTGTTGGATTGTGTAACATTTGTGGATGCACTGAGCAATCTCCGGTTGGATGTATCATCAGATTCATCTGCATGGTCCACATCTGTGCCTGTGTATTACAGTGAATTGCTTGAAAGCAGCTTGACAACAACTTATACTAAGCCCAACAATGTAGAGAGAGCTACGTTCTCTTACACATACCCTGCATCTGCACAAGTTATCCAAGAGCTCAACGGTTACAGGTTCAATCTGCAAGGCCAGACACCTTGTGCTGTAACCAACAGCAACACTTCACCTGCAGCAGATTATAATCTTGACAACACAAGCTTTGTGAACTTGCCTGTGCCACCTGCCTATGCAACACAAGTGCAAAACCTCACAACCAATAGCATAGGAAGTAAAACGATCTATTCTGGACGCAACGAGATTGTGGGTGAAATGTACTATAAAAACGCCAATACTTCACGAGTGGATTTGATACAGAATGCATTATCTGCTGTGTTTATGAAATACCCTGTTGAAGTTCGAGACAGTGTCAATAATGGCATCATAAATTTTGATTTAATCTATAATGTCATTTTCATTGAAACTGCCGATTACTATATTGTGGACAAACTAGATTATAATTATGAAGAAAATGCTGTGGAACCGTTCAACAGTGATAAGAATTTCCTATCTACTTTCATAGTAAACAAGAGCGTAGAAAAGATAAGCAATATTTTCTATAACGAAAAATTAAATGAAGCTGTATTCACAAGGCTGGTCTTGCTGCCCACCATGAGTGCAAGCAATCTCAAAATCATATACCCTGAAATATATAAAATAGACATTACCAATCCAGTATTAAAAAAGCTGTACCCTAACTTTGATTTGAATTATAACAACTTGTCAAGCTTCATTCACATTGATGCAGATACAAACATAGACCGTATTGACAAGCCAATCATGACCTATAACGAGGATTCAAAAACATACCTCATAAATTATCTGGCCAAAGACAGTAATAATGTATTTTTTAATGTTTTTGAAGAATTTCAAATTAAAAACAGCGATGTAATTTTTCTGCAAATGGTGTTCCACAAACCAGAATATCTCATCAAAGACTACAATTTTACAATTGTTAATTCTGCAACTGCTCTGCAAAGCAATTCAATTGCAGGTGTGCTCTCTTCTTATCAAAACATCAATACACACACATATTGGTTCTGCATGTCCACTGAACCTGTTGTCATTGTGCCAGAATATGTAGCATGTTTATATGGTGTAGTGTTTGTACCAGTGGTGACACCGACACCCACCCCCACTATCACTCCCACACCTACCCCCACACCATCCCCCACACCTGCACCCACACCTACGGTGCCACCTTGGATCAACGCTTGCAGTACTTACAGCGTAGAAGTTACTGGTGCGGGCACACTCGCTGCAGATGGCATATATGTTCTTTCTGCTGGCGATACAACGTTCTTCAGCCCAACTCCACAGTTTACTGTGTTCTATCAATCAACTAGTGATTCTCGTTTCTTCTTAATTGGTAACAACAGCTATCCTGACAATAGTACCATATTCAAAGGAGCCATACTCTCCACTCTCTCAGCTGCGAGTGAAAACTTCACACTTATGTATACAAGCACAGGCCTGATGCTGGATTATGCATGCGTCCCATATGGAACATATGATGCAATTGGTGGTATTGACCCTGTATACCTGGAAACACAAAACTTATCAGGCGTACCCCCATATCCCACAGTTTCATTCTACAGCATGACACAATAAATAACTAAATGGCCACCTTGCCCTATGTATATGCCGAATCGTTATCAGGCTCTGTAAAATATCTTGGAGAATGTTATGTTGCAACTGGTAACAGTGGCATTATTAATGCCAAAAAAGAAGAGTTTGTAGATGCACTAACATGTGACACTTGTTTGGGCCAATCACCGTTTCCTCTGCTTTCACCCACCCCTACCATCTCTCTGACACCGGACCCCACAAGAA